GTTATAAGGTGTTAAGAATTTCTTTTAAAGTGTTATTCAATAATACAAAACAAATATTAGAAGAAACTTTAAGAGTTTTAAAAAACGAAAAAGAACAAGAAATAGAAATAAATAAGTTGACAAAAACACAATTGAAGACATTAAACTTGTTAGATGAAATAATTAAACGAGAAAATTTTAAGAAAAAACAAAAAGAAGATAAAAGACAAGAAGAAATTAAAAACAAATTAGAAATTCTTAAAACTATTGATATGTCTAAACGAGGATGGCTTAAAGAAGCAAAAAATAAATTAGGAATATCTGGAACTAGTATCAGAAAATTTTTACGTTTAAACTTCCCTGATATTGATAAACAAACATATATTAAAAAAAGAACAGGAAGTAAAAAATATCAAGGTTTAGATTGGAAAGAATATTATTGCAACCGTGTTGTAGTGGAAACATCTTGCTCTTCCAAAGCGAAGTCATCAGTTCAAATCTGATCGGTTGCTTATTTTTATGAAAGTTTATATGACATTTATAGAAGAATTTTTAGTTGAATTGAATGCAAATTACGGATATACACAAGCGAGTGTTGAAAGAGCACTTGATCTTCAAATGGGTTCATTAAGTACTGAAGATCCAAGTCCTGAGTTGTTAATTTTAATGAAAATTATTAAAACGTATCCGTGGTTAATAGAAGTTGCAGATCAAAATTATGATGAATTCGAATCAAAAAGAATTTTGGGTCACAATGCAGTTGATTTGTATGTAAATAAATTAGCAAACGAAAAACGACAAGTTATGCGGTAGTAGTTCAGAGGTAGAATCCTTCTTTGCCAAAGAAGATGTCAGCAGTTCGAATCTGCTCTACCGCTTTTTCGCTCCTGTAGCTTAAAGGATAAAGTACGCGATTACGAATCGCAAGATTCAGGTTCAATTCCTGGCAGGAGTATTTTTAATAAGATGCTTATGAATTATAAAAATTGTGAAAAATGTGGTAAAGAAATTCGCATATCAAGTTATTCTAGACATTTTAAAGCTTGTATTGAGCAAATAAAAATAAATGAAGTAAGAAAAAGATATCTTGAGGGAGCAACAAAAAAACAACTTTACAAAGAAAAATGGTGTACAAAAGCAAAACTTGATGAAATTCTTAAAGACATTCAAAGAACACAATCTGAGATAATGATAGGAAGATCAAAGGGTTGGAATAGATTTTCTTATGCTGAAGAGTTTTTTGAAAAAATTTTAATTAATAATGGTTATGAAAAAGATAAAGATTTTTTTAGAGAATTTCCTTTTAGTTTTTATCGTGTTGATTTTTATTTTTTTAAATTAAAACTAGCTGTTGAAATTGATGGGAAACAACATGAAAAAAGAAAAAATTTCGATACAAAAAAAGATTTGTATATAAATAAACAAGGTGTAAAAGTATTACGTATAGTTTGGAAAGATTTTATTAAAACACCTAAAACAAGAATAAAACAAATTTTAAAAATTTTGTCTAATACAAAACAAACTGAAATTTGTGTTGAAGATTATACTTTGTATCAATGTAGACGTCTTAAAGTTGAACAAGAAAAAAAGTTAAAAGAATTGAAATTTAAAGAAAGCAAAGTTAAGAGTAAATTAGACAAATACTTAAATGATGCAAGTTTATTTTTAGGTAGCGATAATATTAGTTTAAAACTATCAAAAAAATGGAAGAAAACAAAACATTTTGTCAAGAGATTTTTTAATAAGCATTTTCCAAACGAATGTATAACTAGAAAGACTTGTGTTTGTGGAAAAGTTTTACATAATGAATCGACATTTAAAAGACACACTTTAGCATGTTCAAAAATAAGAAACAAACAAATAATAAATAAAATAATTAAAGAATTTCATAAATATTTTATCTCGATTGAAGAACTTGCTAAAAGATGTAATGTTTATGAAAGAGTAATTGTTACAGTCTTGAAACAGAATAGTTTGTGGAGTAATAAGCATAAAGTTATCAAAGAAATTACATGATACATATTGTGACAATAATGCAGAGACAATAATATAATTCAATATCTTGCCCTGGTAACTCAAATGGATAGAGTACAAAATTTCTAATTTTGCTGTTGGGAGTTCAATTCTCTCCCAGGGTATTTTTTTAAGACGATACAAGTATTATTGTATGCTTCATCAATAAAAAAAATCAAACAACACGTGCGCAGATATATAATTACAAAACTCGACTCCTATTGTTTGGAGTTTTTATTTTTTTATATGGAGGTTTCTTGTGGGTAAACTTTATGTAGGTAATCTTCCGTTTCAAACTTCTGAAGACGAACTGAAAGCATTTTTTGAGAAGTATGGCCCTGTTGCTTCAGTGAGAATTATTCAAGACAGAGACACTGGAAGATCACGCGGTTTTGGTTTTGTTGAGATGGCTAATTCAGATAGTGCATTGTCTGCTAATAATACTTCTATGAATGGTCGTAGCATCACTGTGACTCCTGCTAGAGAAAGAGAAAACTCTCCAAGACGTTAACTAAAAACTAGTTTTGAAAAAATGTCAATGTTTTGTGTCTAGCTTGTTTTGTTTTTTCTTTAGAAACTAAGATATGCAAACTTTCTTACCTTATTCTGATTTTGTTAAATCAGCAAAATGTTTAGATTATAGACGTTTAGGTAAACAAAGAGTAGAATGTAAGCAAATTTTAATTGCTCTTGAAGCTAGAAAACAAAACATTAAAAGAGGTTGGGTGAATCATCCTGTTGTGCTTCAATGGGAGACTTACGAAGCAGCACTAAAAGAGTATATGAATGTTTGTATCCAAGAATGGATTGAACGAGGATACAATAATACTATGGCAATTAATGAAGTTGAGAGCGTTATTTATCCATCATGGTTAGGTGATGATAATTTTCATGCTTCTCATCGTAGTAATTTGCTAAGAAAGAAGTTTGATTATTATAAGCAGTTTGGTTGGACAGAGTCTATAGATTTAGAATACGTTTGGCCAACAAAATCGTAGGTAAGTTATGATATTAAAATCTGTTTTGACAGCGTACGAAGAAAAGAAACAGCGAAACTGGGAAATGCTTTATTTTGCTGTCGATCTTCATGGAACTGTTATTGAAAGATACACAGGCAATGAGATTAAAGTTTACCCTTTTGCGAAAGAAGTTTTGCAAAAGCTTTCAAAAATTCCAGATATTACATTAATTCTTTTTACTTCATCTTATGAAAAAGATCTTGCACCTTTTTTTGCATGGTGTTTGCAAAACGATATTGTTTTTAAGCATTTGAATGCAAATCCCGAGTGTAAAAGTAATAAGACTGGAGATTTTTCAAAGAAGTTTTATTTTAATGTTTTGTTTGATGATCGTGCGGGTTTTGAGCCTGAAACTGATTGGTCTATCTTAAATTCATTCTTTGACAGTCTAGTTAATTCTAAACATAATCTCTAAGGAAGTAAAATGGATACTAATGATCTTCAAAAGAGTGTGAACGATGTTTTCGTAGATGCTTTTGGACACAGTTCATTACGTGAAAGACATGCTGATATTCTTAATGAAGCCATTGAGCTTACAAGAAGCGTCGATATCAGAGGTTTGAAAGAAGAGACAGGCGATCTTTTATGTTCTGCGATTCAATCATGTTCTGAAAATGGATGGACTGTAGAAGAAGTCGTTCAAGAGACCCTAATAAAAATAAATAGACGGAAAAAGCAATACCATACACTTGGAAGAAAACGTAGAGTTGCAATATATGGAGGAGCATTTGATATGATCCATAATGGTCATATTAGTGTTTCTAAAATTGTTTTGAATCATAGCAGCGATTATGATGAAGTATGGATTACTCCTTGTTTTCAGCATTTATATGGCAAAAAACTTACTGATGCGCAGCATCGTTTAGAGATGTGTAGGATTGCTGCAAAAGCTGATGCACGCATTAAGATCTTTGATTATGAAATAAAAAATGAGTTTCAAGGCGAAACGTATCATTTTATGAAAAAACTGATGAATGATGCAGAATTCAAAGATAAATACTCTTTTAGTTTGATTATTGGTCTTGATAATGCAAATACTATAGAGCAATGGTCAAACTATGAAGATTTGCTAAAAATGGTGCCTTTTGTTGTAGTAAAGCGTCAAGCTGTAGAATTTAAAGCTGACTGGTGTTTACAAGCTCCTCATAGATACCTTGATCCTGATGATCCTCCTGTGTGTATTTCTTCCACCTATTTACGCGATCTTGTAAGAGAACATAAACTTACTGAAGAACAATATGTTGAAATAAGGAAGTATATGGATATGAATGTTTATGAGTATGCTTTGAAAAATAATTTGTACTGATTCAATTGCTTAACTATGATAGAAAATTCGTTATCATAGTTAAGTTTTGAATTTTAGATATCTAGCATACAAAGAAGCTATATTTTTCTTAATAAGATCATGTTCTTCAATATTCTCAATATCTTTCTCATCAAAAACATCACATTTTTCATTTTCATCCATTAATGTAGAACAACCAAAACATTGATTTTCCCAATGATCATCTAATTCTGTAGCACTTTTTTCATCGCGCTTGATCATCAAACAAATTTTAGGATAGTTATAATTTAGAACTTCATCGCCAAAGCAATAGAATAATTGACCTATCTTCATATTTTTAAATAACATTGTAGATGACATTTTATTGTAACTTTGTAGGTTTGTGAAATGCACAATCTAATGTGTTAGAGATTTCATTACAACAACAAATTGTTTGTTCTTCTTCAATTTCTTTAGAACCAAACAACATTGAAAACTTGTTATTACTTCGAGGAGATACAGAGTCTAAAAGTTTTCGTACTTTATTTGTTTTGATTTTTTCTATTTCAGCAATAGATAAGGGCCAACCATTTTTTTGATTTGTTGTGTATTCATAGTATCTTGCACAAAAGGAGCACTTTATAAAAGGATATATGCCTGAAGGTATGCCTCCTTCATTTCCAAACAATTTATAGCCATTATAGTCTTTGCTTACACAACGATATTTATTTTTATGAGCTTCATAAAGCATTTTTAAAATTATTAAAGATTCAAATTTATGATCTTCGAATCCGTTTAAAAGTACAGTTAGTTTAAAAGTTTGTGCTAAATGTGCAGGTGTTTTATAACCTAAAAACGAAATACCAAAAGGTGAGACAGAAAAATCTAAAATCCTGCATAAATGAATATGAGTTGGTTTATTGTGTAAGGGAGAGTCAATACAAAACACAGAATTGTTGAAAGCTAAACTTATTTCATTATGTGAATCTTTTACTATTAAAGTCCGATTACATCTTGGACAACAGTTCCAGTTTGTAAGTTTAAAGAAATTCTCGTCTAAACAGTTTTGACCAAGACGTCTATCTATGACTAATTCGCCTCTACTTCCTATCCAATTACATGATGTACATTTCATGTTTTAATTTTAAAACTTTTTTAATCAAGTTTCTATTTTTAATAAGTCGAAATAGCGATAGATTCGTTAATTGATTGAGAAAGAGTTTTTGTGGTTTCGTTGCTATTGAACCAGAACAAAAGTTTTTGTTCATAAACTTGAAAGCAAATTGGTGTACATGCTGAAATTGTTTTATATTGACGTAAAGCTCGTTTTACTAAACGTTTTTTTATTGGTATTAGCTTTTGCTCTAGAGAATCGTCAAGGAGCGCGCCTGTGAAGCAGCAAGATGTTTTAAATGAAGAAACACTGATATCTTTTACATTATTAATCTGTGTCATTTTATCTCTTTATGAAATCTAATATCAATTAATTTTAAATTAAGACAATAATAAACACAATGCAAAATTTTGTCTATCAGTGGCTAGATTTTTCTATACTTTATATCTTTTTTTTAAGGAGGTATGTTTATGTTAGAAGAAGATGATATTTATAAGTTTCTTTTTGATGATGATTTCGATGAAGATGAAAAAAAGTTTGGAACAACAGAAGATGGTTTGTGTTTTGATTCTGAAGAACATTTTGATGACGAAGAATCTCGGGAATAATAAAAAACACTTGTTGGTATTTTAGTTGTACGTTTATTATCTGTTGGTTGTTTAAAAAAATAGTACGATATAAAGATAGTTTTAGATATAAATAGTTAGAAAAGGACCAACAGTGAGTAAAAAAATTTGGTATAATTTTGGGAGTTTTGTTCCTAAAACAACAAAAACTTCGTTAGCAGCAATGCAAAAAGCAAATCTTTCTTGGGAAGTCGAATCACGACAAATTCAAATTGTAGATGGTCAGGTTATAGACGGAAAAGTTGCAATAGTAAGAAAAGATACAAATCAACCTTTAGGTATTGTAACATCAACATATAAAAGTATTCAAAATACGCAAGTTTTTTCGTTTTTAGATCATATAGTTCAACGAGGTGATGCTACATTTTATGCTGCTGGTTATATAGGCAAAGGTGAAAAAATTTGGTTGCTTTTAAAACTAAACAAAGATATTTCACTTCCTTCAAACGATACAATACAAAAATTTATTTTATTTTCAAATGCTCATGATGGGAGAGGTGCAATTAGAGCGTATTTTTTTCCCTTACGTTCAAAAACTGAGACAGCATTGAATATTTCTTTCGGAAAAAGAGTTGAACAGGGAATTCAAATGCGTCATGTAGGAAATGTCAAAACAAGAATAGATGAAGCTTCAAAGATTTTTAAATTATCAGAAATTTTTTATGAAAAATTTGAAGATGCAGTGAACAATTTATATAAATCGAAATTTAGCACAAAAAAAGTAGATTTATTTCTTTCAAATAGTTTTGAAAATTACAGTTTTGATTCTACAAGAACTAAAAACACTTTTGAAAAAATAAAAACACAATACGAAAAAGAAATTACTACATTCCCATCATCAGCAGATTCTGCTTGGGCATGGTTCAATTCTATTGTTAATTTTATAGATTACGAAAGGTTGTCAAAAGGTAAAGATAATTTAGAAAGAGTCTCAAACCATCTTGAGTCTTTATTTTGGGGGAGCGCATTACTTCTTAAACAGAAAGCTTGGAATTCAGTTTCCACATTAATCAAATTATGAGAAAATATTTTTATAGAGACGGTGATCAAATAAAGAAATATGTTTATTGTACAAGGGGATGTCAAGAAGCATACAAACAAAACGATATAGGTAACTCTATTCTTAAAGTGAATAACACTACTTTTCTTTGCTCGAAATGTGCGAAAATTTTAGGAATTCAAGCTGAACTTCATGGTTTAGCAAAAAACAATTCGCAAACAAAAGAAACTGAGTTTGTTTCAATTTTCCAAGATGTTGGTATTACTACACCTACAACTATACCTGTCTCACAACAGACAGAATTAGACACAAAACCTCTTGAACAAGTTTCTACTTTAGTAACAATACAACAAACTTCAGAAGTTGAAACTATTCAACAACTACCTTTAATGCCAGAAACAATTCAAAACTCAGAAGTAATTACACCTTCAATAGAACAAAATACAATAAGTAATGTAATGTCTAGCGATTGTTTCTCTGAAAATGACTTTTTTGTTTTTGTTTTAAAGTGTAAAGACGAGACATTCTATGTTGGTGCAACATCAAACATAGAAAAAGCAATAAAATATCATAATCAAGGTTGCGGTTCGAGTCACACAAGACCCAAAGAAAGAAGACCTGTTTCATTGATTGAATTTCAAAAAACAACAACGAGTGAAGCAAAAAATGTAAAAGATTCTCTCAGTAAAAAATATGGTATTCGGGGTAAAGATGAAATGCAAACAATGTGATTTACCTTTATCTATATACAATGTCGATGATAATTTTTGGTTTGAAGATATACAAACGTTTGTTTTTGTTTGTCCAGTATGTGCAAGTAAATCTGAGCTAATTTCAAATATTTTTGAGCACAAACACATAACAAAACCATATTTAGAAATGCTAATTGTTGATTCAGATAATAAAGAAAAACAATTAGATTATATGCCTCAGTATCAAAAAGACCTTGTTTTAACGCATTTATGTTCTTGTACGCATTGCAGTTCTATTTTAGAAAGTATGCGTCTAATCAAAATCTCAAATGAAATAGAATTTAACAGAAACATTTACGACTTTTTTATAATGCAAGCAATTGATATTTCAAGAAATTTATCTAATGAAGAAGTGAAAATCAATGGTGCAGGAATTAAGTCTTTTAAGTTTTGCAATCAAGAGTTTTTTGTTTCTAAAAAACATTTATTTTATGAATGTAAAAAAGACAATGCAAAACTTTTATGTTATGTTATAGAACATGATTGTACAAATATTGGTATGGTTTCTTTTTTAAAACATAATGATTTTATTATTTTAGATAAGATTTGGTTAAAATCAGAAGAGCGTTTAGAGAAAGAAAAAAGATTTTTGAAAAATATAAAAACAGGAAACATGAAAGTTCTTATAGATTTAGTTACAAAAGAAAGTAATTTTCTATAGTTTTTATCTATATCTTCTTTAAAAGTCTTGACAAAAAAACTTTAAGGAGGAATAAAATGGGTATTAAACAAAAAATCATGTTTGATGCAGGAGTAGCAACACCAAAAGATCTGTACGAAATTAACGACCAGGGTGGTCGCTTAACGAGTGTACCGTTGACACCTGGACATATTGTTGAAACTGTGAATATGGTTTTCACTTACAATATGGGTGTTATTGGTGGTCAGAGAGAAAAGAACCTGAGCATTGCTGATGGTGAAAGAAGACCTGGTTCAAGGAGATGAATGTTCTTTTAAACGACCCGATTTCTATACTCGTAAATTCTGCTAAACTTGTCATTGAGTCTGATGGTCGAGGCACAATTCAATTTACTGTCCTCGACCAACCTGTTTGTTTAAATATTGATTCATCAGATTATATTTATGATATAGAAATAGCAGTTAATGATAGGGTTAGGTTAATAGAAACTTATGGCGCATTGGCTATGAATTCTGAAGGAGTCGTTAAAGAAATCATACCTGACAGAACAGAAGATAGAGTGAAAGTTTGGTTTGATGTAATTTTACCAGATCAGACTTTAGCTAATGTTGAAGCACATGTTCAGTCAAATGCAATTTCTGTTATGGATGAAGTGCCTTTAAGTAAAGTTGAAAAAATATGAAAAAAAACATAAAGAAAATCGCAGAAGAACTTCATGCAATGAATGATTCTGATTTTGAATCTTTTATTGCTGAACAAATTTTATCTTCTAAATCTAGCCATATCGAAGAACCATGTTTTTCTTTATCAAATAGTTCAATGACTCTCGATGTTTGGAAAAAGAAAAGTAATTATGAAGTTGTAAAATCTGTTTTGCCAGGAACAAAAACTTCTGAAAAAGATTTTACAAAAACAATGAAGAAAAAAGAATTAATTGAAGAGATAATAAAAATAGTTGATAGTTTTTTAGAGTAAATGAATTTAAGATTAAACCATATTATTGAGAAAAGTAAAGTCCAAGGTCCTGGTGAACGTTTTACTGTATGGGTACAGGGCTGTAGTATTCATTGCAAAAACTGCATAAATATTGATACTTGGGATTTTTCTGCTGGATATCTTCAAGATATAGATTCTCTTGCATCACAAATCATAAAATCAGATCTTAGTTTGACAATTACTGGTGGTGAACCTTTAGACCAATTTGATTCTGTTTTAGAGCTAACAAAAAGAGTTTTTGCATATAAAGATATTTTTTTATGCTCAGGTTATTCATATGACATAATATCAACAAAATATAAAGATATCTTGTCTTCTATTGACTTTCTTTGTTCAGGACCTTTTGACATTGACAAGAAATGTGAATCTCAATGGAAAGGTTCAAGTAATCAAGAAGTTATTTATCTCACAGAACGAGGTTCAAAGCTTTTTTCACTACCTATCTACAAACGAGAGTATCGTATTAACAAACATACGGGCGAAACTCTTATTACAGGTTTTAGTATCTAGTTTTCTAAAGTATTTATTTAAACACTCTTGGTTATGGAAATAACTGAAGTACGTGTCTCTCCTTCTAATGACAAAAAAGTCAAAGCTTTTGTAAGCATAACTTTTGATGACATGCTTGTCATTCACGGGATTAAAGTTTTAGATGGAGTAAAAGGTATTTTTGTAGCAATGCCTTCTAAACGATCTGGAGAGAAATTCAAAGATTTAGTTCATCCCCTTAATACAGAGTTTAGAAAAACAATTCAAGAAAAAATTTTAATTGAGTATGAGAAAATTTCAAAGGAGATAATACATGAATGATTTATTTTTGTTTGCGAATGAAATCAAAAAAACTGCAAGACAACTTGTAGCTGAAGTTGAGAATCCAGAACAAGATCCAAAAGATGAAATTCTTATTGATGATAAAGAAAAGAAGAGAATAGGAAAAGAAATTCAAGCTTATGTAACATTCATTAGGAAATTTTTACAACCTAAGGGTAATGATAAAATTTTTGCAAAATTAAATCCGCTTTTTGATAATCCAAGATTGAAAAAAGCAAGAAATGCAATTTTACTTACTCTTGAACAAGGAAAAAAAGACGAACAGGTAGTCCCTAAAGATGTTGCTCAAACAATTATGGATCTTAAAAGAATTTTGATGAGATATACTGCTGTTGATAGATACCCAGCTGTAAAACTTTTAAAAGAGATTTTAAACTTTGGTGTTGTCAATGGTATACCTGCATTCAAACGTCTTTTAACTACTGAACGTAGATTGTATAATACTTTTGGTACGCAAGGCACACTCGAGAAAGAAAAACAGGAAAAAGAACAAAATTAATTTTCTCAAAATAAAGTTTATAGGGTTTAGATGAATATCTAAGCCCTTTTTTGTTTTTATAATTGGCTTTATTAGACAGTTTTTAAGATATAATACCTCAAGGAGAAATATTATGTCTGAATTTGTGACGATTTCAATAAAAGATTTTGAAAGTTTTCTTACTTCATATTCATCAAAAGTTCCTACAGTTTTTGAACAGCAAAATGCAAATGAACTTATATATGAGATTCCTACAGAAAAACCTACTATCAATATTCGAATTTATTCATCAATAGATAAATTCGTAAATTCTTCAAGATTGATTGGTGAAGATGCTATAAGATGTGTTCTTGTTGATTTTATAAGTCAAAAAACAATTGACAAAGCAAAAAGAACTCACAGAATGACAAATTGGAGAGAACGTCTTAAAGAAAAACTTGATGAACTTAAACAAGAAGTCAAAAAAATAGAAATATGTAAGACATGCAATAGTGCAATGGTTTTAAGAGAAGGTACAAAGGGACCATTTTATGGTTGTCTTTCATATCCTACTTGCAAATCTACAATGAATTTGTTTGGCGAATTTCATTCAAAAACAGCTTTAACTTCTGAATCACAAAATGAAATTGTTCATTGTCCTGAATGTGATGCATTGATGCAAAAACGCTCAGGTAGAAAAGGTGAATTTTATGGGTGTTCTAATTTTTTCAAAACAGGGTGCAAAGGTGTTCGTGAAGTAAGAGATGTTGAGATTTATGGCCAAGGAATTGAAGACGAACCACAACTTAAACTTGAATTTGAAATGCCTCAAGTAAAAAAAGAACAACAAAAAAAAGAAGCTGAAGCACCGGCAGCACCAACTAAACAAATTGAGATAGTGAAAACTTCAAGTTTCCCGCACATGAAATTCAAATTTGAAAATTTTAATCCAGTACAATCTGAAGTTTTTCAATATTACAATAAGGATGTTAATTGCGTAGTTGCAGCATCTACTTCAGCAGGAAAAACAACTGTTGCAGAAATGTTTATGTCTGATTCTATTGCGAATGGTAGAAAAGCTATTTTTCTATCACCTTTAAAAGCTGTTTCTCAAGAAAAATATCAAGATTGGACTGATCCAAAACATGATTGGAGTAAACTAAACATAAGCATTGTTACAGGAGACTATCAATTAACTGAAGAAAGAGTTAAAGAACTTAATGATGCAAATATAATAATTATGACGACAGAAATGCTAGATAGCAGAACACGTCGTATAACAATTGAATCGAATAGTTGGCTTTTAGAAGCAGGAACTATAGTTCAAGATGAAGCACACCTTTTATGCATTAAAGGTAGAGGTGATAAAGCTGAAAGTGCTATAATGCGTTTTACAAAACAAAATCCTTCTTGTAGAATTGTTTTTTTATCAGCAACAATGCAAAATGTCGATGAACTTTCAAGATGGCTTTCTAGTTTAAATGGAAAAAAATCTGAACTTATAAATTCTAACTACAGGCCTTGTATTTTAGATATTCATTATGAGCAATATGATGATTATGGAAAATATCAAGCTGTTGAAACAAATAAAGTAAATAGAGCTGTAGAAATTACGCAGCAATTCAAAGAAGATAAATTTATTGTGTTTGTCCATTCAAAAAATATGGGCAAAGTCATTTTTAATAAGCTTAAACAAATGAACGAGAAAGTAGAACTTCACAGTTCAGAACTCACTCTTGAAGATAGAGTTAGAATTCCTAATGCTTTTAAAGAAAAAGATGGTGTAAGAATTATAGTTGCAACATCTACGCTTGCTTGGGGAATAAATTTGCCTGCAAGAAGATGTATTGTAGTAGGAGTGCATAGAGGTATAAGTGAAGTTGAACCTTTAGACATAAAACAAATGGTTGGAAGAGCTGGGCGTGTTGGTTTAGACCCAAGAGGTGATGCTCATGTTCTTCTTCCTCAAACAAAATTTACGCGGTATAAAAATTGGTGTCAAAATATTCCACCCATTATGTCTACAATGAACGATCCAAATGTGCTTGCTTTTCACATAATTTCAGAGATTTCTGAAGGTGAAGTTTATGATATTACTACTTTAATGGAATGGTATAATAGAAGTCTTGCTGCTTTTCAATCTAATTATTTAGATCGAGTTGACGCTGAAGAGCTTCTTACAAAACTTGAAAAAATAAAAGTTATAGAGAAAATAGCAAACAAGTATAGTGTAACTAAACTCGGGAAAGTTGCTGCTTATTTATACTATAGCCCATATACTATTGCTGGATGGTATTTTAATTTTAATAGATTGTTTGCTGAGGATAGACTTGACGACTATTCGATAAGTTGGGCATTGTCAAATATTCCTGATAATAGTGACAATTTTGCTGGACGCGATATGCAAGATCTTGTTAAAGGATTTGTTACATCATGTCGAAACAGGAATTTAGTTATATCAGAAGCTTGTGCATCAATTGGTGTTTTATTTCACGGATGCCTTTCTTTTTCAGAGGAAATTGCTGAACATCAAAAAAGACAAGTGAAATTCGATTCAGAAAGAATGTGTTCAGCTCTAGAAATGATCGATAAAATGTATTCACATTGGAACAAGTTTGAGTTTTGGAATAGATTACAATTAAGAATTGAATATGAAATAACAAACGAGCAAACAGAGCTTTGTCTTTTAAAAGGTATTGGTGGTGTAAGAGTACGTAAGTTATTTGAAGAAGGAATAAAAACAATTTCAGATTTTAAAAGACGACCTCGTATAGCTGAAGAAGTTTTAGGTGAATTTTTGTATAATAAAGTTCTAGTAGATAATAGAAGTGCTTTAAAATAATTTTTATGAGGTTTTATGTTTTTTTTTACAGCTGATACACATCTTGGTCATGATAATATAATTAGATATTGTAACCGTCCTTTTGCTTCTGTCGATGAAATGGATGAGACAATAATAAAAAATTGGAATTCTGTTGTGAGTAAGACAGACACAGTCTATCACCTTGGAGATTTCTCCTTTAAGAACCCTTTGATTTATTTAAGAAGATTAAACGGGAACATTATTCTGATTGAAGGGAATCACGACAAAGGTGATTTAACAGGATTTAGTAGTGTTCATAAGATGAAAACTATTGTAATAGAAAAAACTACTATAGTTCTTTGTCATTTTGCAATGCGCGTTTGGGAAAAATCACATTTTAATTCTTGGCATTGTTATGGACACTCACATGGTGAATTAGCATCTTTGGGAAAATCTTATGACGTAGGTGTAGATAACAATAGTTTTATGCCTATTAGTTTTGATGAATTATATACAATAATGCAAAAACTGCCAGATAACGAGAATTGGTTAGAGAAACTCAAAGGTTATAATCCGCAAGAATTTTTAGCTGCAAAAAAACTTGTTGAGCAAGGAATTGATGTAGATTAATCTTCTTTTAGCTTCTAATATTCACTTCCAGACATAACGTAGTTCTCTTTTCTTATTACTTTTGATAAACAAAAGACTTGTTTTTTTAGTGTTTTTATTGCTCCTTTTTATAGAAATATTAAAGGAGATTAAAAAATGAAAACATGTGCAAAATGCGGTTCTTCAAAAATTAAAGTCGATACAAAAAATGTTGAAGGAGACTTTCAAAAAGTATTGAAAGTCTCTATTTGTTTAAACTGTGGTTATGAGCATAAAGATATATTAAACATACACGAAGAATCTTTATCATGAATGACAAACTTTTAGAAAAAAAACAAGATTTCATTAATGCATTAGAACATATTGGAAATATCATTGAAGGTTCTAATGAAAAAGTAGAACGATTTAAGTTCACTAACAAAGAGCTTCAAGCATTAATTTTTACTTCGGAATTACTCTCCACTCACATAAAAGAATTTGAACGCTATTAACGCTAAGGAAAAACTAATCATGTTCAAAACTGAACTTGCTAGAGAAATCTGGACATCAAAATACAGATATAACAATGAAACACCTAAAGAAACTTTTTTTAGAGTTGCTCAAGCACTTGCTTCTGTTGAAAAAAAACCTGAAGATTGGGTAGATAAGTTTTTTAACACTTTAGTTCGTACTATTGAAAACGAACCTGTAGGTCTTAAATGTACAACTGGTGGTAGAATAACTGCTAACGTAGGTACAATTTTCGAGAAAGCAACATTGTTAAATTGTTTTGTTGCTGCTCCCATTAGTAATGCTAAAGTCTCATACAAGCGTGAAACTGACAATGGCTTAATCAAGTTTCCAATTGAATATGAAACTGATGATACCCCTGATGATTTAATAAACATATTTTTGACTATTGTAGAGCAAGCAAAAACACTTGCATCAGAAGGTGGTTACGGATTAAGTTTTGATTTTATTAGGCCTCGAAGTTCTATTATAAAAGGAACTGGTATCAAGCACCCTGGCGTTGTTGCTTATATGAAAATATGGGATGCCGTTTCGCAATGTATTGTTCAAGGTGATGCTGATGGTTATGTAGATAAAATCAAAAATTATTTAGGCGACGATAAATTTCAAGAAGCAAAAACAGTTATAAAAAATGCAATACGAAAAGGAGCAATGCTTGCTGCTTTAAGCGTTACACATCCTGACTGTGAAGAATTTGTTAGAGCAAAACAAACTTCTGGTGAACTTACAAAATTCAATATTTCTGTTGTTTTAACTGATGATTTCTTGAAAGCTGTAGAGAATGATGATTTTTTTGAACAAAGTTTTAATGGAAAAGTTTTCAAGAGAATAAAAGCAAGAGAACTTTACGACTTGATAATGCTATCGTGTTATGATAGAGCTGAACCTGGTGTTTTATTTGCTGACAATATGATGAGGAACAATCCTATTGCTTATCTTGGTCGAGTAACAGCGACAAACCCTTGCATAATAGGTAGTTCAATTATTGCTACAGCTGATGGCAGAAATGGCGTGTCAATCAAGCAATTGGCGCAAGAAGGAAAAGATTTACCAGTTTATTCAAGAAATAAACTCACAGATAAAGTTGAAATTAAGATGGGTAGAAACCCAAGAATTACTGGTGAACAAAGAGAAGTTTGGAAGCTTACACTCGATGATGATTCAGTTTTTATTGCAACACCCGACCATAAAATACCTACAAGATATAAGGGTGATGTCGAGTTAAAAAACTTAAAACCAGGAGAAAGTCTTCTTCCTTTTAATTCACATGAAAGTAATGGTTATCGTCAAATTTCTTATACTTCAAACAAAAAACGCTCAAATGGTTTAAGATTAAGTAGAAGACAATACAGATTAATATTTGAATTTTTTAATCCAGATATAGAGATAACTAAAGACGATAGAATTCATCATAGTAATTTTAATTCTTTAGATGATAGACCTGAGTTCCTTGTCAAGTGTACAAAGCAAGAACATCAAAGTTTTCACGATATATCTGGTAAAAACAATCCTATGTATAGATTACGAGATAAGCAGAAATATCGTGAAAATATGAGTAAAGCTACATCAGGCTTAAAAAATGGTAGAGCATATGAAATAACATCAAAAGAGCTTTTATCGCATTTTGTAGGTTTTACTAGAAGCATAGGAAGAAAACCTAAAAGACAAGAATTATTTGGATTTTGTAAATCAAATAACTTACCATATCCGCAAAAATTTAGACAAAAAGAATTTAATTGTAGCAATTATACTGAATTTTCTAATTTACTTGAAACAGAAGCATTTTTCAATCATAAAGTCAAGAAAGTAGAGTTTCATGGTTACGAAGACGTTTACAATATAACCGTTGATGACAATCACAATTATATCGTTCTTACTTCTTGGAATGACGATAAATTCTTAAGAAGTAGTGGAATATGTGTTAATAATTGTGGGGAAGTTCCTGGTATTGCAAGTATAGGGACTGTTTGTCTCCTTGGTTCTTTGAATTTAACACAATATGTCAGAATTAAAACTGATGGAACTACTTATTTTGATTTTGACGAGTATATTGAAGATATTAGAATTTTTACAAGAATGTTAGACAACGTTAATGATTTGACTTATGCACCACTTCCAAGTTATCAATGGGTTATAGACAATCTACGTCAAATAGGTATGGGTATTAATGGACTTGGTTCAGCGTTGATGATGTTAAGAATCCCTTACAACAGTAAAGAAGCTGTAGAATTTGCAAAAAAAATCTGTCAATTGAAAGAAAACCTTACTTGGCAAACATCAGCATTACTTGCAAAAGAAAAGGGTGTTTTTGGAGCATATATAAAAGAACAATTTGAAGCAACAGAATTTTTTAATTCTTCTAGAATAACAGATGAAACACGCGAATTGTTAAAAAAATATGGTGCAAGAAATGCAAAAACAACAACAGTACCACCTCTTGGTAATAGTTCTATTTTATCTGATGTTACAAGTAACGGGATTGAGCCTGTTTATTTAATCGAGTATGAGAGGAAAGTTGTTTGTCAAACATGGCCAGAAGATTTGAGTCAAGATAATGTTAAACAAATTCTTAAACATTATAAAGAAAAAGATTATGAATATTGGAGAGGGAGATTTGGTGACTATGAATATTACTATGAACCTCATAACCGAGGTTTGTGTAAAATAAATATTGTTAGAGATTATGGTTACCAATGGTTACTTGATAATTTTCCAGAACAAGATCATTCTAAATATTTAATTACTACTAAAGATTTGAATATTGATGACCATCTTGCAATTCAAGCTGTAGTTCAGTTTTATAATAATCAAAGTACTAGTAAAACAGCAAACCTTCCAAATGAATATCCGTTTGAAGATTTTAAACAGCTTTATTTGAAAGCTTGGAAGTTAGGCCTTAATGGTTTTACTACTTATAGAGAAGGCTCTATGGAATCTGTTTTATCAGACATAGGTAAAGCTGAAAAACGAGAAATTATTGCAAAAGATATTAAACTTCCTGATGTTTTTATAAATGGTGATACTCATATAATTAAGAGAGAAGGCAAGAAGTTTTATTTGCATTTCTCTTATTTGCCTGAAGATTCTCGTAAAGAATTTCCTATTTGTATCTGGATTTATACGAATTCTCAATATGGTGGCGAAGAACTTAAAGTTTGTAACAAAGCATCTCGTAATTTAACTAAACTTGCTTTATCTTGTGGTGTCTCTGATGAAATTGTAAAAGAGACAGTTGGTAAAGCAAATATTGACTATCCTCACAACAGACTTGGTAGAATGATATCGTTGTGTTTGCGACATAATATTCCAAGAGAAGATATTCTTGTTTCTCTTATGGGAATTGATGGAGATAATATTTCTACATTATTAACAGCAGTTAGAAAGTTTTTATCACAAACATTAAGTGATGGTATTGAATTAAAAGGTTTAAAATGTCCGCAATGTGGTGGTAGAGTAGTAATGCAGGCTGGATGTTTCAAGTGCATTGATTGCGCTGACTATTCAGGATGCGGTTGAAAATACAAACTTTAACAAGGAGTAAACATGTCTCAATCAAAATGCTCAAATCCTGATTGTAATAAAACGTATCACGTTGAAGATACTGACGCTGATGATGGTTTTTGCTCGTTTGAGTGTTGGGAAAAGGTAAACTGTTTGCAACCAGTACATGTTCAATTAGAAGAATTTCAAGTTTTATAATGTTTTTATTCTCACGTTATTCTTTATTAAATGGGAGAATAACGTGAATTTAAAGTTGCATAAAATTGTCGATGAAATTCTTAAAGAAGCAATGCCACATGTTCTTTTAAAAGAGAAAGGTGGCGCTGATTTATATTTTGAGTTTCTTGAGCCCAAAGAAAAAAAAGAAATTCTTAAAGACTTGACAAGTGACGATAAACCCACTATAGAGTTGCCTGACTTTGGTCAAGTTGGGAAATATCATATTAAAAATCCTGCAAAAACAATAAGCAGAGATGACTTGCTTCGAGGTGGTGAAAATTTTATAAAAATGTTTGTCGATACAACATCACCACATCCCCTTCTTGAATATGACGAAACACATCACAAATACAAACTAAAACCAAAGTATGATCTTAAAAAAATCTTAGATGAGTTAGACTCAAGTTCTTAATTTAAGATAGATTTTTTCTATAGTTTTTATTTCGAAATATTTTACATACTAAACTTTTATATATTGAGTAAAAGTTTTTTATTGTGCACACACGGGAGAAAATATGAATTCAAAAGAAATGGCTGATATTCTTTTAAAAACAGCTGCATCTATTGACCCTAGTATTCATTTAGGTTCAACAAAATACCCTAAAGATCTTGGTTCTTGGGGAATTGACGAATCAAAACTTGATGAATTAAAACGTCATTTAAGCAAACTTGTTGTCGAGTTAAGAGTTTACGATATAAATGATGAAGAATTTCCAACATTTAAAGGTAAAAACTTACTTGAACTCGAAATTAGATCAGATGCTAAAAGTGAACAGAAAGTAATAGATGTTTTAAAAAGAATAAAAGCTTTTCCAATTGAAGAACATCACATAACAAATTTGAAGTTAAAGAAACAACCTGTTGAAGAAAAACTTGATAGACATGATGTTATATCTGCGCCGTAAATAAATTAACTAAAATAGGAGTTTGACTTATGATTCTTGGACTCACAGCAGTATCACGAGCATATGATGGTTTACTAGTTCCAATAGCAAAGTATACATTAACAAATTTGATAAAAGAGCAAGCTCCAAAAATTGCTACAAGCGTAGATTTTGGAAAAAAACCTGCTGTTGACGATTTGCAAATTGATGTGTATGAGACAATGCCTGCAATTGAAAATATTTCAGCTGTTTATGATAACAAAATTATAACTGCTTATATGCAATATGGAAGTTTCAATGTAAATTGTTTTGCTCAATCACGTGAAGAAGCAAAACAATGGATTGATAATTTTGAAATGGATATGGTTAAGAAAAACCAGTATAGAGGAAAATGTTTGTATTCTGAGAAAGAAACTATGTTTTTTAAAGATGTTCCTAAAGTATCTTGGGACGATGTAGTTCTTTCTGAAAAAGCAAAAAAAGATATTCGTTTAAATACTTCTGATTTTCTAGGAAATTCAAAATTTGCTGCTTCAGGAGTAAATAAGCGAGGACTTGTTATGTATGGTCCTCCTGGAACAGGTAAAACATCGATAGTTAAAGCTGTTTTTAATGATCTTGATAAGAAAAATGTAAGTAGAATTTATGTTACAGCTGAATCTTTTAGATATATGGCTGTAAGCAAATTATTTGAGTTTCTTGCTTATCTTGGACCAACAGTTCTAGCTTTTGAAGATATAGATTTTATGAGTGGTAATAGAGATAATTTTACAGCATCAAATCAACTTGGTGATCTCCTTACAAATCTTGATGGTATGAGAAAATTTGGAGAACCACTTGTAGTTATGGCTTCTACGAACAAAATCGAGATGCTTGATTCTGCTTTATCTTCAAGACCTTGTCGTTTTGATAGAAGAATTGAAATTGGTCTACCAAATGCTGAAAATTTAAAAATGATGTATTTTAAACATCTGAGTAAGAATGTTGATGATGATATTATTTCCCTTTCAAAAGATTTTACTGGTTCTCATGTTGTTGAAACTGTAAATACTGCTAAAATTCTTGCAACAAACGAAAACAAAGAAACTATTGATTGTTTAAAAGAAGCATGCGAAATTATTCGTGAAAATTTCTTTCCTGGTCAAACGACAATCGAAATTAAAGCTTCAGTACAAAAACATTTTATGGAAAAAGCACAAATCAAAACTGCATCTGTTTTAAACAATAACATTAAGAAAGTTGCAAGTCAAATTATTGCTTTGAATCGAGAAGAAATAAAAAAACTTGTAAAAACAAGAAATTCTACAGACTATGACAAACTTGTTAGTGAACTTAAAACTTTGATTGACAAAGGGATATATTGGGAAGATGCATTGCTTGCTCTCCAACAACTTAATTCTAAAGCAGATAGTAATAAAATACAAAAGCAATTTCAGAAAAATGAAGGCGTGTCAATTGATTCTTATCAGGTAGCATAACTATGGCATCAAGAAAAATAGAAGATTTAACATTGTCAATGCAGAAGAAATTTGCTCTTTTTAAAGAAAAGATGGACGCTGCTAAGATACCTTTTGTTGTTACATGTACAGCAAGAACAGTGAAAGAACAGCAAGCGTTGTATGCGCAAGGTCGTCAACCTCCAGATAGAGTAAATATTATCAGAAAAATTGCTGGTCTTGCTCCAATTTCTGCTTCTGAAGCACAAAATAAAGTGACATCAACGTTAAAAAGTAAACATTTAATAGATTTAGATGATAGTGTTACAGAAAACGACAAATCAAGAGCTTTCGATATAGCTATCACAAAAGATGGAAAAGCAACTTGGGATTTGAAAGTTAATGTAAACCAAAACGAAATATGCGATTATTTTGAAGCTGGTAAAATTGGAGAAAGTGTTGGTCTTGTTTGGGGAGGTTCTTGGAAAAATTTCAAGGATTATCCACATTTTGAAGATTCTGAAGTTGTATAAGGAAATAAAAATGAGATACGAGTCAAATGTTTTTAGCAATTTATTTAAGGAATCAAAAGCAAAAGGATTTGTTACTGATATTGAAAAAAATACAGTAGATAATACGAATTTTAGAAAAGTCCTTTATACAGCTGAAAATTGTCAACTTGTTTTGATGTCGTTAAAATCTGGTGAAGATATTGGCGAAGAAGTACATGATGTTGATCAATTTTTTAGAGTTGATTCTGGTTCAGGTAAAGCAATAATTAATGGTGCTTCTTATGCTTTAAAAAATGGATCAGCTGTAGTAGTTCCTGCAGGTGCAACACACAACATAGTAAATACTGGTAAAGAAGATTTAAAAATGTATAGTATATATTCACCACCTCATCATAAAGATAAGACAATTCATAAAACAAAAAAAGATGCTTTAGAAGATGATGAAGAGTTTGATGGTGAAACAACGGAGGAATCATAATGAATGTGCAAGCAGTTGCTGATAAAATTTTAAAAACAAGTATTAAAGAAGGTGTGCCAGATAAACCCATGGGCACAACAGATCAAAGTCCTCCTGAAGATCACACAGAACAACAACTTTCTAGACTTCATGACACGCTTTTTTATGCACAAGAAGCTGGTTTATCAGCAGATAAAATCAAAGAAATTTTTAAATTATTTCCTACAACCATGAAGACTGAGTATAATTACTCAGTTTGGAAATACAAAAGTCGATAAGATCTGGAGGGGGTACTTATGCTAAAAAGTTTTTGGCAAACTCTTAATGGCAAAAAAAGAACAATTGCGCTTCTCTATTGGTCTGTTCTTGTTCCAAGTATGTTGGTTATTTGGCCTAATGGATTTCCTGAGGGCTTTGCGTTAAATTTTTATAAAGCTGTAACAATTTTTGGATTTTTGCTTTCAGCTTTAGGTTTGGGTCATGCTGCTATAAAAAAAAGAGTATCAAATAATCAACAAATAGAAGAAGAAGTAGAAGAAGTTAATGAAACAGAAGCAAGTCAAGAAAATAGCAAATGAAATTTTAAAAGAAGCTATTTTACCAACTGATCCTGGTCAAAATACTAAAGAGATTAGCACGTCAATAAGCTTAGGTTTGACTGCTGAAAGTTTAAAAATTTTGCTTGAAACTATCCGTCAAACAAAAGGGTTTGCTTCAATTGAAGAAAAACTACCTGCAAATTTTGCTGCTAAACCGCCTATAATAACTTTCACAATTGGAATTAATCCAAGTTTAAAAACAACAGCAACACAGTTTGAAAATAATTTAAAAAACGAGATTTTAAAAAAACATTTCAGGTTTGAAGTTTTAAGATGAATACAGAGAAAATTATTGCACAAATCTTAGAACCTTTAAAAGAAAGACGCGATTACGCTCAAAATGGCAAAGACATGTTAGAGCAAAATGCTGAAATTCTTTATAAAAAGAAAAAACTGTCTAAGGAACTAATCAAACAGTTCAAACTTAGAGAAAACGCGAGTTATCTAGATTTGACATCCTTTATAAGTCAATTGGTTTCTAGATTGAATACGAATAGTGATGCTATAGATAGTTCTAGCAAAATAGCAATAATTAAAAGATGTCCTAAAAAAGATAAAGATGAAAGACCTGATTCTGAGCAACAATGGTGTTTATATACACATGATGAAGATAGATTATTGGGTAGACATCCCACAAAAGAAAAAGCATTAGGTCAAGAGCGTGTAATTCAGATTCATAAACATATAAATTAAAACAAAGAGCTGACAAATAAATTTCTTGTCAGCTCTTTTTGTATATAAAGTTCTATGTTAGAATTCAATATTTTACTTACATCGTTTTTTGAAGCAAAAAAATACGAACTAGACAATAAGTTTAGTGTTGCTTGCTGGAAGCCTGAATGGTGCAAATATAAAGAACTAGATTTTTTATTTCCTTTAGACATAAATGGAATTCGAATTAGACTTGGAAATTGTAACAGTTCTGTCGATGAATACATAAATGTTTTAAGAGAAAGTTATTCAGATCGTTGGGACACTATAGAAGCTTGGCTTGAGAGTTTAGACAAAAATCAACAATACATACTTTGTTGTTGGTGCCCAAGTAGTTCTTCATCAAAAGAGCAAATTGAACGTGATGGGAATTTTTTTTGTCATACGACACTTATCGGCAAAATGGTCAAAATTCATAGACCTGATTTAATTGTAAAATTAGATTATGCAAGAGAAACAAAAAGTATTCCAAGTACAATTGACTGGTACAAAATTCAAGTAGAGAAAATTATATCAGGTGGACAAACAGGAGCTAATGAAGCTGGATTAATTGCAGCAAAATCTCTTGGATTACAAACAGGAGGTTGGATGCCAGCAAGTTTTAGAACACAAGAAGGAAGAAAACACGAGTTTAAAAGTTTGTATGGAATGCAAGAGCATTCTTCATATTATTATCCACCAAGAACTTTTCAAAACGTAAAAGAGTCTGATGGGACAGTTAGATTTGCTACAAACTTTGATTCTTCTGGCGAAAAATGTACTTTAAAAGCAATTACACAATATGATAAACCTTATTTTGATGTTGATATAAATAAAAATTTAGAGCTTCAACAAAAACAATTTGTTAGTTGGTTAAAATGTAATACTATAAAAACATTAAATATTGCAGGTAATAGTGAGCAAACATCGCCTGGAATTTCACAATTTGTTGTCACTTTTTTAAAGTCTGTTTTATGTTATCAAGAAAAAATATTTTAAAACTTATAAAACTACCCAAAATTGTCACTTGCAAAGAACTACCACAATGGATAGTCGAAAGCGACAGAGCTGCTTATCATCCTGCATCTAATACTATCTATATAAGAAATGATCAAAACTTATTTATTCTATTTCACGAATTTTTACATTTCTTCTTTCATCAACTTGGCTTCACTTTCAACAGCAAAATTCATAAACTAATCGACAAATATTTAACACTCAAATAATTCAAGAAACATTTGGATTTTAACTTCAAAACAATGCTTCTACAAACTCATCTTTAGATTAGATTATTTCTCATTTCTATAGTTTTTATACTCGCTTCTTCTAATAAGCTATGAGACTATATTGTGTTTTCTTGCAACTTAAAGAACAAGAGTCTTGAAAACAAGATATAATTTAGTAGTACAAACAAATTAAATTAAAATTAAAGGGGATTAATATATGCCGACGTATGAATACCAGTGCAAATCTTGTATGAACATTCAGGAAGCATTTCATTCAATGGCATCTACACCAGAAGTAAGTTGTGAAGTTTGCAAAGGAACTTGTGAGAAAATTTTTACACCAACAACAAACTTTATATGTGATGGTCCAAGTCAGAGTTTCAAATTGAAAGATCAAATGCTTAAAAAGAATGCAAGAATGAAGACGAAAATGATTGATAGAGAAAGATCTGGAGAAGGCACGACAAAAATGTCTGACATAAAATAATTAACAGGGATTAAACGATGCATTGCTCGAATTGCAATCTAGAAAAAGAAGATTATGCACGTATTAAAGTAGAGATTATAGATAAAAAGTCAAGAGAAATAATTGAAACGATGTATGGTGAAGTCATTTGTGTTGAATGTATTAAAAAACGTTACAAAGAGCGTCAAAAGATACGCGTATACGTTTAAAAATTAAATGAAATTAAAAAAGTGAGTAGTCTATGCCTATTTATGAGTTTTTGTGTAAAAAATGCAAACATAAATTTGAAGATTATTTGCATGTAAGTTCACCAATTCCTGAATGTCCTGAGTGTAAAGGTGAAGTTGAAAAACTTATGTCGATGTTTTCAGGGGTTGTTAAAGGAAGTGAACATAGGTTACTTGATTGTGTAGTTGGCGAAGATGCTGATAAGCGCAGAGGGATTTTAGAGAAACGAAAAGAAAAACGAAAAGCAAAACAAACAGAAGGAGCATAAGATGTTCTGGTTAAAATCAAAAAAACTCGAAAATGAAGATCTTGTAAATGCAGTGAAAATTTTGCAGGATTCTAAAAGTTCAAGGAGAGAGAAAAACACAGCGTTTGAAGACTTAAGAGAGACTTTTGGTGGTCTTATTGGTAAAAAGATGAAGTCTGTTTCTGAACTTGCTTCAAATACTAAAGAGAGAAACGAAATAAGACACCACATTGAAACAAGTTTTCTTGAAATTCTCATGGATCTCACACCAAAGTCTGCAGGCGAAATTGTAGGCTATATAGCTAAAGCTTTTAACACAAAAGTTAATAAACATTCTATTAGAAATCTTTTGGGAAAAGGCGAAATTGTTTCTGATATCAACAAGTACAAGATTAGATTTAAGAATGCTCTTCGAGCATTTTATGAAAAAAACAAGAGAATGCCAGAATTTAACAATGTTGATGACGAAGGAAATGAAAATAAAGCAGATTTAGAAGAGTTTGCTAAAATTATCAGGATGCCTGTCGATAAAGTTTTAGAAGTTCTTAAGCTATTTGGTTCTGACACAATAAAAAGTATGTCTGAGGAAATTGGTGGCGACGACAAAGGTGGTGATGCAATAACTCTTATGGACACTCTTAAGAGCAATGAACCTTTGCCAGATGAAGTTTTAAGAAATAAACAGATTATGCAAGTTTTTATGAATGAAATTAAAAAACTTCCTGAAAGAGAACAAAAAGTTTTAATGATGTATTATCATCCTGACGATCCTAATGCTGATATGTTGACAAGCAATCAACTTGCAGAAAAACTACAAAAAGAAGTCGATCCTTCGTTTACTGAACGTATGGTTCGACATTGGATTGCAATTGGTAGAGAGAAATTAAGAGAAAGTCCTAAGCTTAAAGAACTCTATACAGCAAGTATGATAAAAGTACTTGTCAAAGTTGCTATGTCAAAATATAAAACAACTGAAGATATGGTTTTTGAAATTGTTGCACAACATAGTTAATTATGCCAATTGATTCATTAGACACTTCATTCACGTTTGAGTCCCTTTTTGCTGAAGCAACAAAGGGACTCATTGATGATTCTGAACAAGAAGTTGATATTATCACTTTTTGCGAGCACCCATTTTATCTAGACCAACCATTACATTCAGTAGAAAAATTTGTTTTAAAAATTTATTATGGGCTTCCTTTAGATGATACTGAAAAATCTATAAAAATTAGATCTTTTCCTTTTGATAGAGAAGGTAAACATTTTACTGAAGTTGGTTACCTTAACTATCTCATGCAACAATCAAGAACTAATATCAAAAATTTAACACCTAAACAGTTTATAGAACTTGTTCTTATTTGTGGTCGACGTTCTGGAAAAACTTTTATTGCGTCTGTTATTTCTTCATATGAAGCTTATAAATTAATCTTAAAAGTAGATCCTCAAAAACACTATAAATTGCCTCAAGGTGAAGAAATACGTATTGTCAACATTGCTAGTACTACAGATCAAGCACTTATTTTAGCAAAAGCAACACAAAACAGAATTCTTAATTCAAAATGGTTTACACCTTATCTTGAAGGTAAAAATCAATCTGAGATTCGTTTAAGGACAAAACGCGACCTTGAACTTTATACTCAAGAAATGCGAATACACGGAAAAGCTCTAGACCCTCATGTTTCTCTAAAGATTCAAGCAATGCCTTGTACAGCTCGTGGTATTCGTGGTGGAAACATCATTATTGGTATTCTTGATGAAATAGCACATTATATTGATAATGAAGGAAATAGATCTGGTGATCAGATTTATGAAGCGCTCACTCCATCTATTGCTACTTTTGGTGCAGATGGCAAAATCCTTTGTATTTCATCTCCTTATATTAAAGCAGGAATTTTTTACGATCTGTATTTAGATGCTGTAGGAAGAGAAAACGAAGAAGGTGATCATAACAAAGCAATGTTCAGAATCCCAACTTGGGAAATGAACGAAACAATCACTTTCGAGTTTTTAGAGTCTGAAAAGAAAAGAAACCCAGAGTCTTTTGACTCTGAGTTTGGTGCTGAATTTTCTTCTGTTGTATCTGGGTTTTTTAGATATCCTGAAAAGATAGACACTTGCATACAAAGAGATTCAGAAACTACAGCTCCCAATAATAATTCTGGTCATTATATCGCTGTCGATCCATCTTCTTCTCATAATGGTTACGCACTAGCAATGGTTCATGTTGAACAACGTGAAAGAACAAGACTTGTAGATGGCAAAGAGAAAAAAGAAAAGAAAGCAATAGTTGTTCTAGACAGATGGAAAGTATGGTCGTTAAAAGATCCTGAGTTTGAAGGATTGCCTTATATAGATGAAGATATTATTCATGAATATATTGAGGGTTTGTGTCAAAGATTTAGAGTTGTAAAAATTGTTTATGACCAGTTTGACAGTACAGCAGCTGTAATGAAATTTAAAAAAATGGGTGTGAATGCATCAAAAACACCATTTAGTCGACACTATAATACGAAAATCTTTAAAAATTTAAGAGATTTGATTTATGATGAAAGATTAGACTTGTTTTATCTTGAAAGAGGAATTAAAGAACTTAAGAATTTGCAAGAGAAAAAAGTCGGGAAAAAACAATTTGTTATTGAAGCACCTACACAAGGTGAGGTAACAACAGACGACTTATGTGATGTTCTAGCAAATGCTTCTTATATTGCAACAGGAAATGAACTTGGTTTTAGTGCTGCAAGTATTATTGGAACAAACGGTAGTCAAACTTATGTAGCTACTGGTGATAGAGTATCTAGTCATCAAGCTTACAAAAGACGTTTAATAACACATAAAACAGTGACAAACTTGCAAAGAGTAACACAATTAAGGTCCCGCTAAATGAAAGAGATTGAGCAAGTAAAAAACGCATTAGAAAGATTGAAAAGAAATTCGCAAGAGTTAAATTCAAATGTTAGTTCTTTAAAAAAAGAAGAAGAAATATCGACAAACTTTCATATTTTATGCTTAAAAAAACTTTCATTGCAAGCTTTAGATCTTTTAAATGCAATGGAAAAACAAGTAAAACTTTATGAATACAAAAAAAGTTCATTAGAAAGACTAAAAAGAAAAAAGGAGAGATAATATGGAATATCCATGGCTTGATAAATTTGTTATGCATGCAGCACCTGAAGATATGCCTTTAGAACCACCTGTTGAAGACACACTTCCTGACGAAGCTACTGGAACAAACGAACCTGTTGATGTGCCAGCTGATTCTGCTAATCCAGATGATCAACCTAATCCTGATCTTGCACAAGACATTACTCAGTCTGATCCTCTTAGTGATATAGGAACAGAATCTGTTGATACGGGTACTGAGCCTGTAGACACAAGTGCTGTCGACAACATGCAAACTGAAATTGATGATTTGAAAAAGCAACTTGAAGATTTGCAATCTGATTATGACATGGAAGGTCAAATAGAAATATTGAAAAAGAGACTAGATAATCTTCAAACACTTGATGATGCTGACTTAAACGATAGTTTGAACCAGTCTGCATCAACTCAAATAAATTATATTAAGAGAGCAATTAGACGTTATCAACTTAAGAAAACATCACTTACTGGAGAACAACAGACTGAAATAAATTTAAAACTTGAGCAACATCCAACTATGTCTTTTCAAGAGATAGCAGCAGATATAGCATCTAGTACAGGAGCAAATGAACAAGACATAATTGATTATATTAGAAATTCTGAATTTAGATTTCGTCATAGACATGGACCCCATGAATCTTCTGTCATTGATTGGAATATTTTAGATTAATTTTTTCTAAAGAATTAATCAGATTAATACTTTTTATAAAGGTAATAAAATGATAAAAAGAAAAAAACTTTCTGAACTTGATACTAGCGGTATGAAAAAAAATGGCGCTACAATTAAGTTTGGAAATGACACTACAATTATAGATTCAGAATTTTACCAGGGAAAGCCTCGTAAATATAACAAACGTTTGCTTCATGTTGTAGATCAAATGTCGAAAACTATGAACAAGACAGCAAATGTTTGTGGTGGTGGTGCAAGCGTAAAAAATTCGATGCCAGGATTTTATCATCCTGAATTTGAACCAAGCTCAATATTATTACCTAGAGATTATAGAGAAATAAATGCGTGGTGTAGATATTTTTATAAATATGATCCTCTTGTAAGTACTGCTATAGATTGTCATGCTGAACTGCCTATATCAAGTATAAGAATGACATTACCTCCAAGCAGAGACAAGATTAAGACGCGAAAAATTCAAGAAGAGTATGAAGAGATGTGTTCAACAGAAGGTATTGATTTATTTAATAAACTTCTGCAAATGGGTGTTGAATACTATAAATTAGGAAATATCTTTCCTTTTGCTCGTTGGAGTGAAACAAAAAATAGATGGTCAAAACTTACTCTTTTAGATCCTGATTATATAGAACTTGAAAAATTACAATTTACTGATATTATGCGTGTAGATTTGCTTCCTAACGAGCAAATGAAAAAAATTGTTAATAATGGTCCTGATAATCCCAAAACAGGTACGCTTTTTAAAGCTATACCTGAAGATGTAATTGAACTTATACAAGCTGGGAAAAAAATTCCATTAAACACTGATCCTAATCATGGAAGCCATGTTGCACATGTTGCTTATAAAATGGCTGATTATGATCTTGTAGGTACTGGAATTATTGAAAGAAATTTTAAAACTCTTATTTATAAAGACAGATTAAGACAATCACAAGATGCTATTGCAGCAAGACATTTGACACCAAAACACTTGATTTGGACAGAAGCTGCAGGAATGGCTGATCTTAACCAAATAAGAGAGCAAATCGATAATGCTTTTGCTGATCCTGACTATGCAATTATTACAAACTATGAGTTACATTGGGATCTTATAGGTACAAGTCAAGGTCTTATGCAACTTGAGTCAGAATGGAACTGGATAAACGAAGAATTGTTGATAGGGTTAATGATTAATAAGAGCTTTTTGTTAGGAGAAGGTTCTTATGCAAATGGTCAGACAGTTCTTGAAGTTATGAATCAGAAATACTCTATCTATCGTGAAAGAATCGAAAGTTATGTAATTCAAAATTTGTTTCTTCCAATGGCTAAAAGAAACGACTGGGCAGAGTATGAAGAAGGAACAGCTAAAAAAGATAAGAAAGTTAGATGGTTATATCCAAGAATAAAATGGAATAGACTCAATTTTGTTGATGATACAGCACATAAGCAAATGCTTGCTCAGATGGTTACACAAGGTCAAGTTGATATGCAAACTTGGCTTGAATGTTTTGGCCTTGATGCTGAAACTGTTAAAGATCGTCTTAAGAAATTTGAGGGTACACCCCTTGATATTAATTATTTTGCAATGATGAATGGTGCATCTACTGAAGCAGGTAGAACTCTTGCTCCAGCAATTGCTGAAATTAGAGCAAAAGAGTTGGGTTTAAAATATATACCTGATGCTTCAACTGAAATGTTTGCAAAAAAAGACGAAAAGATAGTTAAAACAAGTGAGACAAGAGAACAAAGACGTTATGAAAGACAAGAGAACGCAAAAGATAAAGAAAGAGAAAATGACGTTGAAGAACTAGAAGTTCCTCTTCAAAAAAGACAAAAACCAGAAAGAACTGATGTAAAAAAAGTCAAGCTTTTTGCTGAAACAGAAAATAAAGTAGAAATACCTGATATTCCATTTGTTGATCCAGATAAAGCTGAACAAATAGGTGCTAAAGTTATTGTCGAAGAGAATTCGAAAAAAGCATGGTCTGATTTAATGCTTAACGACTTAAAGTTTTCACAAAATGCTAGAAGAGCTGCTCTTAATTTAGAAAACGAAATATTGACATTAAACGGAACATCAAGTAGTAAGACAAGAATTGAAACAATGGTAAAATATATTCCCCAGATTTTTGCTTCAAAAATCAAGGAAGATATTCCTATTTCTGAAAAAGTAAGTGCTGCAAAAGAACTCTATTCAGAAAATATTTCAAAAATAACTTTTGAACTTGAGTCGAAATTAAGTGAGACTCATGATATCAGCAAGATAAAAAATGTAATACGTGAAACACTAAAAAATACTTTTTTAGAGAACAACAATGAATGTTAAACTTGTCTTAAATGAAATATTGAGTAGTGTAAGGACTGTTTCGAAACAAAAATTTGTTGATAAGACAGATTTCGAAACAAAGGCAAGTAGTTTTGTAAGTTCTATTAAATCTAGTCTTGTAAAATTAAACTTAATTAGTACAAGTTTTTCTGAAGATAAAACAAAACAACCTTATCAACATTGGAAAATAAAGTTTGAAATTATTTTCGATTTAAATGACAAGTATATTGATTCAGATGTATATCGTTCAGGTTCTGCTTATATTTTCCCTTCTAAAAAACTTTATGAAGAAATTTTAAAAACAAGTGAAGAAAAGTTAGGTGCAATACCTGAGTGGAATGAAGCAAGAACGTTAGGTACAATAACAGGTAACGCAAGAGATTACTAATGAATAAAGATTTTATAAAAAAATTAGCTAATGAAATTCTATCTACAAGAACTATTGAAGTAGATGAATTGTTCGAACATCCTTTTGCAAAAATAGCAATGACAGCAGGAGAGTTGATTTTTAGAACAAATCAACGTTCGATAAAATATGCAAAAGGTTGTATATCAACAACAAAAAGAAATGACCCTAAAAATGGCAGATGGGCTTTCAGTGTGAGATGCAATCAAAACTGGAGTAAAGGTCCTTATGATGTAAGATTTAAGTTAGTTCCAGGAAAAGGAAGCAAAACACAAGGAATGCTAGGTAGAGAAGTTGAAGTCTCTTGTAATTGTAATGCTTGGAAATATAACGGTGCTGACTTTAACGCTTTAGATAAAGACTATTCAGAACGACAATACTCTGATGGACAACCTCCAAACAAAAGAGATCCACAAAGAAGATATTTGATTTGCAAACATGTTGCTGCAAGTATTCCTTTGTTTAAGAAATTCATTGTACCTGAGGGTTTTAAAGAACCTGAACCTAAAAAAATAACTCCACCTAAATTAAAACCTAAAACACCTGTTGTTCCAGAGAAAAAGCAACCTACTGAAAAGCAACCTGTCGAGAAAAAACCTTTGTTAAGACAATTAAGAACACCTCAGATAGGACCTAGTAAAGTCAAACAACCTCAAACAGTTAGGCCAACAAAAATTGGACCTATCAGACCAGGACAAAAACCATGATAAAAATTCATTTTAGATACTGGGGAATAAATGTTTACCCTGGACCTGAACTTCTTAGAACTGGTTGGTATGGTGGACAAATAGTTAAATTTGTCGGAAATATGATCGTTGAAAAAGCGACACCTACTGATGTTGCAGGTGTTCTTATAAATGGTTATAAACTTGAAGACTATGATGGAAAGCCTTATAACTTTAAAGATATGGATGGACTTGCAGCTCCAATTCGACCTTATCGGTATGAAAACAATCCTGTAAATGGAAGTCATAAAGTCGTCATGCTGTCTGATGATGGTATGTTTGATTTAAACAAAAATGCTTATGAAAATCTTGTTTATACATACAATCAAAAACTTTATGCAAGTGCTAATGGCCTTGTCACAAATGTCAATGGTGGTGGAGATTGTGTTGGAGTTGTTGCTGCATTACCCAGCGACCTTAATGGCTGGATGCGAGTCAAATTGAAGTGGTGATATTTTTTCTAAAGTTTTTATAATCTGAAACTTTTATCAAAATTTTGTATCAATTCGGGGATACTTGGGAGGTTCCATGTCATTTACGAAAACTGGGATGCTTAAGACAGCAAAAATAGAAATCCTGGGAGGGAATTTAAAGAATTGGGATGTTCTATGCAAAAAAGCAAACAAACCAGTATTAGCTGAAGAATCAAAAAAAGAAGCTGTTGAAAAAGAAGCTGATTTTCAAGTTGTTGCTACTATTGATCCCGAAAAATTTATTTATATTCATACTACTATTATGGCAGGCGTAAAAACTGAAGAAAACGGGTTTAATATAACTGCTGAATCTGAAAAGTTTATAAACGACAACCATGATGCTTGGACTTGTAACGATCTCTTAAAAGATTATAAATCGTTTAAGAGAGCAACAACGTTTGTTGAGCATGATCAACGTCTTGAAAATGCAAAAGGGAAATGCATTGATGTTATAGCAAGAGATATGGGTGATACACTACTTATTGACGTTTTGTTTTCTGTAGACAAACGTCATAAAGATCTTGTTGCTAACATTGAAAATGGAATTATCAATGCTGTTTCTATGGGTTGCACTACAGCACAAACAGTTTGTAGCATTTGTGGTAATACAGCAAATGATCCAACAACTTATTGCGACCATTTAAAAAGAGGAAATAAAGGAAGTACTTTTACTCTTGCTGATGGAACAAAAAGACGTTCTGCAGAAATTTGTAAAAACAATACTTTTTTTGATGTTTCACTAGTTGCAAATCCTGCTTTTGCAGGTGCTGTTTTTAGAAAAATCCTGTCTTCTTCTGAAGTAAGTAATCATCTACTTGCAAATATTCTTAATTCAAAAATTGAAGCTATGTATAAAGATGACGGTTTAGTCTTAAAAGCTGCTTCTAAGAACAATGATGTTGCTAACATTTCAATTAAAGAAGATGGTTCAATTGAAATCAATACTTCAAATCAAGCACTTAAACAAACATTTAAAGCAAGTGAAGTTCTTTCTAAAGAAGAAATAGAAAGTATTTGTGCATTTGTGCCACAACAAAAATCAAGTTTTTCACTTGAAAGTATTTTCGAAAAAATGTTTGGAAAAAAACAAGCAACGCACCCTATACAAAACGAATCTGGAAATAAAGACTTCTCTATTTCAGATCATGATTACACAGATATTCCATATAACAACCCGCATGATATTAAAGATGAAGCAGGTTTAGAAGATACAAAAACTACTTATTTAGAGCTCAAGCCACAACAACCAATTGTTATTCTTGAAATAAAACCTACATCAAATACTTCTGTTATATCTAGAGTTGATGAATTTGAATGTATAAAATGTGGATTTAAAACTGATCTTTGGAAAGTGAAAGCATCTACAATAGATGCAGGACAAACATCTGTTCTTGAATGTCCACGATGTTTTTATTCCGCAGAAGAATCTCTCTACAAAACAGCATCAAAAATAAAAGTAAAACCCAAAGATAAAGTTGAAATCAATAAAGGAAAAGAAAAAGGACAAAAGGGAGTTATTGTTTCTTTACGTGGTCCTCTTGCAATTGTTAAACTTGAAAATGGAAAGACTGTTTGGAAAACACCTAATGATCTTAACGTTGAAAAAGTAGAAACAAAAAAATCAAGTATTTTTGTTGTTTCGCAAGATATTCCAGTTGAAAACGATGAAGGAACATATTGGTTTGACGAACAAGGGAATTCAGTTATAACTAAAGGTGAGAAAGTAACATTTATTGCTTCTGTTGATAACGGTGAGTACGGTTTATTTATTACAGAGACAGGTGAAGATTTTTACATGCCTCTGTCTTATGTCAATAAAAGAAAAAGTTAAGGATAATTATGCAGTTTATTTCAAATTTTTTCAGTTTTAATTCGTTAAACATAAAAAAACTTGAGCGAGAAGCAAAAGAAGTATTAGATTTGCAAAAAAATTTGAAAGCATTTCGTTTAGAAAAAGATGTTGTTATTGTAGATGCATCAAAAAACAAAACAATACAACGTTTAAAAGACACATTCCCAACAAATCCTGTTCGTGCAAGTTTAGAAATTTTAAAGCAATTAAAACTTTCATCTATCGAAGAAACAAAAACAGAAATCAACAAAAAATCAGATATATGGACATGTGGTTTCAGAGATGATGAAGCACGTTGGGTTTGGTATAGAAACAGCGAACCTAAAATGACAGCAAGTTTTGAAGAAGTTTTTAAAAATGGTTCGTTAGAAGATAAAATTTATTTTTTTTCTGCGCGTTTTGGTACTTCTATTATAAATCGTATCAAGATTTCAAGTTTAGAAAAAGTTTCAAAAGAAATTAACGCTTTTGTATTAGAAAATTCTTATGTGAAGGTTGCTTGTAAACACTGTGAGCATGAAGAAAATTATACTATTGATGATCTTGTAGACCAAAACAAAAAAACAAGTTATACTTCAAATTATGTCGTTTGTCAACATTGTAACCAGTTAATTAAACTATTGTAATATGTTAGAAGAGACAAAAAAGAAAATAAGTCAAAGTTTAAAAGGCAGAAAAATGTCTTTAGAAACTAGATTAAAGATAAGTGAATCTCTTACTGGCAAAAAACGAGGAAAACATTCTCCTGAACTTAAAGCAAAGCTGAGTTTATTAAGAAAAGGTAAAAAACATTCTTCACACTGGAAAATTTCAGAAGAAGGTAAAAGAAAGATAAGTGAAGCTCAAAAATCAAGAAAAAGAACTGTTTCACTTGAAACTCGTCAAAAACTAAGTAAAATTGGAAAAGGCAAAGTTATAACACAAGAATGTAGAGAAAAATTAAGTGAAAAAACTTCGCAAGCTCATAAATTAGGGAAGTTTAGAAACGTCAATACATCTAAAAGATTCAAGCAAGGAATGTTTTTTTCAAACAAGAATAATAAAGAAATTCATTATAGATCATCATGGGAATTGCAAGTTTATCAAATTTTGGAACAAATTTCTAAAGTAAAGTTTTATGAATCTGAGGCAATGAGTATTGAATATTTTGATGAAAATAAGAAAAAAAGAGGTTATAGGCCTGATATTTTAATTACTTATATTGATAATTCAAAAGATTTAATTGAAGTTAAGCCAAAATCTCATATAGCATTAACTAGCAATATTTTAAAATTTGAAGCAGGTAGAAAATATGCTAGTGAAAATAATATGAATTTTTTTGTCATAACAGAAAAACAAATAAAGAAAAAACAAGTTTTACTTTAACTAAGGAGAAAACATGAGTTGGTCATGGCATGCAAAAGTGCATAAAAGTGGATCTAAAGTCGCAGTATTTAATGGGTCAAAGTTGGTTAAGGTCGTAGAAGCTTCGAAAGAGACTTTTGAACCAGCTGAAGCACAGAAATTTGCTGAAGACTTGGTAAATGAACTTGCTGGAAAAACATCATCGCAAATGAGTGCACCCAGCGAACAACCTGCAGTAACAACTGAAGGCGAGCTTCAAAGTGCTGTATTAAATGCTGTAACAACACAAGCACAAGGTGCTGGTGCTGGTGCTGCACCTGTTGCTGCTCCAGTCGTACCAGAAGAACTCGATGAAGGTTCTGAAGAAAACACTGAAGGAAGTGAAGCAGAAGTACCTGAAGGAGATGATGAAGAAAAATATGCAAATCTTATGAATACTGTTGCATCTTTGAAGAAAAAACTTGCTTCAGAACGTAATGATAGAGTTGTAGAACGTAAGGCACGTCGAGGTCTTGCTATTGCAAAACAACTTGTTGCTGAAGGAAAACTTGAAGATTCTTATGAAGCTATTAAATCTAAAATTGCTTCTATCGTAAAACTTGAAGATAGCGAAATTGATAGACTTGAACGTAAAGTTGCTGGTGAGCATGAGTTTATTTCTATTGATGATGCACAAAAAGAACTCCGTCGCCAGTCACGCATTGTAAGAATCAATCGTCAGGCTGCAGCTGAAGCACAAGAAGATGATGACATTGAACAAGCAGAAATGCTTGACGGTAAAGCTGATGAAGCTGAAGCAAAAGTTGCTCATATTCAGAGCGTTATTGAAACAATGACAAAATCTGCTGAAGAAGAAACTGAAGAGAAACCTGAAGTTGTTGAAACACCTGAGACTACAGAAACTCCTGCTGTCGAAAAAGATGAGAAAGAAGCTGCTTCACAAGTTCCTCCTGTAACAGAAACTCCTGTTGTAGTTGAAGAAAAAAAAGAAGAAGAAAAAGCTGATGCTACGGAACCTGTAGAGACAGAAACTCCTGCAACACCAGTTGAAGCTTCAAACAAACTTGCTGAACTTGCTCGTAATTATCGTCTGATTGCATCACATCATCGCAAACTAGCTGAAGAAGCTGAATCAAAAGGTGATATTGGTGCTGCTGATAAGCATGACTCTCTTGGTGATGCAGCTGAAGAAAATGCTGAAGAAGTCGAGAAAAAACTTGCTGAATGTTCAGCTGCTCCTGTTGTTGAAGAAGAGAAAGCTGATGCAGAAACACCAGCTGAAGAAGCTGCAGAGACTCCAGAAGAAGAATCTACTGAAGCTCCTGCAAAAGAGTCTTCAAGAGAACCTGGAAAAACTGTTACATCATCAAAGCATCAACCTCTTAAGAGAGATAATGAAGCTGTCGAAGATAGCAGTTTTGGTATCGACAAAAATGCATCTTTGGTTGAACAAAATGATTTCTCTGGAGATCCTGAAGTTGAAGTTCTTTCAAAAATGTGGAGAGGCGCACCTCAGGACGAATAAATTAGATATTAACAAGGAGAATTTATTCTCCTTGTTTTTTCTAATCCTTTTATAAACACAGAATTAATGTTTAAAGATTTGCTAGTTTTGTTAATAACAAGTACCAATTTAACTTAAGGAGTTACTCCATGGCACTTCGTATCCTGTTCCCAGGTGACAGAAATTCTCTGTCAACATTGGCTCCTGGCGCTTTTACTCGTCAGAATTTTGGCGCTGCTGGTTGTACGTCAGACCGAATTACAGCTGACTCACCGGACGGAGTCCTGGCAGGTATGGTTGCGATGTATTCCGACAATTATGAAGTCGACATTTGTACGACTCATGCACCTGTTGGAATCTTCCTCAACGATGCTGCAGGCTCACCGTTCGAAAACACCCCGGCTGTTGCTTCGGGAAAAATCACAGTCATGCGTTCTATGGGATCGTTTGAAACTGACATTTATGAGACACGCAATGAAGCTGACACACTCGATGTCACTTACACTGCAGGTGATCTTCTTTATGCTAGTGATTTCGGTCTTCTCACATCTGAAGATCTTTCTGCCACATGTCCAGTTGTTGGTAGAGTCTCAAAGGCTCCGTCACCTACTGATCCTTGGCTTGGTTTTGATCTTTATATCTAAGATCATCAGTGAGATTTAATAGAACTATTGATTAAAACAAAAAACAAAAACAAAGCAACAGTTAATTAAGGAGTTTTCCATGAAAATTACGACAGCAGCTGATAAAGAAAGAGCCATTGAGAAGCTCTTGCTTACCCCAGAAGGTAAGATGAAGCTTGCTGCTTCAATGCAGAATCCTCTTCGTGAACGTCTTGATTACGAAGGTGTGTTCCGTCGTGCAGCAGTTGTAGATCCCCTGCCACAGGGTGCTCTTCCTTACTATGACAGAGACGTCGATGTTCCGGCAATCGTTATTGGTGAAGAAGGTCAGACACCTGAGACAATCGTAAAAGGTAAAAGAATTCTCGTTCCTCTGTTTGAACTTGCTTCAAACCCGAAGATTCCGTTCACACAGATCAAAGAACGCAGATATAACCTGATCGACCGTGCTCAGGACAAAGCAAAACAGGACATTCAGGCAAGTGAAGATGATCTTGGTTTCAGCGCTCTCCAGGTTGCTGCAGCACAGATCAATCCTAACACAGGTCTTCCTTTCAACGCAATTACACCTGCTTCAGGCTCTCTTGACAGAGATGCACTTGCTGATGCTTTTGCAGAAGTTGAAAAACATGACCTTCGCGTTGCTCGTATGTTCATGAATGCTAGAGATTACTCTGACATTCGTAAATTTGGTCGTGATCAGTTGGACCCAGTAACACAGAAGAGTTTGTTAAACACTGGTTTGATGGCTCAGATCTGGGGAGCAGACATTATCGTAAGCAGAGTCGTGCCTATTGGTACAATCTTTGTTTGCACAGAGGAGAAATTCCTTGCTGTTATGCCTCAGAGAATTGATGTTACAGTTCTTCCAGCTGATGATCCTGACAATCGTTTAATTGGTTGGTCAATTTTTGAACAAATTGGAATTGGTGTATGGAACCCAAGAGGCGTAAGTCTCATTGAAGTCACTCGTCCATAATTAGTTACAATTCAACAACTTATAGCCCTGTCTTGGAAACAAGATGGGGCTTTTTGTTTATCTTAATAATATTTTATGCGATAACAGTTTAATATAGTTGACAAGTTGTTAGATTTAAAGTATTATATTACTTCTATAAAACAAAGGAGCAATATGAAATGTTTAATTGAAGGATGTCAGGAAGAGAGAGGAGATCTACAGCAGCATATTAGATTAGATCACAAGTTGTCAATTCAAGAGTATAAAGAAATGTTTAATGTTAAATATGTGATTGATGAAGAAAAGAGAATGAAACGTGGAGCTTCAAGAAGAAAAACAAATCAAGAAACAAAACAATTCAAGTGCGAGATATGTGGAGAAGCATGTGTAACACAGCCTTCTTTATATAAGCATTGTTTTTATTCTAAAGACCCTAAACATAGTCATTTGATTTTTAATAGTACAAATTCTAATGAATGGGTTGAGTGTAAAATATGTGGGATGAGGAAAGGAAGAATAGACTTTCACTTAAAAATAGATCACAAAATTACAAAACAAGAATATACTTCTAAATATCCTGACCCTTTGTATAGTAACAATTTTATAGAGAAGACTACTATAGCAGGCAAAAGTGTAAGTAAAGAAATTTTCAAGGGAGAAAAAAATCCTTTTTATGGCAAATGTCATTCAGAAGAATCTAGGAAAAGCATTAGTGATACAATAAAGAAAAACAATTCAAAAAACATCATTCATCATAATAAAGGAAGAACACATACAGAACAGACAAAGAGCAAGATGAGTGAAAGTAGAATGGGAAGTAAAAACCATAGATTTGGAAAACAGCCAGATATTAAAACTGCATTTTCAATACATGGTTATAGAAACGACATTGGACATAGTGTGCGTTCTACACTTGAAGCTAATTATGCTAGATATCTTATTTATAATAAAATCAAATACATGTTTGAGTTAAAACCTTTTGAAGTGATTTCTGATAAGGGAAAAGAGAATTGTTGGATAGATTTTTATTTGTCGCAAACTGATGAGTGGGTTGAGACAAAGAACTTCATGGGAAGAGATATAAGAAAAATTGAATTAACAAGAGAACAGTATCCTACAGCAAAAATTAAGATTTTATACGCTGATTCAATTGAATGGAGAAAAATAGAAGAACAATATTCAGTTTTGATTCCTTTATGGGAGACAAGTGTAAAGAATTTAAGAACACATCCTTCATTGTATATTAAACAATAAACAGCTACATAATTGAGCTTCTAAAGAGTGTCTTTTTATACCCTCGACTTTATTTAGTTTTTTACCATTTTAAACTATATAGACAAACATTTTGGATATGCTAGACTGAATTCTAGTCATTGTAGAAAAACCTAAATATTCTACTGTTTTTATTAGTACTACAATAATAGTCTTTTAGCAAGAGGTGACAGTGTTAAGAGAAGATGTAATATTTTTTTTGAAAACAAATCCAAATCCATTAGATGTTGATTTACATGCGTGGGCTGAGTCTATGGGTTATGATGTTGATAAAGCTGAAACTGAAATTTATAAACTTGCTACTAAGTTTGTTACTTTTTTGACTAATGGTAGAGCTAACGAACTTGGTGTTACAGAAGAAGATGTTGATGCTGAACAATTAAAAATGGGAATTGATGTTGAACATGAGCATACTCCTGACGATGATGTTGCAAAGAGAATTGCTCTTGATCATCTATCTGAGATTTCTGATTATTATTCAAAGTTGAAAATTATGGAGGGCGATTGATGTTTTCTATTATAGCAAAACTGCATGATTACGCAGACCAGTTGGAAGATAAACATGGTCGTTCTGATTTAGCAGATATTCTTGACAAAGTTGCTTCTTATGTTGTTGCACGTTACAGAATTAGAATAAAAAGACCAAGAAAGAGTCGTGGAACAACAAAGACAAGAAGGAAGTTTTACTATAAAACTCATCGTCAACATTTAAGAACAAGAATGAAAAGATATCGTTCATTGCATAGAATGCAGTTGAAAAGAAGAAGAGGGTTAAGACATTATCACAGGTTTGGATAAGTCTTTTATATATACATTTTACAAGTTAAAATCCCTTAAGGAGGAATATGATGAACACTAAAAAAACAGCTTCGTATCTTGATGAAATTGGCGCATGCCGCGAAGCAATTGGTTATGATGGACCACAAGAAGGTTTAGCTCATGAAGAAGAAGTTGCACCTGCAAACAACTGGGGAAGTGACCAGAGAGACGCAGTTGGAAGAGCTGCAACAATTGCAAATAGAAAGAAAAGAATTGCAAAAAAGCTTATGAGAATTTCTAGAGAACTTGAAGCTCTGGGAAAGATGGAAGAAGAATATCAGGAAAACGTCGATGAAATGCTTGATGACGACACTGACGATACAAGTGGAGATCCTATGGCTATGGAAATGGGAACTGAACAGTGGTTAGATCCTGATGGCAAAGAAGCATCACATCCTATTGAACATGATCCCAACAAAGATGATCCTGCAGCTTTTGCACCATCATCAATGGGTGATGACGAATGGATTTCAATTGGTCCTGGTAGCTTTAATGATACTAGAGACGAAATTGGTAGAGCTGCTAAGAGCTAATTACTTGTTTAAAGCATAAAAAATTAAATTAAGATTAAAGGGAGATTAAAATGTATCGTTTTTTCAAGTGCAATAGACTTGGTGGCTTTAGACTAACTGATCAAAATAGAAAGATTCAAACTGACGAGTATTTCTATTACGATGTTCACGTGTGCGATACTTCTAGATCTATTAAAGCTGGTTTAAAAGCAAAATGGATGTTAGAAGTGACAGAGGAAGAAGCATCACAAAATATTTCGACACCTCAAACGTGTAGTGAAGATAAAAAAATCGTTTCTATTGCAATGAAAAAAGCTCTCCCAAGTAAAGCATGTGTTGATGCAAAGGAGATGAATAAAAGTTTAGAGTCTAGACAGACTGCAAGAAACTTTAGGAAGTCTCCAATGCAAAAACAGAAAGATGAAGACAAGCCTTCAATTCCTAATTTTAATGAAGCTGAGAGACGAATGAGGGAAAGACAGGCTGATATTACAACTAAAGGTTCTGATGAAATTTTAAAAAGTCCAGTACAAGTTAAAGAGAAAGAAACTGTAGTTGTAGTTGCTGAAAAAAAAGATGTTGTAGCTGATCTTGCAAAAGATTTGGGTGCTGATAATTCACAACTATCTACTCCTAATTTCGATGAAAAGAAGCAAGAAGCTAAAGTCGAGATAAATCAAGAAATTGAAAAAAGAGCAAAAAGACGTAAGAAAGTTGAAACAACTTCACAGGAAAAATAAATGGCAATTCAAGGTGTTCAAATAATTTATCGTTTAAAACAGATTGTACGTCTGTTTATAGATTACCGTGCAGGTGTCGATTCTTTCAACTTGTATTATTCAAATACTGAAGGTGGAAGTTACACTGTTATAGGTTCGACATTAAACAATCCTTCTATAGCTCCTGCTTCTAGAGGTAAAGTTGTTTTCGAATTTATAACAGATGGTTTAGTAAATTGGAATAATGAAACTAGAAATTACGTCAAACTCGCTCCAGTTGTTAATGATATTGAAGGTGCACAAGAGGGTCCTTTAGTAATTCTGCCACGCTCTGAAATGATTGTGCCCAAAGAATATTCAGTTATGTATGGATTTAGTAAAGAGTTACAAAAATTTATTCCAATTGCTGTTGATGATGTAGGTAATATCATAACCAGCCCGTAAATTTGTTTGAAAAAAGTTCTTTGACAAAAAAGGGTTGGACATGATCTGACCCTTTTTTTCAGAACTTCGGACTAACAAAGATAGCGAACTTTACGCTTTTGTTTACCGAAGGAGAAGTTAAATGTCAGTACCACAGTTACAAGTGTTGTATCGTCGTAATGGTGACATATTTTTTGGTTGGATACCTCTAAGCAAGTCTGAAGCAAAGACATATAATCTTTATAGTTCAGCTACTCCTGCAGGTGTTTATTCTCTTTTTAAATCAGGCATTCAAAATGTTATAGATAAAACTTACAAGGGGAAAGTTTGTGCTCTTGTAAAAGATGTTGACGTCCCAATTCCTCTTAATTCAAGATATTATTTCAAACTCACTGCTGTAGATGCATCAAGTGTTGAAAGCAATATTAACCTTTCTCCATTTGCTACAGTTTATCCACCAACTGTTGATCCACATCATGAAGGTGAAGCTGAAGAAGCAAACACCCACAATTATGGTTGGGTTGAACAAAATCAACGTTGGGAAAAATTTCTTTTAACTCCTGATGGTAAACTTTCTGTTGATGCAAATGTTGAAATCGGTGACATAACACTTGAGAATGTAAAAATAGCTGCTTTAGCTGACAACACTACATTACAATATTTGCTTGTTGATAACGACAGAAGACTTGTTGTAAAACAAGATCCAACATCGATTAGTCGTTTTAGAAGTTATGAAGAAGCTTCTAACGTTCCAACTACAGAAACTATTGTTTACACTTATACGAACGCAGGTTCATTTTTTATTGAGAAAATTTTATGTACAGGAACAGCTGATGCATTGTTTAAATTGAAAATAAATGGTACGACAATAAGTGCTTTAAGAAATAGTTGGAATAATAGAAATGTTGTTTTTGATTTTAGTGATAAATCAATTCAATGTTCAGCAGCATCTACTGTAACAGTTACAGTAAAACATAATGAAAAAGTAAACCAATCATATGAAACAAGTATGTTTGGTTTTACATATTAAGATTAATTAAAGGAGATTAAAAATGTTTTCGTGTAACGTTGGAACAAAGTTTAAAGTTAATTATTTTAAACGTTCTTTGAACTTTTGTTATGATCAAGTTCAAGGCATAATATTTTCGAATGATTTGTTGACTTTGGAAAAACTTGGTGTCGATAAAAAACTAATTTCTGAAGCTTATCTTTCTGGTGATGTGATATCAAAAATAAAAACTTCTTGCGATGGACTTGAAATAGCACAAAAGCAAAATCAAAAAATAATTGAATCACTAGTTGAAAAAGTCGAAATATTAAAAAAAGAAAAGCAAGATCTTCAAAAAATCGTGAATCAAATTGTTGACTTTCATAAAGATTTTGAAACAGAAAATGAGAAAAAAGAGTTGCAAGATGTTGAAACACAGAATACTTTTAGAAGTAGTATTGCAATCTTAAACAAGAAAAATAAAGAAACAAATCAATCGATTGAAAATGTTAGTGTTCGTTTAGAAGCATTAATCGAACTTTTGTCTGAACAAATAAAAGACTCAAAACAAATGTCAGATATAATGGTACCGGGAATAACTGTTGATAGAATCTGGAATTCTTTAAAAAATAAAAATGATGCAGCAATTCTTGCTATTATGTACATGATGAAAAAACATTTTGAAGACAAAGGTACTAGAGTTTAAGGAGAAGATATGTCAGAATTCAATCGTTCAATGCCTGTTAGACAAGATGAACCCACAGACTCAGAAGATATGTCAAGTTTAATAAATATGTCTAGTAGTACTATTAAATTTTCACAAGATGTTATGGGAATTGAAATTGCAAATAACTCAGAAACAGCAACAGTTTTTTTAAATATATCAGGTGGTACTGCAACACTTTCTACTGGAATCCCGATATATCCTAAACAATACTATGCTGCTGATAGAAAAATAAAACAAGATATAGGCATCTCTCTTATAAGTAGTGAGACTTCAACTGATGTAAGAATTATTGGCCATTTTAACCTTGAGGCTGAATAATGTCACGTTTTTTAAGAACAAATTTTGGTGGCTCTGGTAATGGTGCAACTGGTCTACAGGGTATAACAGGCTTAGAAGGCATTCAAGGAGCTACAGGTTTAAACGGTCTTCAAGGCATAACAGGTCTCTCGGGACAGACGGGTGCCTCAGGAGCCACTGGGTTGCAGGGCTTTATAGGTAATCAAGGTAGTACAGGTATCCAAGGCGAAACTGGGCTACAGGGTACAACAGGATTGCAAGGCATAACAGGCCAAGCTGGTTTTGGATATACAGGAATACAAGGTGTAACAGGAGCTGCTGGTGTAAGTTCTGCTAATGATTTGCCTTTAGGTGTAGGTTATACAGGTGGTATCTTTGCATGGGAATCAGAAACAATAACAGCAAATGCTCTTGATGATACAAACAAATTGTTGTTAGCTATATCTCCTGCACCACCTAATGCTTTATCTGGCTCACTTGTATTATCTAACACAACAAAATTCAATGCAATATTACCTACAGGATTAGCATCTTCATGGTATCAAGATGGAAAAGTTGCAGGTGATTCTATAACTGACTATGTTATTGATGGAACATATAATTTATCTAGTCCTAACACGTCTACTGACTTTAAAGTTGGTTCTACATTTAGTGGTGATGAAGGAGCGGTACAACATTTTGAAGATGGCGTGTTATTATCAAGTAGAGATGTTACGCTTGGTGTTGGAGTCACAAATACAATTGAAATTTTATCTGTTGCTACTTACAATACAATTTGGCGAAAAGCAAATGCTCGAATAAATTACAATCAAGTAACAGAAGGTTACAAATATCATACAATGAGATATCTTTCAACGAGCGTCAATCAAGTAACATCAATAACAAAAGTATGGTATGACGACCAAGATCCTACACCAGTTTTTTCTACAGGTGCTACTGTAGTTCAAAACACTTTATCAAGTACAAGATATTTATCAGGAATAAGATATTATTCAAATGGTGATACTTTTAACGTTTCATGTACTATAACAAATTTAGCTAATAAAGCTATAAGACCTACAAATCCAGTTTCTTATGTTATGTCAGGAATATCTTCTGTAGATGTACCTATAGATGGTAGTTCATTTGCATATAATGCAGCTTTTAATTTGAGCGTATCTGGTGTTGCAATATCAGTAAGTAATGTTTATAGTATAAATGCAACACTTAGTGTGACTGCTAGAAAACCATCGACAAAAACTGCAACATCGACATCAAGTACAGAAAATAGATTGATTAACACTTATTCGTCTACATATAGTACTAATGGAAATATCTATATGTTTGATGAAAATTACAGATGGTTGCTTTCTACAGACTTTTCAGTTATTCCAGTGAATTATAGTAATCCTACAGGTAATTGGAACAGTTCATTGGCGCTTTCGAACGGAAATCTTATGCTTTATAATTCAGTATGGGATTATCCAAATATTAACTTTACTTCAGGATATTTGCCTGCTCAATCAGGAAACAATTACAGTACTTTCAGTGGTAATCAAGTAGGTGTTTGGGCTGCTAACATTGGAGTAGCACACTCAAGTATGAGTATCGTTTTTACTGGTATACTTTATACAGCAATATCAGCAGTTGGTTCTGGTAGTCTTAATTTTGAAGTAAGATTGCCAGGCGAAAGTAATTGGTTAGATGCAGGTAGAGCTTTTGGTGATGGTAATGGATGTAGATTAGGTTCATCTTCTGGAAGCACTTTGAATATGTCTTTTGGAACTATGACATCTACTAATTCTAGTGGCGTTGTTTTTATGAGAGTTACATTGAGAAATACATCTACGGGTAAAGCTTCAAGAATGCAAGTGTCTGGAACATAATTTTTAAGGAGATATAAAGTGGCTTGGTCAAAAGAAGATCGATCTTTTAAGACGTTGATTAATAAAAGAACAACAAGTAGCACTAAAGGGTTTTATGAAGAGATTGGTGATAATACTGTAAACATTAATATTAATGAAGTGTGGACAGATAATATTGACCCTACTCCCTTTGAAGCTACAAAAATGAATGTAGCTCAAGATTATACGCTTTTTACTTTAACTGAAGACACTTCTGTTGCAAATCAACAATGTTATTATGCTTATAGCGGTGGTGTTCGTCTTAAAAACTGGATAAGCGATAAATATGGTACAGCATATAAAATAAGACTTTTTCAAAATAATAACACAGAGATATTCCCTACAGACGCATCATCTTGGATTTTTGATTATCAAACTGGTATATTAACTTTTAACGGTTCTACATCTGCTTTTGCTAAACCTTTTAAAATAACTGGTTACCGATATATAGGAGCTACAGGAAAATCAGGTATTGTTCAACCTGCAGCTGGAGAATCTTGGTCAATATCATCAAGCACTTATAATGAGATGATGATGAGTGTTTGTTATGGGAATGGCACTTTCGTAGCATTATCTGCTAGTGAAACAAATACTTCTGTAATGACATCCCCTGATGGTGTTAATTGGACGTATAGATCTACACCATCAGATCAATCTTGGACTTGTGTGTGTTTTGGTAATGGTCTATTTGTTGCTGTTGCATGGAGTGGAACTGGCGATAGAATAATGACATCACCTGATGGTATCAATTGGACCACTAGAATAGCACCAGCAAATAATAATTGGCTTGGAATTTGTTATGGTAATGGATTATTTGTTGCTGTTGCATGGAGTGGAACTGGAAATCGTGTGATGACATCTCCTGATGGTATCAACTGGACAATTAGAGCTAGTGCAGCTGACAATGATTGGCAATGTGTGTGTTATGGAAATGGCTTGTTTGTTGCAGTTGCAAGGTCAGGGACAAATAATAGAATAATGACATCTCCTGATGGTGTCACTTGGACAATTAGAACAAGTCCTAATAATAATGCTTGGTCTTCTGTGTGTTATGGAAATGGTGTTTTTGTTGCTGTAGCAAACAATACTTATAGTAATTCATTTATGTATTCTTCTGATGGTATTACATGGACAGCTATAACTCCACTTACATCATCTTTTATTGCAGGTTGGCAAACTGTGTGTTATGGTAATGGGATGTTTGTTGTCGTAGCATTTACTGATGAAGATTATGTTGTGATGATTTCAAATGATGGTGTTACTTGGACATTAAAAACACAACTTTTACAAGGTTACTGGACATCAGTATGTTACGGGAACGGTGTCTTTGTTGCAGTCGAGTATATGGGCAGAATAATGACATCAGGTAGAATAATAGAAATGTATGAACAAGAGCAACATTCACACAGATTTATTAATAATGAAGTAACAATAACAAATGATTTATATGTATCAGGTGTTTCAACCAATGCTGGAGTAACTTGGACAAAAAGATCTGCAGCATCAAACAATGCTTGGTTTGGTGTCTGTTATGGTAATGGTTTGTTTGTATCTGTTTCAGTTAGTGGGTCGAATAATCAAGTAATGACTTCACCTGATGGTATAAACTGGACAAGCAGAACACCTGCTATTGATACTGCATGGATAGCAGTATGTTATGGTAATGGATTATTTGTTGCTGTCTCACCAGGCTCTGTGATGACATCTCCTGATGGTATTACTTGGACAAGTAGAGTTCCTGCTTCAAGCAATGGGTGGGTGTCTGTATGTTATGGTAATGGCTTGTTTGTAGCTGTTGCACAAACAGGAACAAATAATCGTGTGATGACTTCACCTGACGGTATTACTTGGACAAGTAGAACTTCTGCAGCTGATAACAGCTGGTGGGGACTCTGTTATGGTAATGGTTTATTTGTAGCAGTATCTGCAGAGGGAAGTGTGATGACGTCTCCTGATGGTATTACTTGGACAAGTAGAACACCAGCATCTCCTAATCAATGGCTTAGTGTTTGTTATGCAAAGGGATTGTTCGTAGCAGTGTCTGCTACAGGGACAAATAATAGTGTGATGACTTCACCTGATGGTATCACTTGGACTTCAAGATATACTCCCGTAGATAACTATTGGACTTGCGTTTGTTATGGTAAAGGATTGTTTGTAGCTGTTGCACAGCTTTCATCTGGAGGTAAATGTGATGGTGTGATGACATCTCCTGATGGTATTACTTGGACTATAAGATATTTGAGAGAATATAACACGTGGCGTTCTGTTTGTTATGGTAATGGATTATTTGTGGCTGTAGCAAGTAGTGGTGCTTATTCTCCTGTCATGACATCCGGTGATTTAGAAGAAGCATATGAACAAGAAAAACATACACATAAGTTTGTTAATAACGATGTTAAAATGTTTGGGAATCTTGAAGTTGCAGGTGTAGATATAATATCAGGAATTAATTGGGAAAGTAAAACTAGTGCTGCAGATAACAACTGGTCTTCAGTATGCTATGGTAAAGATCTTTTTGTTGCTGTAGCTACATCAGGAAGTCTTAATAGAATAATGACTTCTCATGATGGTTGTACATGGTATACAAGAAACAACATTCTTGATAACAATTACATCGCTGTTTGTTATGGTGATGGGTTATATGTTGCTTTAGCTAATACAGGTGCAACAAATAGAGTAATAACTTCAAGTGACGGTGTGACTTGGTATGTAAAAAATGCTACTAATAATAATAACTGGTCTTCTGTTTGTTATGGGAATGGATTATTTGTAGCTGTAGCTAGCGGGAATGGTTCAAACAATAGAGTAATGACTTCACCTGATGGTAATAACTGGTCAGCTAGAGTTTCAGCAGCAAATAATAGTTGGACTTCGATATGCTATGGTGATGGTTTATTTGTTGCTGTATCTAATAGTGGAACTGGTAATAGAGTGATGACATCACCTGATGGTTTTACTTGGACTATCAGGACTTCAGCAATAGACAATAATTGGACTTCAGTGTGCTATGGAAATGGCTTGTTTGTTGCTGTTGCTGATACAGGAACGAATAACCGTGTAATGACTTCTCCTGATGGTATTACTTGGACAAGTAGAACTTCAGCATTAAATAATAACTGGAAATCTGTATGTTATGGTAATGGTCTTTTTATTGCTATATCTAATACAGGAACAAATGACCGCGTCATGACATCGTCTGATGGTATTGTTTGGTCAATAAAGACTTCAGCAACAAATGATTGGTCGTCAATATGTTATGGTAATGGTTCTTTTATAGCTGTAGCAAATAGTGGTACTGGCAATAGAGTTATGTCAAGTGGCTTTTCTATAGATAAATCAAATTCATCTATTAATCAATATAATGGTTTACATTACTTTACTGATTCTGTAGACTTAAATACGCAAGAGTCTTCTTCTCCTGGGAGTGTTATTGTAAAAGAAGAAGGTTCTAACATTTTAAAATCTGTTCCTGCTTCATATTTTGGTATTTCTGCTGATACAACTATAGGCACAACTTGGACAACAAGAACTCCAAATCAACTTTTAAGTTTAGTGAGATGTTGTTATGGGAATGGCATGTTTGTTGCTTTAGCATCTTCAGGTAATGTTTTATTAACATCACCTGATGGTGTTAATTGGACTTCACGTAATATTACTGGAGATGATTTTTGGGGTGGAATTTGTTATGGTAACGGATTATTTGTTGCTGTAAGTACAAATGGTGTTAATGATAGAGTTTTAACATCATCTGATGGTATTAACTGGACACGTAGAGCTGCATCGGATAACACATTAGGTTGGGTTACTGTATCTTACGGTAATGGTATTTTTGTAGCAGCAGCATATGATACACCTGGAAACAGATTTATGACATCTCATGATGGTGTCAGTTGGACATCTTTAATTCCACCTGTTGATAACTCACCTTCGACTTCTTGTTTCGGGAATAACACTTTTGTAATTGTTTGTGTAGATGGTCGTGTGTTTTTATCATCTTCAGGAACTTCATGGACAACTGTTGCACCTCCAGTGCCAAGTCTTTCAATATTTGGCGTATGTTATGGTAATGGAAAATTTGTGATGGCAGGTGGTGTTCAAATAGGTTCTGATCCTTCTCTACTTACATCTTCTGATGGTGTAAACTGGTCTGTACAAACTGTGCCTTTTACACAACCTATAACAAGTATTAGTTATGGTGAAGGTATTTTTGTAGCTACTGCAGCGTATCAAACTTCTACAAAAAAAATTATGACTTCTACAGATGGTATAACATGGACAGAACGGACAACACCTGACCTTTCTATATACTCAAATTGTAGTGGTAATGGTGTTTTCATTGCTACAACAACAGAAGGATATATACTTACAAGTGGTAGACAAAAAGCCAATATAACGACTCTTGACAATCAATTGAACGGTGGTTTGACTGTAACAGGAGATTTATTTTTAGAAGGTAATTTGGCTATCACTGGTAATATTACTGGTTTAGGCAATTTACAAGGGATTACTGGAGCTCAAGGAGCTACAGGACTTGCTGGAGTTGGTCAAACTGGTCTTCAAGGTGTAACTGGTGTCTCTGGAAACAATGGTGATACAGGAATACAAGGAGAGACAGGTCTACAAGGTGAAGCAGGAACTCAAGGTGCAACAGGTTTAGAAGGACAACAGGGAGAAACTGGTGCTCAGGGTACTACAGGTCTTTCCGGTGTTGGTGCAACTGGTTTGCAGGGAGTGACAGGATTACAAGGTTCAAATGGTGATACAGGAATACAAGGTGTTACAGGTTTAGAAGGCACTGCTGGAGTTCAGGGAGAGACAGGACTTCAAGGAAATACTGGATTACAAGGTACAACAGGTTTTGACGGTCTTCAAGGTAGCACAGGTTCACAGGGTCAGACAGGCCTTCAAGGACAAACAGGATTACAGGGTACTATAGGTAACCAAGGTATTACAGGATTACAAGGATCTACAGGTTCACAGGGATTCACAGGTTTAAATGGTCAACAAGGAACTACAGGTCTTTCTGGTTCTCAAGGCGTACAAGGATTGACTGGTGCACAGGGTAATACAGGACTTCAAGGTATAACAGGTCTTAATGGTCCTCAAGGTGCTACAGGAAGTCAAGGTAATACTGGTATTCAAGGATCTACAGGATATCAAGGAGAACAAGGTGTTACAGGTTTGCGTGGTACAACAGGTTTACAAGGTCAAACTGGAATAGGTTCACAAGGCGAGATAGGCGATCAAGGATCTACAGGTTTACAAGGTTTGACAGGATTAAGTGGTAGTCAAGGTACTACGGGACAACAAGGTCAAACTGGAACACAAGGTCAAACAGGTTTAATAGGTAATCAAGGAACTACTGGACTTGAAGGAGTTCAAGGTCACACTGGTTCTCAAGGATTGACAGGATTAAATGGTCTACAAGGTTCAACAGGAGTTTCTGGGGGACAAGGACAGACAGGATTAAGAGGAATAACAGGAATTCAAGGCGAAACTGGACAAGGATTACAAGGTTTTACAGGATTAAATGGTGCAACAGGAATTCAAGGAAATACAGGTTCTCAAGGGCTTCAGGGTGTTACGGGTTTACAAGGTCTGCAAGGTGACACTGGGATAAATGGAGTACAAGGAACAACTGGTGTAGAAGGTACTCAAGGTATTACAGGAGTTGATGGAGTTCAAGGTTCAACAGGTTTACAGGGATCACAAGGAAACACAGGTATTCAAGGAGTTACAGGTACTCAAGGTCTTGATGGTGTGTCAGCTTCTTGTGCTTTATATCGTTTTGCTAATAATACCTCAGATTCTGATCCAGGTTCGGGAAATTTTAAACTTAATAGTTCAGATTTGTCTTTGGTTACAGCAGCATTTGTCGACAACTTAAATGATTCTGCAGTAGATATTTCTAGTTTCTTACTTTTTTTAGGTAAAGCAGGTTCTTACATCTATATACAAGATGAAAAAGATGCTTCAAGAATTGCTAGTTATTCTATAAATGCTGATGCTGAAGACGCAACAGGTTATGTTAGATTTCCTTCTTTAACTTATATCAATCATAGCAATTCTTTTTCAGATAATTCTAAAACAAACTTTTGTCTTGCTGTAAAAGGAACTCAAGGTGTCACAGGGTTTCAAGGTTTTACTGGTTTGCAAGGAGAAAATGGAACACAGGGTGTTACTGGAATTCAAGGAAACACAGGTGTTTCAGGTTCTCAAGGTAGTACAGGAACTATAGGAACTTCTGGCGTAACAGGTCTTCAAGGTGAAACAGGAGCACAAGGACTTCAGGGCTCTACAGGACTTGGTCTACAGGGTGAAACAGGTTTAAGTGGTCTTAATGGTAATCAAGGAGTTACGGGTTCACAAGGTGTCACTGGTTTACTTGGTAATCAAGGTGAGACAGGTACACAAGGCCAAACAGGACTTAATGGTTTACAGGGAGAACAAGGTAGTACTGGATCGCAAGGTTTAACAGGATTAAATGGTCTTGATGGTACACAGGGTGTTACTGGAGTACAAGGTTTACAAGGTGATCAAGGAGCTACAGGTTTAGAAGGAGCTCAAGGTGAACAAGGTAGTACAGGAATTCAGGGCACAACTGGTTTAGTTGGTACTCAAGGTTCTACTGGTTTACAGGGAACACAAGGAAGCACAGGTTTAGATGGTTTGCAAGGTACTACTGGAATTCAAGGTTTAACAGGATTACAAGGCCAAACTGGAACAATAGGTCTGCAAGGAATAACTGGGTTAGAAGGAATTCAGGGAAACACAGGTTTGAACGGAACACAAGGTGTGACAGGTCAAAATGGAACTCAAGGTGTTACTGGTTCAAATGGTTTACAGGGTATTACAGGTTTAGATGGTATACAAGGTCAAACAGGATTAGCAGGTGCTCAAGGTAATCAAGGAACTACTGGACTTGAAGGAGTTCAAGGTTCTACAGGATTAAATGGTCTTGATGGTAATCAAGGTATTCAAGGAGAAACTGGACAACAAGGAGCAACTGGCTTAAATGGTTTACAAGGTGCAACTGGTGCTGAAGGAAATCAAGGATCTACAGGTATTGGCATACAAGGCTTTACAGGTTTAGACGGTAATCAGGGTATCACAGGTCTCCAAGGATTGACAGGGTTAAATGGTACTCAAGGAGAGACTGGTTTAATTGGAATCCAAGGTACTACAGGTCAAAATGGAATTCAGGGAAACACAGGTCTTGAAGGACCACAAGGCATTCAAGGAGATACTGGACTTCAAGGATTGACAGGGTTAAATGGTAATCAGGGTACTACTGGACTTAATGGAATCCAAGGGACTACAGGTGCACAAGGTCTTCAAGGATCTACTGGTCTCCAAGGAATAACAGGTCTTGAAGGTCAACAAGGAATAACAGGTATTGAAGGACTTCAAGGAGCAACAGGTGCACAAGGAACTGCTGGATCTCAAGGTTTGACAGGGTTGGAAGGACTTCAAGGAGTGACTGGAGTTCAAGGAACAACTGGTTTAGCAGGAGAACAAGGCTTTACAGGATTAGAAGGCAGTCAAGGACAGACAGGTACTCAAGGAGTCACAGGTAGTCAAGGTCTTCAGGGTTCAACAGGTTTAAATGGTTCACAAGGAGTTACTGGTAGTCAAGGAACTACAGGTTATGGAATTCAGGGACAAACAGGAATTCAAGGTATAACAGGTCTTAATGGTACACAAGGTATAACTGGAATACAAGGAGTAACTGGAATACAAGGTACAGGTACTCAAGGAATCACTGGTTTAAGAGGATTTACAGGATTTCAAGGTGTTACAGGGCCAACTGGAGGACAACAGGGTGTTACTGGACTTCAAGGAACAACTGGTTCACAAGGTATTACTGGACTTTCAATAACAGGACAAACTGGAGTACAAGGTATTACTGGGGAACAGGGTTTTACTGGGCTTGCAATAACTGGTGAGACAGGTCTACAAGGAATTACAGGCTTAAGAGGAACAACTGGTATTCAAGGTGTGACAGGCCCATTTGGTGGTCCTCAAGGAGCAACTGGACTTCGGGGTTCGACAGGAGTTCAAGGTGTTACTGGGCAAGGTATTACAGGGCCTCAAGGTTTCACAGGATTATTTGGTATAACAGGTGTAAGAGGTTTTACAGGATTACAAGGAACAACAGGTCCATCAGGTGGACCACAGGGTGCAACAGGACTTCAGGGAGTGACAGGACCTTCTGGTGGACAACAAGGTGCAACAGGTGTTGGTAATGTTATAGCTGGATATGATTGGGTAAGTAGAACAACACCAACAAATAATTTTTATGGATTATGTTATGGAAATGGTTTATTTGTTGCAACATCTAACTCTGGAACTGGTAATAGAGTAATGACATCTCCTGATGGCGTAAACTGGACATCAAGAACTTCAGCAGCAGATAATAGTTGGGGATCAGTTTGTTATGGTAATGGTTTGTTTGTATCTGTTGCTAGTACTTCATCACCTCCAAATAAAGCTATGACGTCTCCTGATGGTATTAATTGGACAGCTAGAGCAACACCTACAGATAATAACTGGTATAAAGTTTGTTATGGTAATGGATTGTTTGTAGCTGTTGCAGCATCGGGAACAGGAAATAGGGTGATGACGTCTCCTGATGGCATCACTTGGACTATTGGAACAACACCTGCAGATTACCCTTGGGTTTCAGTCTGTTATGGTAATGGTTTATTTGTAGCTGTTGCTAATGGTACAGGAGTTCCCAACAGAGTGATGACATCTCCTGATGGTATTACTTGGACCTTAAGAACAACTCCTGTAGATAATGCATGGATTGATGTATGTTATGGAAATGGACTATTTGTTTCTGTAGCTAATAGTGGTACGGGTAATAGAGTAATGACTTCACCTAATGGCATAGATTGGACAATAAGAACATCGCCTGTAGACAACCAGTGGTTAGGAGTTTGTTATGGTAATGGACTTTTTGTATCTGTAGCTCAAACAGGTTCTGGTAATAGAGTAATGATATCTTCTGATGGTATCAATTGGACAACAAGAACAACTACAGTTGCTAACAACTGGTATGCTGTATGTTATGGTAACGGGATGTTTGTAGCTGTTTCTTTCTCAGGAACTAACGATAAAGTCATGACATCTGGTTTTATAGAAGAGATAGATGAACAGTATGATCATACTCACAATTTTATAAACAATGATCTTAATGTACGAGGGAGTCTTAATGTATCAGATTTAGAAGTTGTTCCTGGTATAGAATGGACATTAAGAGATTCATCTGTTGATGCTGATTGGTCAAAAGTTTGTTATGGTAATGGATTATTTGTAGCTGTTGCTTATCAGGGTACAGGCACAAACAACAGAATAATGACATCCCCTGATGGAGTCAACTGGACAACAAGATATAATCCTGTAGACATAGGATGGTATGCTGTATGTTATGGTAACGGATTGTTTGTAGCTGTATCATACACTGGAACAGGTAATCAAGTGATGACGTCTCCTGATGGTATTACTTGGACAAACAGAACAAGTGCAGCATCTAATCAATGGTATAATATTTGTTATGGTAATGGATTGTTTGTAGCTGTTGCAATATCTGGAACAGGAAATAGAGTGATGACGTCTCCAGACGGTATTGTTTGGACAACTAGAACATCAGCAGCTAATAATAGTTGGGCAGGACTATGTTATGGAAACGGTCTTTTTGTTGCAGTTGCAGCAACAGGAACAAATAATCGTGTGATGACTTCTTCTGATGGTATTACTTGGACTATACAAACGACACTTGTCGATAATAACTGGCAAGCAGTATGTTATGGAAAAGGTTTGTTTGTTGCTGTTGCATCATCAGGGACAAATAATCGTATAATGACATCTCCTGATGGTATCAATTGGACAGTAAGGACAACACCTATTGACGTCGCATTTTATAGTATTTGTTATGGTGATGGAATGTTTGTAGCTGTAGCTTATTCAGGAACAGGTAGTAGAGTAATGACGTCACCTGATGGAATCAACTGGACATCAAGAATAACTGCTGCAGACCTTTTATGGTATGGTGCATGTTACGGCAATGGAATGTTTGTTGCAGTAGCTGGTTCAGGAACTACAGGTAGAGTGATGACATCAGGTTTTGTAAAACAAATAGATGTTGAAGACAATCATAGTCATAGTATTTTCAATAATGATGTTGACATTGAAGGGGATCTAGTAGTTTCTGGTAAAAACGTTACATTGTCGGGTACAGGCTGGACATCAAGAACAACACCTGTTGACAATAGCTGGTATGGAGTATGTTATGGAAACGGTTTGTTTGTAGCTACATCTATAACAGGTACAGGAAATAGAGTAATGACTTCGCCTGATGGCGCTAACTGGACAAGTAGAACATCAGCAGCAGACAACAACTGGTATAAAGTCTGTTATGGCAATGGTTTGTTTGTTGCAGTATCTAATTCTGGAACTGGCAATAGAGTAATGACGTCTCCTGATGGTATTGTTTGGACAAGTAGATCTTCAGCAGCTGATAACTATTGGTTTTCTGTGTGTCATGGTAATGGATTATTTGTAGCTGTTTCTTACACAGGAACACTAAATCGAGTGATGACTTCTCCTAATGGTATTGATTGGACTTTAAGAACAACACCTGTAGATAACAGTTGGGTAGGTGTATGTTATGGAAATGGTTTATTTGTAGCAGTATCTGAAACAGGAACAAATAATCGTGTAATGACATCTCCTGATGGTATCAATTGGACAATACAAACGACACCTGTTGACAATTCTTGGATATCTGTGTGTTATGGTGATGGATTATTTGTAGCTGTTTCTTATAGTGGGACAAGTAATCGCGTAATGACATCTCCAAATGGTGTTGATTGGACAATCAGAACAACGCCTGTTGACAACAACTGGTATAATGTTTGTTATGGAGAAGGTTTGTTTGTAGCTATTGCTTATTCGGGTGTTGGAAATAGAGTGATGACGTCTCCTGATGGTATTACTTGGACAATTAGAAGAAGTGCTGTAGACAATGGTTGGGTAAATGTGTGCTATGGAAATGGATGTTTTGTTGCAGTATCTTATACAGGTACGGGCAATAGAGCAATGACTTCTGGAGCTGTAAAAACTATAGACGAGCAAAATAAACATAGTCACAAGTTAATCAATAATGATTTAGACATAACAGGAAGTCTTACTGTTTCTAATATAGATATGATGCCCGGAATAAAATGGACAACAAGAGCATCTATAGTAGACAATCAATGGCTTGGCGTCTGCTATGGCAATGGAATATTTGTAGCTGTGGCTAGTGTTGATGGTTTAGATAACCGAATATTAACTTCTTCTGATGGAGTTAATTGGACTATAAGAACAAACCCAGTTAACAACGAGTGGATATCAGTATGTTATGGTAATGGATTATTTGTAGCTGTATCATACACTGGAACAGGAAACAGAGTGATGACATCTCCTGATGGTATCACTTGGACAAGTAGAACGAGTGCAGCAAATAATGATTGGACTTCAATTTGTTATGGTGAAGGTCTTTTTGTAGCTGTAGCTTATTCAGGCACAGGAAATAGAGTGATGACATCTCCTGATGGTATTACTTGGACTCTTAGAACAAGTGCTGCAAATAATGATTGGTTTGCTGTATGTTATGGTAATGGGTTGTTTGTAGCTACATCAATAACAGGAACAAATAGCAGAGTGATGACATCTCCTGATGGTATTACTTGGACTATTAGAACAAGTGCAGCTGATAATAACTGGAGAGGTTTATGTTATGGAAATGGTCTTTTTGTAGCAGTTTCAACTTCAGGGGTTAAAAATAGAGTGATGACATCTCCTGATGGTATTACTTGGACATCAAGAGTTAGTGCAGCTGACAATAGCTGGGCATCTGTGTGTTATGGAAAAGGAATGTATGTAGCTGTTGCTTATAGTGGAACAGGTAATCGTGTAATGACATCTCCTGATGGTATCACTTGGTCTTTAAGAACATCAGCTGCAAATAATAACTGGAGAGGAGTATGTTACGGCAGAGGCATGTTTGTAGCCGTAGCTTATTCAGGAACTGGTGATAGAGTGATGACATCTGGTGCTATGGATGTTCTTGAGGAACAGACTAATCATAATCATGATCTCATGATAGGTTCACAAAATATAGTAGGAACTCAAACTGTTTCAGGTTTGCAAAACATTACTGGTATTCAAACTATAACAGGCACACAAAATATCACTGGAAGCATGAATTTTTCTGGATTAAAAGTAAATCCAGCACATGACTGGGTAACAAGAACATCTGCTGCTGATAACTTATGGTATGGTGTATGTTATGGAAATGGCTTGTTTGTAGCTGTAGCATCATCAAGTACAAGTAACAGAGTAATGACTTCATCTGATGGAGTTAACTGGACAATAAGAACGTCAGCTGCTGACAACAACTGGTATGATGTCTGTTATGGAAATGGCGTTTTTGTTGCAGTTGCACATTCTGGCGCAAGTAACAGAACAATGATCTCTTATGATGGTATAAGTTGGTCATTAGTAACACCTGCAGCAGCAAATCAGTGGGACGGTGTATGTTATGGCAATGGTTTGTTTGTAGCTGTCTCTAGTAATGGTACAGGAAATAGAGTGATGACATCTCCTGATGGTATCACTTGGACATCAAGAACAAATCCTGTTGACAACAACTGGTATAAAGTATGTTATGGTAATGGTTTGTTCGTAGCTGTAGCTTTAACAGGTACAGGAAATAGAGTAATGACTTCGCCTGATGGTATTACTTGGACTATACAGACTTCAGCAGCAGACAATGATTGGTATGACATATGTTATGGAAACGGTTTATTTGTAGCTATAGCTTATAACGGTACTGATAGAGTGATGACGTCTCCTGATGGGATCACTTGGACAAGTAGGTCAGCTGCTGTGAATAATCAGTGGGTGTCAGTCTGTTATGGCAATGGTTTGTTTGTAGCTGTGTCAAATTCAGGTACAAGTAATAGAGTAATGACATCTCCTGATGGTATTACTTGGACATCAAAGACATCTGTGATAGATAACTCTTGGGCATCGATTTGTTATGAAAATGGGATTTTTGTAGCAGTAGGTTATAGTGGAACAAATACTAGAGTGATGACATCTGGGTATCTTAAAACACTAGATACTCAAAATAATCATACACATAATATTATAAATAACACTCTAACTATTCGAGGTAATATGTTTTTGAGTGGTATAAAAACAGGTACTTCGCAAGCAAATGCTGGAGCTGTTGCAGGGGAAGTTTGGTTAAATACATCTGATCAATCTCTAAGAGTAGGGGTTTAAAAATTAAGTGGTCAGAATAAATTTAACACAAAATTTGTTCTGACCACTGTTTAGCAATTTTGCTCCACTCAAATTTTCTAGCATTTTCGAGGCTTTTTTGCGACCATTCTTGCCATAGAGCTTTATTTGTTAATAACTCTATGCATTTAGAAACAAATTCGAGTCTATAATCTAAAAGTGATGATTCACCTTTTCTGCCTTGCCCTAATAAAATACCAGAACTATTAACTGTTGTTTGTAATCCTGCGTAATTTGAAGCAATAACTGGTAAACCTGCAGCTTGACATTCTATTGCAGTAATACAATTTGTCTCTTCAAAATCAGTTGGATATGCCCATAATGAAGCTTTAAGTTGTTCTTCGGCAAGTTGTTCTTGGCCAACTCTTCCATGATAAAAAACACCAGGTTTTTTCATAGCTTCTTGGAGTTTTCTTATTTTCTCAGATTCACCATGTTTATATTTAGCAACTTTTAACCAATTATCTATTCCATAAAAAATATGTAATTCTAATTTTGGGACACTTTGCTTAATAAAGTCAAATAAATAGAGAAGAGTGTCAAGACCTCTATCTAGACTTGAACTCCAATGTAATCTATAAGGATTTCTTTCGACTGACTTTTCGTATCTTTTTAGATCAATACCGTTAGTTGTCATAATTAAACGATCTAAAGACAATCCATGATGTTGACTTACAAACTGTTTATGCCATTCAGAAAGAACAAGAAATTTATCGACTTTTTCTTGATAAGGAATTGTATTTTCTGATGACAACCAAATATCATGAATGATTGTGAATTTTTTACCTGCTCTAATATTCAAACGAAAAACATCTGTTGTTCTTGATGAAATAAAATAGTCAAACCAGTTGTACTCTATAAATTCAGTGAGTTTAGAAAAATGAAACCATTCGACACCATTGAATTTACCTTCAATTGAACAGTCTGCGAAATTCAAAACTCTGTAACCTAATGTAGCAAGTTCTTCAGACAATTTTATAGCCCAAGTTTCTGAACCTCCAATTCCTGATGTTTCACAAGAATTATAGTTCCATTTTTCAAAAGAGGGTCCTGAAAAAAAACAAATAGATTTTTTCATAATGTTTTGTGAATAATTGGTAATAAAGTTTCTTTGTAAGTAATTGCTTCGTTTAAATTAAAAAAATTTTTATATACAGATACTTGAAATATTTTTTTAGGTGGTTTAAATTTCAAATCATTATCAAAACATTTTAATGTGTTTAACAAACTTGTCGATTCGTTTTCGTTATTTAAGTTTTTTGTTGCACTAACTTGATATTTGTTGTTTTTTAAACAAATATTTTGTATTCCTAAACTATTTTTATATTTTCTTTTTACATTGCCAAAGTCGTCATACATTGATAATTGTGTTGCTCTTGAAGTATTTATTTTTGCATCAATATTTTCATTATAAAATTTGTTCACTTTTTTTGAAATTTTTTGTTTAGTTTCTTCAGAAAGTTTTTTGCCCCTTTTTTTATCTTTTACATCTTCAGAATATGAACCGTGCATTCTTTTCTTTTTTGATGCATCTTGTGAATTGTCTTTTGCTGTGCCCAAAAAAAGATGATCAGGATTTACGCAAAACCCGTTTATGTTATCGCATTTATGACAAAGAAATAAATTTTTGGGTCTAATTCCTTTTGCTTTTTCCCAAAAAATCTTTTTATATTTTGAAAAACTGCAATAGCTTTTAGCTGACAAAATCCAACAGTGTGTACCTGAAATGTCAGGATGAATCTTAGCTTGAACAGAATATTCTTCTATGATTGGTCCATGTTTATCTACACTACACTTTTTGATAATCACCCCACTTTTGTTTTAAGTAAGCATGATTTTCTCTATCTTCTTGATGATAATGTTCTCTACCTTCAATTTCATAACTTCCACGAGTAATTCCGCCAAAATGGAAAACAAAACTATCAACAGCTTGCGCTATTTTATATTTCATCTTTTTAATTCTAATACAATGATCTAAATCTTCACACCCGTTCTTAAAACCTGGGTCTAACAAACCAACTTCGTTAAAGATTTTTTTATTAAACATGGTTGCATAGTACGCTACCCATTCCTGTTCAACGAGAGTCCCAGCGTGTGATTGATTTGATTTGTCCATAAAACTATATAAGTTTTCTAGTCTGTCTTCTAACTGACACGCTTTCATTCCTGGCACAAGGTCTAAACCAGGAATACTCATTGGATAAGTAGGCTTACCAGGAGCATCATGCAACCAATAACGATCACAATTTGAAAGCACACCACAAGCTGCTAGATTTTGATCAGCCTTCATTTTTTTGAGAAGATTTTCGTCCCAATTTTTAGAAACAATAGTGTCGGAATTTAAAAGAACAAAATATTCTGAAGTAGAGTGCTTGATACCAGCATTACATGTTTGTGAAAAATTTAATCTTTTGTCTTGTTCACCAAGTATAGTGACATTTTTGAGAATTCTATAAAACTCCCAAGTTGAAGCATTGCTACCTGCATCACTTATAATGATGTTATATGATTTTGTATTTTTTCTTATAGATTGTATACATAACTTCAAATATTCAACATTGTTATATGAAGGAATGACAATATCTAAAGAATCAGTATAATTAATAACATTAATCCATTTTTTCGTTATTTCTTCAATTGAATAACTTTGGGCAGCTTTTAAAGCTCTTTCAGATATGATTTTACATAAATTGTCGTCGTCTCTTAAACTTGTAAGATGAAATTCCCATTCAGAAAGATTTGACGCAAAAATGCAACACCCGGGAAATTTTTCATTTACTTTCCAATAAGCATCAAGAGGAGAACATATTACGGGTTTCCCTAAAGAAAGAGCTTGTGTCAAACGTGTATTGCTTTTACAAGGCTGTATTTCATAATTTGCAGGTATAATTATAATATCAGCTTTTTTAAGATGCTCAAGCCATGTTGAAAGTTCCCATTTTATGTCAGCATCTTCCCATTCATGGATAGTAATGAGCTTCATACCCAGTTTTTCAATAATAGGTCTTAAAGGTTCTAACAAGACGCTAGAACCTCCATATCCAAAAAAATAGATAGATTTCATTTTTATGCTTTTTCTTCCTGTTCTTGCGCTTCTACTGTTTTTAGTGCGTCAAAAATACCAATGATATCATTTGATGCTTCAATATCATCTTCTATTTTTTTAAGTTCATTATCGACAGATTTTTTCTTAAGTTCTTGAACTTTTATTGCTACAGCTTTCAAAAAGAAAGGCTTTTTAACTTGACATTCAAGACTAACATCTTCAGCTTTTTTCTCTATTTCTTCTTTTTTATCTTCAATTGCTTTTTGTGTTTCAATTGATCTATCAAGAATAGCGTTTAGTACTTCTTTTTTTGTTCCAGGCATTGTTTCGCCAGACATTGCGAATTGCCATGATCTTTCAAGCTCTTTGTTATCTTCTTTTGCGACAACAACAGGACCATCTTCAAGATTAGGAGTAGTAATAGTGATTGAAATGCCATGAGCTTCAAGGTAAGACTTTAATTCATCATCACCAAGAAATTCATAATGATTAGCTAAATTGATAAATGTGTCGAGAGTTTCGTGAAGTCTTGGACGTGCATCTGGAGAAGCAACACCACCTTTAAAATATTGCATGTTTTTAAGAGAAAGAAAATCACGTTTTTCGCGTTTAAAAACAAGACCATAGACAGCTTTGAGTTTACCAAGAATTCTACTATGAACTTCAGACATTTCATATTTGATTTCGCCGCATTCGTCAAGTTTTTCTACAAAAGTATCTTTGTTATTCATCATCTTTCCTCCAATATAAATTTGAATTTTCTTTTTGTATCTTGTAGTTTAATGACAGGTTCTTTTTTTGTTGTTTCAAATGTAAGTTTTGTTGTAGCGCCGTGATCGCCTTCGAAAACGACTTGTTCTAACTCATTGTCAATATAGATATGTGCACCAAAAAGAGAACCAAACCAACTAGGAACTAAACGTTGTAAGTGTTCGTTTGTTATCTCGTCAAATTCACTGTTGAAACTCTGTTTAATAGCATACGCAGATCTATAATTTGCTCTTATTCTTACTACTCTTTGATCTTGTCGTTCAATTTTTGCAAAAGCATCTATGATTAATGATTTAATGGGAACGCTCATATTTCGAATGCATCTTCTATAACTATAGTGTTCATGTTTACTGTTTTGGCTTTTTCTTCAAGTCTATATGAACAGCAAACAATCTTATCAGAATCTCTTAAAATTTCATTTACCCAAGGCCAACCAATAACGTCTTCGCATATATCACATATTACTTTTTTATTATGTTGCTTAAGTAACTTGATACTATTATAACTGCTTTCATCAAAGCTTTTTCCAATTATTGCAATATCATAATTTTTATCAATTATTTCTTGTGCATCTTGAACAATAAAAGATTGATATCCCACACTTCTAAGACATTTGTTGACACGTAAAACTCTTATACGTGTTTGAGCAGCAAGCCAATTTTCAGGTGCTATCCAACCTATTTTAATTACAGAGACTGGTTTGAATGCACGTATTTCTATTGAAGGTGTACCATAACTATTCATTTTTCACTTCTGTCACTTTGAAAGAGTTTAAGTTTGACTTTTGAAGAATTAAACAACCAAGTTCTGGCGATATACATTTATATTCACCAGTTTTTGTATTTTCAAAAATAACTTTACAAAATATAGTTTTTTCAAAACCATATTTTTCTTGATAAGATACTTTTAAAAAAGAAGAGTCTTTTGATGCTGAAAAAACACACCAATCGTTTTTTTCTATGCTGCTTTGCTGTTGAATGAACACAGGAGTTTTAATTAACACACTGTCTTTGTTATGTGTTAATGTGACAATACATAAAAACAAAAAAAAATTAATAGAATACCTCCTAGTAATTATTTAAGTAATCTATAATAAAACCTGCATCTTCAAGTATCTCTCTGATTTCGTTTTTAGAAAATCCTGTCAAATGAAACTGGTGTTCAGCATCACTACCATTTTCTGCTGTTTGAGCACCAAACAAAGTCATTTTATACCACTCTTTTTCAGGATATCCATTTACTGTTCTTTTGTTATCACCATTCACATAACCAAGAGCACATAGTTCTAAATCTGGAATATAAAGATTAAGAACTCCACCTGGTTTGAGAACTCTAAACCATTCTTTTATTGCTTGTTTAGCTTTCTCTTTTGGAACATGTTCAAGCGCATGTTCACTAGAGATTTCAGAAATTGTGTTATCTTGATAGGGTATTTCATAAAAATTGAATATTTCATCGACTTCTTTTATATCTACAATGTCACAATTGACAAATCCTTCCATCCGTTTATTACCACAACCAAGATTCAATTTTTTACCTTGTCCATCTTTTCTAATTAGTCTTAGTGGACTATTTTTTAAAATAGCTCTATTGTGTATGCCTCTTGAATCATTTGGTCTAAATTTTAGAAACAACTCATTGTATTCATAAGCTTTTTGAATGTCACCAATATTGTTATAGCAATTACATAATGAAAGAGCTGGCAACCATGTATAATATTGAGGATAGAATGTTGACATCAACTCAGATGAACGTTTTGTATTTAAACAAATTTCATAATAATGTATTGCTCTTGCCCAATCACTTTTTGAACAATAAAAATCTCCAATATCATAAAAAGGTTCTGCACGACGAGGCTCTATTTTGATAGATAGAAAGATGTTTTCGAAAAATTTGTTTTCGTTTTTTAAGAAAAGATATGCTTTTGCAAGTAATTGGTATGCTGTAAATATATCTTCCCACCAACCATTTGAAACAACAAATCTTTCAAGATATTTGATTGCATCTTCTGTTTTCCCAAAATCAAGATACTCTTTTCCAAGATAAAATAGATTTCTTGGATCTTGGTCTTTTTCTACGATTTTCTCTAGAATTCGTATGTTTCTTTCTGATGTTCCGTGTTTTTTCCAATGATGGATTTCAATGTCTGTTCTTGTTATGTTTCTTCCATTAATAGCAATATACTCGTGAATTGCTTTTTCCCATTTTAAATTAAGAGAGCGTTTAATAATTCTTTCACGTTCAAGAGTGCATTCGGGTACACCAAACTGATCATGTGAATAATGATATTTGCAAATAAATACTTCTTTGTCAGGAGAAAAATCTAAGTTTTTTATTTTTTCTTTGTCTTTAGGTAGAATTTCATCATCAGCATCAAGCCAGAAAATCCACTCTTTTTCACAAAGACTAAAAGCAAAATTTCTTGCTGCTGCAAAATCATCTATCCAAATGAAATCATAAACTTTATTAGTATATTGTAATGCAATTTCTTTTGTTCTATCAGTTGACCCAGTGTCAACAATAATTATTTCGTCAGCAATAGATTTGATAGAGTCTAAACATTTTTGTAGACTTGCTTCTTCGTTTTTTACTATTAATGCAAAACTTAAGCTTGACATTTTTCTTTCTTTTCTTGTCTTGGTGTTAATTTAATCCCTACAATATCAGCAGGAGACAAACCCCGTTTAACTGTAGTATCAAAAATTTTTCCTTCAAGAAGAGTACAAAAACTTCTCTCAAATTCAGTTTCAGCTATTATGAGAATTTCGTTATCTTTTAAAATATTTATTTCCATATTTTCCTAATCATTCTATAGCACAAAAATCTTTTGCATAAATTTGTAACTATGCAAAAGATTTATAATATAAGTACTTGCAAAAAACTTTAAAAAAAGAATAATGAAGAGACTTCTCCGCCTCCAGAAAAAACATTAGGAATAACAATGTCCATGTCAAAATTACAAGAAACAATAGTATTTGGAACTCCAGACTCAACTGGAATCAACATAATAAAACTATCAGCTATTTGTTCATCCATACAATTACATCCTTGTTATTACTGCACGAGCTATTACACCTGATGCCATAGATGCAGGGGCATATCTAATGTAAGTTGTTTCATTAGTCTTATCATTAGTGTTATAAGTCGACCAATTGTCTCCATCAGTAGATTTTGACCAAGTACCTGTAGATGTTACAGTGTTATCATCAACTAATAAACCACCAGTGATATCGTTATAGATTCTTATTCTAAGATCAGGGACAGTTTCTCCAAAAGCTGTAACAAATCTGAATGCAAACAATTTACTTGCTGCATTTGATCTTGTTGCATCACTTCGATAATTTGGTAAAGGACTTATATTATCGTAACTTACATGTACACCGTAAATTCTTGCTGGGAGCACAACTTGACTTATAGTCTTAAATTCGAACATGAACTGTACATGGGTACTAGCACTTACACCTGAAATGTTTCCTAAGTCGTCTATTAAAGTCCAAGAACCACTATTGTCTGTTATTCCACTAGTACGACAATATACTCTATAAGGCAAAGGTTGAATACCCAAAGAACTTTGTCCAATAAATTTTGCAGACAAGACACTAACGGTATTCAAATTGTTAGCTTCAGGAGTAGCTATTCTTGGTGTAATAATTCTGCTTAAAGTTGTTGCAGCAAAATCCCAATCAGCACCTATTGGAACAGCATACATTTGATTATTAATAGCTGTCGGAGCAGTACCTACTGCTGGGTGTCTTATTACGTGCGTAACACCACTTTCAGACCATGCTGTAAATGTTAGACCGTTTTGATTTGGTATAATAGCTGCAGAACTATCTGCTGTTGACTGATCTTGCTGATGATTGTCAATAAAAACATTGTAGTCAAATTGAGAAGCATCAGTTTTGTATCCAGTAATATAAGTTTTTCCTACAGCTACTGTTGGAGTAGTAGATATTACAAGTTTATTCAAAGTGTCAATAACTTCTACTGACGACATTGCGCCTGTTACTGGGTAAGTTGCTGCACCACCTGCAGGAACTTCTACCATAGCATCAAAAGCCCATGTAGTCGAACCAGAAGTGATGTCTGTTAATACAGATCTATATATTCTTGTTGTTGTTACAAAATATAAACAAGGTATGTTTGCTCCAGGACCACTTTGTAAAACTGCATATCTACCATTATTAGTAGTTTGCATTGTACCTGTCAACGCTTGAACACCAGTAGCTAACAACTGAATGCCAGCGTAATTAGAAGCTTTTCCTGAAGTTATAGTACCTAAAGAAGATCTTAGATTATATTTGTGTACTCTACCTGCTGTGTCAAGAACATATGAAATTCGCATGCTGTTGTCTATAATGCAATAAGCAGTTCCTGCAGGAATTGTTGCAGGTGCTGAGGTTAAAGTTATTTGTGTTGTACTGTTAACAGCAGAAATTGTGTACCATGTTGTAATACTTAAAGGATTTGTAGAGCCAAAACCTATACGTGACCCTGCGTTTATTCTTCCAGCAACTGAATTCCATGAAGTCCCAGAACCTGTTATTGTTGTAGTTCCTGTAGAAGATACAGTACCCGCAGTATATTCTTCATCTTCAATAGCACATCCAGCACCACCCGTATTAGTAACAGTAGAAGCATTAGGCAACCAATACACAGCACGTAAGCTGTCTGTACTTGTTGCAGCACTTATTGTTGTACCACTAGGAATAAAAATTGAAGGATTCAATCCTTTAGTAACAAATAAACCACCATTTGCTGCTGTAGCATTTGTAGTTACTGTCACAACTCTATACTCTTCAATAATAAAAGGTGTACCTGCAGAAATTGTACCTGCTCCACTTCCAAGTGTTATAGAAGTATCACTTCCTATTGCTGATATCTGGTACCAAGTACTTATTTCAGCAGGATTTATAGAACCAAACCCGATTCTTGCACCAACAGATATCTTCCCATTTGTTGTCCATAAAGTTCCAGTACCTGTAACAGCTGTATCAGATACAGATACTGTGCCAATCATATAACGTAAACGGTCTACGCGAAACCCTCTTATTGTGTGGTTTGTTGTAGCAGGATATGTTAGCGTAATGTATCCTATGTAATTGTATACTGCATTAGTGATACTATAAGTATATAATACAACTCTTCGAGTTGCAGCAGCTGCAGCTGCGTCAGCAAGGAAAACATACTGTAAATCATTTGAAAAACTTAACACATGAGGCATCATACAAGGAACAGTACTATTATCTACGGGTCTTGCTACAGCTATAGGATTTGGACCTACCCATTTATCAGAAGGATTTGCTCCAGTGTTTTTGTACATAAGTGGTCCAAGATTTAAAAGATCTTGATTATAACTACTTATTGGAGTTGAGTTTTGTGTAAATAGCATTTTTGTTGCTAATGTTGCCATGATTATTTTATTCCTTTCACTATAAGCGTTAGTTTTTTAATACTTGTTATAGAACTAACATAAAAAATTATAAAGTCGTTTTTTTCAAATTTTGTATTCCATGAAGATATAGTTTCTACAATATTGCTTTGAGAATTGCTTAATGTTATAAAATTTCCACCACAAATACTATCAGAAATAGTAACAGGTAATGAAGATTTTTTCCAAATATCGATTTGTACGCTCCCTAGTTCGTCAGCAACTATAGTATAACCAGTTATAGTCATTGCATAGGGAGCTATGATTATGCCTTTATTACCTGTTGTTATAACTTCTCCAGATCCATCAATAGTGATCCCAAAGCCTCCTTCAACACGAGAAATCTCTTTTATATTTATGTAACATGTTTGATTACTTGAAGTGAAGTCTAGGATAAAATGGACATCGTCAGAAAAACGATGAAAAGTGTTGTTAAGTCCTGATTGTACTGAAGGATTAATACTGTAGGTTTTTCCTATTCCAGAAAGATTGGGTTTATCCCAGAACTTGACAGTAGAGCTATTTAAGCCATAATCAGTGTCTGACGTACCATAAGCATTTAGCGACCACATTAAAGAAGATACGAGACCAAATTTATATAAATCATTACCTTTTTCATTATTGTTATTTATAATTCCGAAAGAAGCAACATTTATTCCAAAATTATATCTAAGCGAATTCATTTCAACACTTCGACTAGCCCATGTAGAAGAGTTTTCATAACCTTCACCATAATTAGAAGTGTCAATAGCAAAACTTTCAAGTAATACCCAATCAGCATTACTCAAATGTGAAGAAACTAAACTGGTATTGTATATTGAGTTAGGATATAATGGGTCATTATCAGTTCCAAGAATGTGACTCATTTTTTTTGAGTTTGCAAAAACTATATTTGAAAAAGATAGTGCTTTAACTGAATCAACACGGGTATTAAAGTCAGTTCTAAGTACACCAAAGTCATAACCTGCTTTATCAATAAAAATGCCATTTATTTGAAGTGTATTCCATTGGCCTACTTTTGTATTAAAAATAGCAAGACTATCTGTTGCAGAAACAATACCAAAGATGAGAGTGTTGGGATTAAGCGATCTAATTCTTGATAAAATTATTTGCGTATTTGTATAGTCTATATGAGTTGGGTCTTGATACCCATCATTAAAAACAAGAATGTCATAACGTGAAAAATCTTGAGCTATATTTTCGTTTATCGATTGATTTTTAGAATTATTGAAATTTACAAGCGAACCTTTATATATTAATATATCAATAGGTTTTTCGTACAAAGATTTTAAAACTTGTTGTTGATGCCAACCACTTTTACCATGAATATTTTCTAAATTGACAATTCTGTCTGCATGATTTTGAATATGACCTGAAGGACCAATAATGGGTGTATGATTCAATACATATAAAGGATTCTCTGTATCATTAAAAATCTCTCTTCTGAGATTTAAAATTTCCATTAAATAATAAGGGCCTGTTTTATTTGTATATGTATCTGTAACAGTTACCCTGTCGTCCATAAAATCGTTAAGATCAGAAGAATCTGTAATAGCTAAAGCATCATTTATAGTAACATGAGGATCAAGAGCAATCAATGCTGGTTTATCTATTTCAATCGAATTAATTTGCTCTATTGTAGTTTGTGCATCTACTTGTGTTTGTTTGTTTTTTATTTCTGCGTCTACAATATTAATCCAATTCACCCATGTTTGGATGTATTGCATACAGTTTGGTTTTAGTTTAACACTACCTGAATACATAGTTAATAGTGAATTTTGTATATCTAATGAATAACCTTGTGAAATAATGAGTGCTTCTCCATAAGATCTTAAATATTGTTGTCTAACTAACTTTGCGTAAGGTATTGAGTTAGGATTGTGTACTGATACAACAGAATCTATAGTATCTCTTTGTTGTTGTGTAATACTATCAGCTGCATATACAACAGTATATTGCTGTCCTATTTCACAAGAGACACCAAAAAAATGTTCTCCTTTTACTATTCCAGAATTTTCTATTTCAAGTGTGAGTAATTCTGAATTACATTCTTTATTGTAAGTTATTTCTTGCATTAAGTGCTCCCATTTATGTTAAGCTAATTTTAAAACTATAAGTTGTCGCTGATACATAGAGCCTGTATTTGCTGTGACTCTCCAATATCCTGCAATTGCTTGTGAGCCATTTACAGTCACTACAGCTGTAGTACAAAAAGTACTAGGATCGTTAGTTTGTCCTGGATTATATCTTTGTTCTGAAGCAGCTACTTGTGAACCACCACTATATATAGTCATATAAGTAGTTGCTGAATTACTTGAATGTGAAATGCTTCCAGAAAATAACACTAAATATGTTCCTGAAGCAGGTGTAACTGTCATACCTGTAGCAAGAACAAATGTAGTACTTGTAGTAGTTGCTGTAGTTGTACTAGTAACATAATTATTAGTGACAAAACCTATACCCGTTACACCTTGAATACCTGTTTGGCCAACAAGTCCTGTCACACCCTGTAAGCCTGTTACACCTTGAATACCAGTTTGACCTTGTACACCAGTTGAACCTTGAATACCTTGTATACCGGTTTGTCCTACAAAACCTGTTACTCCTTGAATACCATTTAATCCTGTAGTACCAATCAAACCTGTTGTTCCTTGAATTCCTGTTTGACCTTGTACACCTGTTGTTCCCTGTATTCCAGTAGCTCCTTGAATTCCAGTTTGACCTTGTAGACCTGTAAAACCTCTCAAACCTGTAATACCTTGTATACCTTGGAGTCCTGTTTGTCCTTGTAATCCAGTAGAGCCTTGAATACCTGTTATTCCTATCGCACCTGTTATTCCCTGAATACCAGTTTGACCCGTAAGACCTATGAGTCCTGTTACTCCTTGTGTACCTTGAAGACCTTGTATTCCAGTTGATCCAGTTAAACCTGTAACACCTTGAATTCCTGTTGATCCTTGTATTCCAGTTAAACCTTGTTGACCCTCTAATCCGTCTAGACCTTGTAAACCAGTAGATCCAATCAAACCTGTAATTCCTTGGACACCAGTTGAACCTTGTGTACCTGTAGTACCTTGTAATCCATTAGAACCAGTAAAACCTTGTATACCTGTACTACCTTGAATACCAATTAGACCTGTTGTCCCTTGAATACCAGTGATTCCCTGAAATCCTTGGACACCAGTTCCTCCTTGAATTCCTGTATCACCTTGTATACCAGTTTGACCTACAAGTCCTTGTAATCCTGTTTGACCTTGAACTCCTGTGTCTCCTTGAATACCCTCAATTCCTGTTTGACCTTGACTGCCAATCAATCCAGTTAAACCTTGTATGCCTTGTATTCCAGTAAATCCCTGAAGTCCAGTATTGCCCTGTGCACCTTGTAAGCCTGTAGATCCTTGAATACCAGTGTCACCCTGTATTCCATCTAAGCCAGTTTGACCTTGGAGTCCTTCTAGTCCTGTAGTACCTTGTAATCCTGTTACTCCCTGAATTCCTTGGGTACCTGTATTACCTTGAATACCCTGTAAACCTGTTAAGCCTTGAAAACCTGTTGATCCAATAATGCCTGTTATTCCCTGTAGACCAGTAACACCCTGAATTCCAGTTTGACCCTGAAAACCTTGAAGACCAGTGCGACCTTGTGAACCTGTTTCTCCTATAAGACCTGTAATACCTTGAATTCCTGTTACACCAACAAGACCAGTTTCGCCCTGAATACCTTGTTGACCTGTAGTACCTTGAATTCCTTCAAGACCTGTTATTCCTTGTATTCCCGTGTTACCCTGTATACCATTTAAACCTGTTTGACCTTGAGAACCCGTAAAACCTTGAATTCCTGTAGCTCCTTGAATACCATCAAGACCTGTAACGCCTTGAATACCTTCTAAACCAGTGAAACCTTGTAAGCCTGTTTCACCTTGAATTCCTTCAGTACCTGTAGAGCCTTGTAATCCAGTAGTACCCTGTATTCCATCTAAGCCTGTTGTACCTTGTGAACCTTCTAAACCTGTTTGACCTTGAAGACCAATAAGTCCAGTTGTACCTTGAAATCCAGTGTTTCCTTGTGATCCTTCTAAACCAGTAAAACCCTGAATACCAATAAGACCTGTAGTACCTTGTACACCTGTTTCACCAATAAAACCTGTAGTACCCTGATCTCCTTTCAGTCCTGTACTTCCTTGAACTCCTTGTAGACCATTGAGACCAGTAGAACCTTGATCACCTGTTAACCCTGTAGTTCCTTGAACTCCCTGAGTACCTTGTGTACCTGTGTCTCCTTGAATTCCAGTTTCTCCCTGTAAACCTGTAGTTCCTTGAATTCCCTGAGTACCTGTATCTCCTTGTACTCCTTGAATCCCTGTAGTTCCTTGTGTACCAGTATTTCCTTGAACTCCTTGCACACCAGTAAAACCTTGTATTCCTTGAAGTCCTGTTTCACCTTGAACTCCCGTTAATCCTTGGAGACCTGTATCTCCTTGTTCACCTTTTAAGCCAGTTTCACCAACAAGACCAGTAGTACCTTGTGATCCATCTAAACCTGTTTGACCTTGAAGACCAATAAGTCCAGTTGTACCTTGTACGCCTGTTTCGCCAACAAACCCAGTAATTCCTTGAATACCAGTAAAACCTTGTAAACCAGTATTGCCTTGCGAACCTGTAGCACCTTGATTACCAGAAACTCCTGTTTGGCCTTGAAGACCTGTAATTCCCTGAACACCATCTAAACCTGTAGTACCTTGTATACCTTCGATGCCTGTATTACCCTGAACACCTGTTATACCTTGAGCACCTTCTAATCCTGTACTTCCTTGCAAACCAGTGTTTCCTTGACTACCAGCAATTCCAGTTTGACCTGTTAGACCTGTTGTTCCTTGGAAACCTTGTAGTCCAGTAGTACCCTGTGACCCAACTAAACCTGTGTCACCTTGGATTCCATTTTGACCAGTAACACCTTGAAGACCTGTGTTACCTTGGAGACCATCAAGACCTGTAGATCCTTGTATGCCATTTAAACCAGTAGTACCCTGCAGTCCAGTTTGACCTTGAAATCCAGTATTTCCTTGGAGACCTGTCAACCCGTTTAAACCTGTTACTCCAAGTTTATCTAAAATCCGTTTAGCATCTATAGTAGCTGCACTTGCAACAATGCCACCAGGTAAATTAGAATAAATTTCATTGGAAGCATATAAGCCTAAATCTAAAGCAGATGTGTTTTCGCAACAAATAGCATAAGATTCAAAAGCAGGAAGATCTATTTGTTCACCATCTTCATCCCAAAAGATTGTTGCTGATATGTAATACCCATCTGCATTTTGTATTGATGTAATTCTGTACCTATGACAAACACCAGGTACAAGAGTCATCAAATTAGGATCTAAAGCAGGTACATAAACTATAAATCCAATTTGAATGTCTAATGAACCAAGATTTGTTGCATCAGCTTGATTATCAAATACAGCATTAGTGAAAGTGTACTCTCCCGGAGTACTTGTTGGGTCATATGAGCTTACATAAAGAGACCCATTTATTATTCTTGCCATAAAACATTCTACTCTCTTTTTAGAAATGAGTTACGATAATTACCGATAGTGATCCCAAGTTTCCAAAACGGAAAACGTTATAACCTGATGATGAATTATTGACAACTATTGTAGAACCAACAGCGCCAAGATTGTCATTATCAGAACGAACATTAAAATCTGGTATAAAGCAATTGCCTAAAGAAGTATTAGTACCTGCACCATTTACAGCGCTTGCAGGAACAGTCAGTTCGTAAGTAGTGCTTGAACGTGTACCTGTTCTTATTCTCAATGCAATTAACTGTACATCAGCATGACTACCTGTAGGAGCAGATAATACTCCGCCAGTTTTTGGAGAACCTGTATGAGAAAATGTAAAACCAAGTGTATATGCTCCTTCAGTACCTGAAGCATCACCTGTGTTAGATGTCGTTATAACAAATGAGTTTTGTGTGGTTGAATCAATAGTAGCAACTTGATAATCAACGTTAGTATTTCTTACAATAACTCTGTTTCCTGCTGTGTGACCATGATTATTCAAGTCAATCATTAATGATGTTCCTGTTCTTGACCAAGTAAGCCTTTGATAAACTGTAGAACTTGACTCAACCCATACTTCTTCACCAGAAGCTCCGATCACTTCATAGCGTGCAACATTATTAAAAGAAAATGAAGAAGGATTTACAGCAAGACCTGTTGTTCCTTGAAAACCTGTAGAACCTTGAATACCTGTTGTTCCCTGTAATCCTGTTGCACCATTACCTTGTAAGCCTGTTTCTCCCTGAACTCCTGTAAAACCATAAAGTCCTGTTGTTCCTTGAAAACCTGTTATGCCTTGTAAACCAGTGACTCCTTCTAGACCAGTTGTACCTTGTAATCCTGTTTCTCCACTATCACCTTGTGATCCTGTTTCTCCCTGGAAACCAGTAACGCCCTGAAGTCCAAAACCTGTATTACCTTGTATTCCTGTCTCTCCTTGGAGACCTGCAGAACCTTGTGACCCAGTTACGCCTTGAAGACCAGTTTCTCCGTAACCTTGCGGACCTGTTTCACCTTGTATACCTGTTAAACCTTGTGATCCTACAAGGCCTTGAAGACCTGTTGAGCCTTGTAAACCTGTAGATCCACCTAAGCCTAAAGAACCTGTTTCGCCCTGAATTCCTGCAGGACCTTGAAGACCAGTTTCACCTTGAGGACCACCATAAGCTCCTGTAGGTCCTTGTGTTCCCTGAATTCCTGTATAACCAATTAATCCTGTAATACCTTGTAATCCTGTTTCTCCAATTGTACCAGTAGAACCTTGTATGCCTTGAGTTCCTGTCTCTCCTTGGAAACCTATACCTGTATCACCTTTTACACCAGTGAATCCTTGAATTCCAGTGTCGCCTTGTACTCCTGTGTCACCTTTTATGCCTTGAAGTCCTGTTTCTCCCTGAACTCCTGTTTCACCTTTAACTCCTGTTTCACCTTGAGGACCACCATAAGCTCCTGTAGGACCTTGAACGCCAATACCTGTATTTCCTTGAATACCTTGAAGTCCTGTTTGTCCCTGAATACCTGTAAAACCAACTCCTGTTTCACCTTTGTCACCTATAGGACCACCTTGGCCTTGTATGCCTTGTAAACCAGTTGTTCCTTGAATACCAAAACCTGTATTTCCCTGAATACCAGTAATTCCTTGAGTTCCTGGTGTACCAGTAACACCTTGTACACCAGTTTGACCTTGAATTCCTAAACCAGTTTGACCTTGAATTCCTGTTTGTCCTTGTGAACCTGTTAAACCTTGAACACCAGTAATTCCGATGCCAGCTAAACCAGTCTCTCCTTGATCACCTTGGGGTCCACCTTGACCTTGTATGCCTTGCAGACCAGTAGCACCTTGAGGACCTCCATAAGCTCCAGTAGGTCCTTGAACGCCTTGAAGGCCTGTATCCCCTTGAGGACCACCATAAGCTCCAGTAGGACCTTGAATACCAGTATAACCTAATCCTGTTACTCCTTGAACTCCAGTACTACCTTGTAGTCCTGTTTCACCAATTGTTCCTGTAATACCTTGAAGTCCTGTTGCACCCAAACCTGTGTCGCCTTGGATACCTGTATGTCCCTGAATTCCTGTATAACCAACTCCTGTTTCACCTTGTATTCCTACAGAACCTATACCAGTACTACCTTGTACGCCTGTTTGACCTTGCGTACCTGTTGTTCCTTGTACTCCTGTAGGTCCTTGCAAACCTGTGAAACCAAGACCTGTATGTCCTTGATTACCAGTTACACCAAAACCTGTAAAGCCTTGAGAACCAGTTGCACCTTGAATTCCTATAGTACCTTGTAATCCAGTATGACCTTGTATACCTGTTTGGCCTTGTAAACCTTGAGCACCAGTAAATCCTCTAAAGCCTGTAGAACCACCAATACCCGTTCTACCTTGTAATCCAGTTTCACCTTGTGTCCCAGTTTGACCCTGAATACCAGTCTCACCTTGAAGTCCTGTTGCACCATCAGAACCTATATAACCAATACCTGTGATACCTTGTATTCCTGTATCACCTTTTATTCCTGTTTCACCTTGAATGCCAGTTTCACCTTTGACACCAGTTTCACCTTGTATTCCTGTAGTACCTTGAGCACCAACACCTGATAGTCCAGTAAAACCTTGGATACCAGTTTCACCTTTTAGACCAGTAGAACCTTGTGTTCCTGTTGAACCTTGAACTCCTGTAGGTCCAAAAACACCAACTGTATCAACAATTAATGTTCCATCACTTCCTGATGTTCTTATAACTCCATTAGTATTAAGATTTGAAAGTTTTGGAATTGATGCACTGTTAAAAATACCAGTTTTAGCTTCTAGAGAACCTCCAAAAGTGACGCCTCTAAAAAAAGAACTTGCAGGAAGAAGATTAAATAAATTGACGTTGCTATAGTTTACGATGATAGCACCCGTATTATTTGTAAGAGGACCATTGATAATGTAGTTTGCTGCTGATAAAATTACAACACCACCAGTAGAAACTGAATTAATAGCTTTTTGGACTGATGATGTGCAATCTACAGAATAATCTACACCCCACCATTCAGGTCTAACATGAGGTACAGAGCCATTATTAAACGTTACAACTCCTGTACCATCAAATATTTGCCACATTGGGTCGCCTACTATATTTCCATGAAATGTAAGCGTATAAGTGCTATGAATCAACCTAGCACCATTTGAAAAGAATAGTGAACACGATTTTGGAACTGTTATGTTTCCTATGACAGTCATGTTTGATGGTATTCGAATTGTATTTGTCGATGTTGCAACATAATTTACAAGATTATCAATTACTTGATTTAATGTTGAATCGATGAGGCGTTCATTATATGCCATTTTCACTCCCTAAAGTTAAGAGCAAGCTGTTTTGTAGTAGATACGTTATAAAAACAAGAAAAAAACAACGAAAGTTTTGTTTTTCTATAGTTTTTATTATGATAAAGTTTATGATTACAGTGTGTAGACTTTAAACATCTTAGATTTTGAAAATGATTAATGCAGTAATTCTAAGGAGCCCAGTAATGAGCAATATTATTAAAACAAGTGATTTGTATTTTGCATCATTTCTACAGTGTGTAGGTTGCAAGATAGTCAAGACTGACAAAGAAAGCTCAAAATGTATTTTTTCTTTTGAAGACCCACAAAATAGAGAGAATTTAAAAGATAGTTATTTTAACGAGGATGCTGCAAGTCAAATTCCTGCATTGAAATATGCTAATGCTATCAGAAGTTTAAAAACATTTTGTTATGTTCGCAACTAAAGTATTGAGGTAAAAATGAGCAATGTTGTTATAGTTTCAAAAGATCAACAACAAAATATTGAAGAAATGAGAGACGCTTTAAAAGCATGTCTTCCCAGTTTTAAAAGAGTTTTTGCATTTGATAGATGTTTTGAAGGTGCAAAAAAAGCTGCAGAACTTGGAGAAAAATTTGTTCTTAATGAGACTGGTTCAGGCTTTATGGCTGGTTATACTCGTGATTTGGGTTTGAATGCTTTAGAAAATGATGACACATTGTTCTTAGATGGCGATAGAATACCTTCGGGTTTGAATGAAGAACTTGTTTTAAAAGCAGTAAGTTTGTATGACATATGCCTGATAAGAATAGAAAATGATTGTCGTACTATTTTTACAAAAGATGAATTTACACTAAATCCTGTGTTTCAAGATTATTATAACAACGTTTATACTTGCGGGTTTGTTATAAAAAAAGAAATGATTTCAAAAATCAAAGCTCTTCAAGAACAAAGACTTTTTAATTCTTGTTTTGATGGTTTTTACGGAGAAGAAGATGAGTTTCTAGGGAATTTGATTTTTAGTTTAGGTGGTTCATGTGGTTTGTTTCCAAAATCTATTTGTTTAAAAGGTTCGTTTAGAGATGTTTATTCTATTAGAAAAAACTCTCATTTTTTAAAACAATGCGATAAACGAAGAAAACTTTTCGCACAAATCGATAAAGCATTAAAATTAAATAAGCAACTTACTTCAGACGATTTAAAATTAAAAGAGTAAAACTATGCGTGAAAAAACTAAAGTCATTTATGCAGCATTAGATTGTCAAGAAGCACCACCTCTTAATGGTTTACCTGAACAAATAGTTGGTACACCTGTGATCTGCCAAGTATGTGAAACTGTAGAGCCAAACAAAAATTTGTCTTATAGAGAGTTGACTAAGGGTGCAAGAAACATAATGAGCTTGAAAGCTGAAAATTTTAATGTTCTTTTTAAAGAACAAAATCATCATTATCAAAAAATAGAAGAAGCAAGTTTTTTAGAGTTTCATTTGGGCGTAAACACTCTTATTGGAGACTTTAAAGTTACATTTTGTGATGACGGTACTGGCAGTGTAAGAGAAGGTCGTGTGTATGCATCATGGAATGGTGCAACTTTAAATGTGTATTGAGTAAGTTCGTGAAGGCTAAGCATACAAAGACAAAACAAATATAGTTATTATAAGGGCCTCTAGTCTTGTTATGGCTAGAGGCCCTTTGTTTAACATTTACGTTGTTTTATTTGATTGAATGTTTTTTGTTTGGAAAATGTTTATTTTTGTCCTATACGATATATCGTATAGCATTTTTTGTATATAAGAAATTGAAAACAAGTGACACAAAACTCTTGATAAAAACTCTTTAAATTTAGTTTATAAATATTGTGAGACAAGAATTAGAAATACACCGTGCCGGTGTGAAAAAGATTTAGGTTATTTGGTTATATGAATACGTTTGAAATAGGATTGAGAATACGCGCGGCTTGTCCTGTTTGCAGGACAATGGGATGTAGAAAAAGTATAGCGAGAAAGCATATATGAGCTCTGAAAATGTTATGAAACAATATTTCCCATATACAAATAAGTGTTTAGTAGATGGGGAAGAATGCGTACAAAATAATTCGTGCAAATTTTGGTTGTCAAATACTAATGAAAGTCGTTGTTGGCTAATAGGGTTTGAAGAGTTTTTGAAAACTTTTTTTGGTGACGTCGACATCGATTACATTATGTTTGAAGATAAAAACGGAAAACGTCTTGAAGGGTTATGTTTTGTAGATTTTCGTTTATCTTCTAATGATAAATTAGACAAACAACAAATAGAACTTGAAATTAGAATTTGTTTTAATAGTTCGAGATTAGCAACAAAAATAAGAGAGAAATTTGGATTGTTACAATGGTCAATAGAGTCATTTAATTATGATGGTGGTGACGATACGGGTCTTGTTATGAGATGTTCAGGTCAGCCTGAAAATAAATATGAACTTGAAAAAACGTTTGTTTTTATTAGAGATAAATTTGTTCCAGAATTTGTTGAAGCTGAAAAAGAAATCAATACTTGTGCGATTTGCAAGAAAAAATGTCATGATTTAATAGAGTATAATGAAATTGCAATTTGTTCTACCTGCGAGAATAAGATAATTTTTGATCATATTTCAAGCTATTTGTAGATTTTTGATATTTTGATATATCGTGAATTGTTGATGAAAAGTCAACTTGCGACATAGGAATCCATTTTAACCAAGATAGACATTTTTTGCAAAAAAGACCATAATGTTGAGCTTTTCTTGCAGTGAAAAAATACTTGCATTTGCATTTTTTACATTCAGACATATGCTAATTCTTACCTTTCTATTGTTTTTATCTTTTGTTCTTTAATGTTAGAATAAAAAAGTGTACTTTTTCAAGGAAAAATAAATGAATAAAGAAGCTATTTTTAAGACAGCTGAAGAGATACTTTGTCTTGAATTTATCGAAAAGTTTGCTTCAGTTTCGAAACAATATTTGAAACAACATTATAAAGAAATTAACAAAGCTTTTCTTGAATATATAAATTCAAGAACATTTCCTCAGGGTAAGACAAAAGTCCCATATAAAAATCTTGATATAAAGTTTAAAGAGAAAGTTTGGGAGCAGTTTCTAGCTGAATTAGAGAAAAATATGCGTCCGTTAGAAGATCAAGTGCAAGACACGATCAACAAAATGAAGATGCCAGCAGCTGCTTAATTATGAATTTTTCTGCAATGAGAGAACACAAGACATAAGATCTTGTTCTCTTAGCCCAGGTATTACAACTTGGGCTTTTTTATTTTTACTGAAGTGAATTACTGCTAATTTTTGGAAAGTTTTAAATAATGAAAATAGAGATAGACAAGATTTATAAATTAAAAGAAGCAGCTGAATTTTTATGTGTTAGTAGGTCTACTTTAAGATCTTGGGATAGAGAAAAACATTTTATTGCAGGGAGAACAAAAGGTAAACATAGAATTTATGTAGGTAAACAAATAATTGAAATGCAAAAAAAGATGTTTGAAAGATAAGGGAATAGTAATGACTACACAACAAGGGTTTTTTGTTAAAGTTCGTGATGATTTCTATATTGGACCTTATGACGATCTTAAAACTGCGAGAAATGAAGCGAGAGTTAAAGGATCTAAACTTGAAATTTATCATGGTGTCCTGAAAAAAATTAACGATCAAATTATTGATGATAGTCAGTTATTTTTAGTACCTAAATGTCAAAAATGAATAAATTTAGATTTTTATTGCAACAAGAAAAGATAACATCTGATGTTATCTCACAACATATTATTTCTTATAAAGATTTTTTTAAATTTTATGATTTTCAGTTTGTGTCATCAGATGTTGCAATTAGAGATTTAAGATATGATTTGATAACAGGTGAATCGTATGAACGTCGTAGTCCAGGAATGATTGACAAAACTGCAATACAAGAAAATGTTGCAAAGCAATTAAAATCAATGAAATCAGAAATAACAAGTTGTGGTGAGACTCTTTTATATTTTAGAATGAATAAAGCGACAAAAAATTTATTTAGAATGTATCATAGTTATGAAGTTGATCTTGTACCCAAAAACTTGAATAACATAGATAAAACTATAGGTAAGATTGTGGGAAATATTGAGGGCATAAAAATAATTCAAGATGAAAGTATTCAGACTTATAGAGTACAGCCTGTTGTTAGTCGCGAAGTTAGAAATAAATTTGAAAAAATTTTTTAAGGAGGAAATTTGAAATATAAAAGTATTAGAATCGAGACAAATGGAACTACTGCTGGAACAAAAATTTTTGTTGACGATAAACAATTAGAACGTGCTCAAAGAATTGAGTTTTCAGCTGATGTAAATGAATTATTTGCGCACATTAACATTCAAGTAGCTCGTCAAGAGAATGGTGTTGCAAAAACAAAAAAAGTCAAAGTGAGAGATAAAACAGAAAAATTCATAGAAAAAGACGAAATTGAAACAGAACCTTTAAATCTTGAACGTCAAGTGTAATGTCAAATTTTGTAGAAACTCTTTACTATTTAGTTTTAAATAGCACATTACTTGGTGATACAAGTAATGCAAAAATGTATTTGCATTTTCTTAGAGAAGAGTTTGATAACAATGAAATATTGTTTGAGCCTTTGAAAAAAGATCATCGTTGGAAACATTTAGTCGAGCTTGGAAATGCTATTGACAATAATCTTGTTTTTTCAAAATCTTTAGATTGTAGTGAAGCAAAAAGTTTTCCAAGACAAGAAGAAGAGACTCTTTTTTCAAAACAAGAAGATTTAGTAAAAGCTATTATGTTATCACAAGATAATTTAAGAATGTGTCTTGGAGCAGAATCTGATTTTCATTGTTCGTGTACTGAATTAGAGACAAGATTTGGTAGAGTTGATTTAGTTGCACAAGATAAAATAACTGCTTATCCAATCGAAGTAAAAAAAAGTGGTGCATATCATGATGTTGTAGGACAGATCGATAAATATGTTATACAATTCAAGTTATGGTTGATTAATAGAATGTACGAAAATGTTTTGGGTGTAGTTATTGCGAATAGTTTTGATTCTTATACGATTAAAGAACTTTATAAAGCTGGTGTTATACCAGTAAAGTATAAGTTTAGAAGTCAACAAAGTGTTGAGTTTGAAAGACTATGAACGAAAATTCTGAAGAAGATTTTGATGATGATGATAAAATAGAAGATTTGTTAAAACTATCAGAATCTCTATTTGCTGAAGATTGGGATAGTGATGAAGATAAAATTTGGGATGATAAATGACTGAAAGAAAATGGGAACAGTGTAATACTTGTCATTTTTGCATAGAAACAAGAAGTCATCCTTGGGTAGATAAAAAGTCTATAATGAATTGCACTGGTTATGCTTGTGTAGTAGGTATTATTATGGATAGTCCGGGCACAATTCATGCAAATTGGGATCCTAATAGTATACAATGCGAACTTTGGACTAAGAGAGGTTCAGTCAAGATATCTTGTTCTTAGTTTTTCTAAAGGTTTTATGGTTGCATGTAAAACATGCATAAGAACGTAAAAAAGATAGCAAATGAAATAATTAAAACTTGGGATGGTCCATCAGGCCAATGTTGGTGTGATGAATTAAAAGAATTTGTAGATCCTCAAGAGACTGATTGTGTTGAATGCGAACCTATAGATCAATCAAATGATCATCCTCCCAAATATTTAAGACCTAAAGATATTTCGTGGTGAAAAATGCCTAAAGATAGAAAAAAAATAATTACTGAGTTATCTGATGAAATTTTAAAAGACTGGTACGGACCTTCAGGCGAATGTTGGTGTCCTACGCAGAAAAAATTTGTTGATCCTGATTCTTGTGATTGTCCTGAATGTTCTTCTTTGAGAGCACAAGATATAAGACAATTCAGGTATCTTAGATTGCATGACGATTATAGATCAATGTGAGGGATTATGAGGTTTTTTAAACGTAATGAAATAGCAATATCAAAATTTATTTTTCGTGACATTGTTACTGGTGAGACTATTAATGTCAACAATGCACAATACAGTATTGTCTATTATGTAGGACCAACTGAGAGCATTGTTGTTGATGAATCGCCGTTAGATATGTTGGTTGGAAAGACAGGCGAATATGTTTGTTCTTGGGAAATACCTGAAAATACTATTGAAAATGAAACATATTTTGTTAGAGCAACTGGAACACATCCTATAAATAATTCATCTATAGTACTTGAAGATTTTTATAGAGTTATTGCCGAGTCGTTTTTCCCGGGCTCAAGTACTGGTGGTATGGTGATTAAATTCACAAAACCGTAAATCCTTTTTCTATACTTTTTATATATGCAAGCTTACTGAACAAGTAGACTTGTTTTGTATTGAAGTATTTGCAACAGGAAGTAAAAAAATGTCTGCAACAATCTATAGAGGGAAAGTTCTTACAAAAGATGATTTAAACGTTTTTATTCAAGATACTTCAGGTAATTACATAAATCCCTTTTATATTTCTTACACTATTTATAGAGTGTTATCGAATCAATTTGATGCACATGAATGTGGTGAAGAACCAATTTTAGAAGCAATTGATTTGACACCTGTACCTTTTGGAATAGGAAAGTTTTTTGCAGCATGGAATCAAGCAATTGATCTAAATATTGGAAAATATAGAATAAAATGGAATGTTGCAAGGTTCTCAGATTCACCACTTGTTGAAGAAGTTGAAGATTTTGATATTGTAAATAGTATTGATATGATGAATTATTCAGTGTTGAATAATGCTTCGGGAACGCAATTACCACACAAGAAGTATGGTAATAGTCAAATGTGTGCAGGATAAATAAACAAGAAGGTAAATAATGGCCTCACTTAAACAAGGTCAGACTCTTACAAAAGATGATTTGAATGTATTCTTTTATGTAGGCGCAAATTTGTCAGATCCATACTGGGCATCGTACACTCTTTATGATTGTACGTCTGGTCATGATGAAGTTATTGGTTTACCAGAACGTACACCACTAAAATTTACTACAGGTGGGTATTTTGCTCCATGGACTGTACCTGATGATGAACCTGTTGGATTACATAAAGTCAGATGGAGATACAAAGAGACTGCAACATCTTCGATTAGAGATGATGTTGAAGAGTTTCAAATTATTCCATTATGCTCGGGTACTGTTTTTGTTTATCCTCCAGAGATAATGTATTTGATTATGCATCTTAGAAATAAGTTGAGAGATATAAATCCTGATCGAGATTATCATTTTGCTAGTCCTGAAAAAGAAGGAACTATCGCTGGATTTACAAGAACTCGTGGTTATCGTTGGACTGATGATTCTTTGTATATGCATTTAGTTCAAGCATGTAATTATTTGAATTTGATTCCACCTGATACAAGTTTTGATCTTGTTTCTGTTCCTGCACCATGGCAACCTTTGTTACTTTTACAAGCTATGTCTTATGCTCTTTATGATTTAGCTATTTTGTGGATTAACGAAGAGTTTACGTATAATCTCAATGGTTATTCATTAGATATTGTAAGAAGTGATAAGTACATGAGTGTTGCATCTACTTTGCAATCGCAAGTAGATTCGCAAATGACTGAAGCAAAAAGAAGACTACATTACACTATAGGTTTAAGACAGAGTAAGTACACTATGTCATACGGTGGTTTTTTTGGCCCATGGACATCTGGACGTATGAGTGTAAAAAAATGGGCACTTGGTTTTGGAACTTCTTCAAGTAAAGGATTTGGATCATGAAAATAAGTATAATGGAGATTGCTGACTCTCTTTCTGCTAAGCAAAAAAAACAATTTCTTGAACTTACTGATAAAGTGAGTTTGCTTAACCCAGAAAGTTATCAGATCGAGTTTATATCTAAATACGAAAAACTTCTTAAAGATATTGATGACTTGTACGATGGAAAAATAGATTATATAACAGAAGTTTTAAAGAAGATTGATCGAAACAAAAAATTAAGTTTCAAGACTGAAAGTCTTATTAAAGAGTTTGTGAAAATATGAAACAATACATTCTTGCTGTAGATTTTGACGGAACAATTGTAAAAACAGAAGATGATTATGTTCCAAGAAGTCTAATGCCCAATGTAAAAACAGTTTTAGACTGGGCTCGTGATAAAGGTTGTTACATAATAATTTGGACTTGTAGAAGTGGAAAAATGTTGAAACAAGCAATAGATTTTTTAGACAAACAAAAAATTCCTTATGATGCTGTAAATAAGAATGCACCTTGGATAAGTTTTCAAACATCACAAAAAATTTATTATGATCTTCTAATTGATGATCATGCAATGGGATATTGAAATGACAACACAATGTTTATTGCAAGATTTTAACAAAATAAACACATGTTATTGCGTTTATCAAATAAAGTGTCGTGTTTCTGGTAAAATCTATATAGGCTCGACTCAAAATTTTAGAGTTAGATTTACGCAACATGTAAATGACTTAAAAAGTAATAGACATCATAATAGACATTTACAAAATGCTTTTAATTGTTATGGAATAGAAAGTTTTAGTGTAGAAGTTTTACAAGAATTTGAGTATCATGAGAACAAATCTAAAACAAAGTATTCAAAAACTACTATGAGACAGATTTTAGAAAAAGCTGAACAAGAATGTATAGAGAAAATAAATAAAGAAAATTTGTATAATACTTCGACACAAACAAGAAGTTTCTTTTTTGGATGCAAGCATACAGAGCAAGCTAAGAAAAAAATAAGAGATGCAAAACTCAAAAACAACTATATTAGAGGTAAGACGTTTGAAGAATATTTTGGCATCGAAAAAGCAAAACAATTAAGAAATAATATTTCAAAAACATGGACACCTTGGAAAACAATATGCGAACATACAAAACAAGCAAAAATAAAAATGAGTCAAAACAAAAAGGGTAAACCTTTAGGCCCTCAATCTGAAGATCATAAAATAAAACTTTCACAAGCAAATATAGGAAAACATGATCATTCGGGTGAGAAAAATCCGATGTTCGGTAAAAAGGGTGCTTTCACTGGTAAAATTTGGATAAATAAAGAAACTATAGAAAAACCAATTTTACCCTGTGATTTAGAATTCTATATTAACTTAGGCTGGTTAAAAGGTAGAAAACATAAACAAATGGTTTGTGCATGACAAAAGAAATAGATTGGTTAGAAATTAAAAAACTTATTGAAAAAAAACTTGTCGATAGAAATAAAGACAAAATCAAGAATTTAGCTAAAGAAATAAAGAAAACAGAAAAAGACAATGTCTAAACCAACTTTTGTAAATCATAGTCCAATTAAGGGTGCAATAGGTGCAAAACTTAATGCACCTTATTCGTGCGTACCTGTATTTTTTAGAGCACAAGATATACATGGTGTAAATGTTAACACATTGAATGTTTCTATCTTAAGTGTTTCTGCTATTGTAAATGGAGTTTTTCAAACAGGATTTGAAGGTGTAATAACACAAGAAAATCAAGTACCAAATTCAATAAGCGTTATTATATATCAGTTAGCACCTTTTAGTTTTTGTCAAACAGTAGATATTCATATACAGATTGAAGACTTACGTGGTGAGTTGAGTGAGGATGACTATGTTTTTCTTACAGCACAAGATCCTTCTATTTCGAAACCTTTAGTTGTAGTTTCTCCTCATGGTAAGATTTTTAATTCTGCAGTTACTGTAAATCTTTCTTCTGATAGTTTGTTGACTGAAATTAGATACACAACAGACGGAACTGAACCTACTTTATATTCTACAATATATTCAAGTCCAATTTCTATAAGTTCACAAGGAACAACAGTTTTAAGAAGCATCGGTTTACTTCCAAATGCAATTTCAGAACAGTTGACTGAAAATTATACAATAGATTCAACTGTTCCCGTTTCTAAAGCTACACCATCTGGTGGTTCTTTTTTTACTTCACAACAAGTTGTTCTTTCTGTTGATGATCCTCGTTCTAAAATTTATTATACAACAAATGGATCAACACCAACAACAAACTCTTCTATATATACTGCACCAATAAATGTTCGCGACAATTATGTAACAACAATAAAGTTTTTTGCTGTAGATGAAATTGGTAATACTGAAGCAATTCATACAGAAGTTTATAATGTAGAGATATCAAGAAATAATTATATACCAACAAATGTTTTTGTTACTTGTCCTTTTAATCAAGATGAGTTGTACATTCGTTGGGATGATATGTATCCAATTTTTAATCAAGTTATTGGTTATAACGTTTATAGAAGCGATGTTGAAATAGGACCTTTTCAAAAGTTAAATTCAGAAGTTATTGCAATTACTCAATACACTGACAAAAATCTAGATACTCAAGTTGTTAATGAAGATGTAAGTGAACAATTTAGACGTATTGTTAATATTAGCAGAGATGTTAATGATGATTTTGAGGGTTCAGGAGAGTTTGATTCTTCAAAATGGGAAGAGTCTGATCCTGGTCAGTTAATGTTTAAATATGATGGCGTAATTTTTAAAGATAATACAGGTTTAAAAGAAACATCAAGACTTACTTCAAAATTTAAAATGCGAGGTGATTTTGATATTAGAGTTAAATTTGATTTGTTTGTTTGGATACCGCCAACTAATGGTATACAATCTTGCAGATTTGTGATTAAGAAAGACGATAAAAATAGTATTGAGATTTCAAGAAGTATGTCTCACAATATTGATGTCTATTGTACTCAGCAAACAGTCAATGGAAATCCTGACATGCCTTTAACAATGCCATCTCCTATTACTTCAGGAGAGTTTAGGATTTTAAGACAGAGCGATGTTGTGACAACATATTTTTTCAATCATTTGACAAATGATTTTGTAATGTTAGGTACTTTTAATAATTACTCTGACGATGTTAATGTTGAGTTTTCTGGGAAGTCTGAAGATAAACAAGTAGAGATAAAGTTTTCTGAGTTTGTTGTTGAATCAGGTTATCCAATTTTAATTCAACCTTTAAATCCTAGAAAAGAATATCTTATTTATCTTAGTCAACGTCCTGTCGTTGATGATTCAGGTAAAAATAAACCAACTGATGATTCAAAGTTTGTTAATGTGACAATAGATGGTCAACAAGCTTATGTTCGTTTGTTACAAGGATTAGAAGGTGTTGTACAGTTAGAGACAGAGAAAGTTTACGACGAAGTTAAGAAAATACATTTTACGCCTCCTGTGCCAAATGAGTTTTCAACTGTACTAGTGTCTTATAGAGTACCAACGCATACAACTAATTTAAGACTAAGGAAGAATTATTACTACAAAGTTACTTGTGTGACGGGCGAGGACGAGACTGATTTAGATTTGATATCTCCTGTGACTATGACACCTGATAAAATGACGTACATGTTTGAAGAAGCTGTACGTAGAAATGCTTGGTTGCTTGATCAGGGTGGAGAGAGAGTCTTACTTTATATTAAGAAAAAAGCTGGTGTAAAATGTCATTGTACTTATAGAGATTTGAAAGAAAGAACACATAAACAACCTGATCAAGATTGTGAAACATGTTTTGGTTCTGGATTTGTTGGTGGATTTGATGGACCGTTCCCGATCACTATTGGACCTTTAATGACAGAACAAAGAGTTCAACAAACTGATAGAGGGTTGAAATTAGCATATCAGATAGAAACTTGGATGGGACCAACACCAATAGTAAATCAAAGAGATATGATAATTCGAAGAAATGGTGATAGGTGTTTAGTTGGTCCATTGACGCCAGTTGAGGGACCAGGCGGCGTAAGAGTACAACAACATTTTGTTGTTGAAGTGCTTGATGGTACTGATGTTCGACATAAATTTAAAGTAGTTTTACCTGATCAAAGATCACAACCTGGTATTGATAAGAGTAGTAAACATGTTCTTCATGGTGGTCCTAATGTTGCTACAATTGACAGTCCTAAAGAAAGAGAAGAGCTTAGGACAAGTGAAGATTTTGTTTCACATCAAAATGTAAATGTCGATCATGTTGTTAAAGGTAGAAGTATAACATTTGAAAACATAGAATACTAAAAAGGAGTTTTTATGGCAACTTATTATGTAAATCTTAGTTTAGGTACAAATGGACATGCAGGATCAGATTTGGATCCGTATTCGTTTGATGATTTGAAAACTTTTCTTAATACTAACCCGACAGGTCATACTTTCTATATGACAGGGTCTAAAACATCAGGTGATATTATTTTAAAAAATAACAGTTTTTTAGTTTGGAATGCTGTTGAAAATGGACCTTGGAGAATGGGAAATGTTGGTGTCGAGTTTGATACGTGTCCTGTTGTAAGTGGCTGTATAATAGACCCAGGTGCAAACCCTTTGTACTTTAAAAATGTGAGTGCAGCATATAATTGTTATTTTAGAACTTGGCAAATTAATTGTCGTACTAAAGCAAATTTTATGGGATGTACTTTTCATATTTATAATGACTCTTCTTTAGGTTTGGTTGTACAAGACATAAATGGAGGTCTTTTTCAAGACTGTGTAATTTCGAGCGCGACAATAACAAACACGTCATCTTTAAATGTCACATTTAAAAATTGTACTCTTCGTGCTACAAACCCAAGTTTTACTTATCAAAATTGCCAGACGAACTTTACGCCATCAAGTCTTCCAAATTGGAATGATGCAAAAGAACTGTTTGACACAAGTGTTATATTTGCTGGGATAACTACTCCACCTAAGCCTGGTTTTGGTTCTCCAGCATATACAGGATATGAAACAGATTTGTGGGGCAATTCAAGAAATAATATTGGTACAGGGTATATGCCTTATATACCAATTGTTCCAATTTGGGTTGTTAATCCATCAGCAACAGCTATATCTACTAACTCTGTTAGAATAGATGCAACAATTGACGTAAATGGTTCAGTTTATGCTGTTGTGCTACCTAGAGGCGATACAGCTCCTTCTCCTTCTCAAGTTGAAGCAGGAACAAACAGTTCAGGACAAACTGCTATAAATGGTCACCAAAGTTTTATAGCAAATGTGTCAAATAACTTTACTATGACAGGTTTAACTCCTAATGGTTCGCAATATGACATTTATTGTGTAGCTAAAGCAGATTTATTACAAGATAACGTTTATGGACCAATACCTTTTGTTACACCTGTTCCTGTTACAGCACCTGATTGGGTTTTAACATATCCTAAAGTTTCTATAGTACGTTACACTAATGCTAATTTCTTTGTCAAGATAAACATGGAAGGTATTGCATATTTTGTTGTTGTATCTAATAGTTCTACAGCTCCTTCTTCTGTTCAAGTGAAAGCAGGAATGAATGGTTTAGGACAATTAGTTCCACATGGATATTCAGGCAGTGTAGCTCTTCTAGAAAATGTCGAAATGAGTTTGAGTGCTATAAATTTAACTAACGGAACATATGACGTGTATTTTGTAGCTGAAAGTGAATCACTTCAAGATGAGCCAGTTATGTTAACAATTGAAGTACCTAAAGTAGAGCCTATAAATCCAGAAAAACCAGGTCATACTTTGTATAATGTTGTTCTTGCAGGAAAAAGCGAAGTAGATTCTTCGTTACCTAAAGTTACTTCAATGTTTAGAAATATCATTCTACCAAATAAAAAATAGAATGCTTTAAAGTAAAAATCTACAACAAAAAAGCAGGAAGAATTTTCCTGCTTTTTTGTTTTCTCTCAAGAGTTTAGTCTTATGTTTATAATTTGCAAGTAATTGCGTTTTTAAAAGGAGTGTTATATGGCTTTACTTACAAGATATTTAGATCTAAATGCTGTTGGTTCGAATCACAGTGGGTTAGAGAGTGATCCGTGGTCTGTTGTTGATTGGCAAACTTCTATCTCGACAAATCAAGGATATGTTATTTATACTAAGGGATCTATTGAAGATGTTACAAGTACAATAGATATATCTTTTGATACTAGTGGTAGCATAATCAATTATTATTTACCTTGGGATCCTTTAATAAATGGTCCTTGGCGTATGAGTTTAAGCAGACATCTTGCATCAGGAGCTTCGGCTTTTTTAAGGGGTGGTGTGTTTTGGTTAAATAACATTGATATAACAGGAGGTAACTATTATTTTTCGACATGTTACATAAAATGTAGAAATTTTGTACAAGGAACAATGAAAGGTTGCCATTTAGTTTCAAGTGGTTCTTATCAACCTGTATCTTTAGGAACAACAATAAATGATTGTGCAATAGTAGCATCATCATTTTCTACTTCTATACAGCATTATAATTGTATTTCTAATAGTGGCTCAGCACCATATCCTTGTACAAATTATGAATCATGGTCTTCAGCTTACTATGGACATCCTACTTTTAATAGTGATAAAGAAGCATTTAGAGGATTATATTATAAACTAAATAGTCTTGCACCTCATTTTGTGAATTATCCACCAAATCCAGGTACAGTACCTTTTACAGATTTTATCCCCGATAATCCTATAGAAGTTCCAGATAATTATGATAAAGAGATATGGGGTGATAATAGAGTTGGTATTGGAATAAGTACTGATTGTGTACAGTACGTAGATTTACAAGGAGACACAGTTATTTCTAACCCTTCACATCCTATTGGTGGACCTCTTAATCCTCTTGATTGGCAAGAATGGCAGATACTAATTTATGACTATCCTATCTTGTCTCATACATTTTTTATGAAAGGCAGAGAATCAAGTAATTCTGGTACTTTTAATGTTTCTTCATCGCATAATTACTTACCTTGGCGTCCTGATATAAATGGACCTTGGGCAATACGTGCAAATGGTGTTGCAAATTGTACTATAAATGGTGGTATTCTTATTAGTTGTTCAGACCCAAGTGATGCTGTTTTTCTTAATTGTCAAGTTACTTTTAATGAATCTGTTGTTTCTTCTAGTAAAGTTACTATGAAGGGTTGTTTAGTTTCAGTATCTGGGGATTTTGATCCTGTTTCAGCTGAACTAGAAAGCAGTGCTTTTAAAGTTACAGGTGCAATTGCATCTTCTGGATCTGGAACAGCTGTCAATTGTGCTTTTAATAAATCTTCAGGTAATCTTGTTAAATCGAATTGCCAAAACAATTGGTATCCACCACCGTTCCCAGAATTTTGGCAACCTAAAGAAGACTTTTCAACAGGTTTTCTTTATGAAGATGTTACAACACCCCCACAGCCTGGTTTGATTCCATACACGGGTTATGAGACAGATTTATGGGGAGTACCAAGACAAACTATAGGCACAGGATTTACTAGAGCTTTATTGTTTATCAATTGGGTAACTACATATCCCAAAATTAGTAGTATATCTGGAACAAGTGCGACATTTAAAGTGGCAACTGATGTTGATGGTATTGCAAGATTTGTAATTGTACCGCATGGTGCAACAGCACCAACAACAAATCAAATTTTATCAGGACAAAATGCTAATGGTGAAACAGTAAGTGTTGGGTTTTCAGGTAGTGTCATTTCAGGATCTACTGAATCAACACTGACAGCTTCAAATCTTATAACAGGTGTTGATTATGACGTATATTTTGTAGCTGACAAATCAACTCATGATGTACAATCTGATATAGTAAAGTTAGATTTACGCCCGACAGGTGAAATTTACTATGTAGATTTGAATAAATCTAATAGTGGTACAGGAACAATAAATGACGCATTATCTATTGAAGATTGGCAAAGTAAATTGTCTACTGTCGAGAACAATACTGTTTTTTATATGAAAGGAACTGCAACTTTTCATCAACAAGTAGTTTTTTGGTCACAATATAATCCAGTACAAAATCTAGTTTATAGAGCTTGGAATGCTGTTGAAAATGGACCTTGGAGAATATCAACAAGCAGTTCATTTGTTGCAACAAACACGACAATAGCTGATGGTATTTTACAAGCACTTTCAAAAGTGACAAATTCAAATACAAAGTTTTTTAATATGTATTTGATTTTACTTCAAGAGACGCAGGTTTTTTCTACAGAAACAATTAGAGGTTGTTCTGTAAAAGCAAACAATATAAATTTGTATGCAGGATCAGGATTTACTGCTGTAGATTGTGCATTTAAAGTACATAGTTTACAAGGTGGAGATCAAAATTTTATAAATTGTGCAATTGATTATGTAGTTGATAATTCAGTAAGTGCTACTTTTATTAACTGTTCTGTGGTTTATCTTAAAGTAACACATAAGAAATATGAAAATACAGTTTTTATTCCTAATGGAGGATTGACATCTGAATGGCCTGCATGGGATGCTCCAGAAACTGCTTTTACTATCACTAATATGTATGCTAATGTCCCAGTATCACCGCAACCAGGTGTTTCACCATACACTGACTATGAATTAGATCTATGGGGAAAACCTCGTTCAGGTATAGGAGCAAATTCAGGTGGTGTCATTTTCCCGCCTGTATGGATGGATTTGTTACCTTCTTTGCAAGTTCGTGATTCGAAAACATGTACTTTTTTAGTAGGTCTACGTTCACAAGGTAAATGTTATGCTGTAGCTGTCACTTCAGGTTCTGAAGCACCTACGTCAGCTCAAGTTAAAGCAGGTAAAAACTCAAAGAATAAAAATGCAATTAATAGCAACGTAGTTGTTCAAACTAATGTAGCTAATATTCTTACATTGACAGGTTTGAGATCTTCAAAAAACTATGATGTTTATTTTGTAGCTGAGAGTACAATTATTCAAAATTCTCCTGTTATGATTTTTTGTAAAGAACTTGCTATTGCAGGACGTACCTATGAAGGTATTATTATTTCTGGAAAAGATGATAGCAAACTAAGATTACCGAAAATAAAATCTTTATTTTCTGGTGTAAACTTACCTAACATGAAAGATAGAGAACATAAATAATAATTGAAAGGATAAATTATGTCAACATTACATGGGATTATTATAGCAGATCCTGCAAAACGCAATATTAAGTTTTCAAGTATTGAGCGTGACCAGTTTGATGTTTCAAGGAAACAACCAGGAAGACCTCTTCAACAATTTGTTTCAGAACAAGAAACTTTAAATAATTTTCCAGAGTTTATGGTGTCAGGATCGCAATATAGTATAAATGAAACAACGATTCCTATGACAGTGACAACCAACAATGAGATGCTTAATCAATGGGCAATTAGAAGAAAAAATTTAAAAGCTGATGTTGAAAAACCACAACTTGAAGCTGACAAATATTTAGTAGATGAAGGAATGAATAATGGTGCATGGTTTAATCCTTCAGGAAATTATCCAGCGCCGACTTTTAAACAAGTTGATCGACCTGTGTTAAGGACCGTTAGAAATCCTGCAACTAGATTTTCGCAAGCACATGTTTTTGCAAAAGCTGCAAATTTTCTTTATGTTAAAGGTGAAGGAAATTATCAAAATTGTTATTATAAAAACAACCCGAGAAAAGACTCAAAAGGACGAATTCATTTGTTTGAAAGATCATTCACAAGGATTTGGGCATAATGGACAATCTCGTAATTGCACCGACAGCAACATATAGACGAGGACCTTTAAGAAAAGAAGTTGGAGAGTTGCCCAAGAACTCTCCTGATGCTGTTCGTGTTGAACAAAAAATTGACAGCATTATTCCTAAAGGTTCTGACAAAAGTGGTGGAAATCCTGTTGAAAATCGTGTTTATCAAGATTTTAGACCAATGAGAGCTTTGCATGCTCGAAATAGAGCAAGGGATCTAAATATTTATGATATGGACATGCTTTACGAGAAAAGACCTATGTATAATGTTTCATTACCTGATATGACAAGACAAGGTCATGATAAGATACAATGAGTAAAATAATACCTAAAATTTTACATCAAGTGTGGTTAGGTCAGAATAAAATTCCAGAGCCATTTATTCGATGGAAGAACGAGTGGCAAGATTTGCATCCTGATTGGCAATACAAATTATGGACAGATCGTGAGATATGTAAAAACACTGAGTTAGTTACAATGACTAACTCAGCTCAACAATTTAGTTCAAAATCAAATATTGTTAGATTATATGCTATTATGAATTATGGTGGTGTTTATTGCGATATGGATTTTGAATGGAATAAAAACATTGATGATTTCTTGATTTTTGAAGCATTTTCTTGTAAAGAAACTCCCAATTTATATTGTAATGCTATATTTGGAGCTATAAAGCAGCATGAATGGATAGTTTATCAGTATAAAAACTTGCATAGATATTATATGTTGCCGCCACCTTGGGGACCTACTTTGATGACAGAAGCAATACAAGAAATAGGTTGGAATGTAGCGACAATACCCACAAATTTTTTCTATCCATATTTATGCAACAGTCCATATATTGCAGCTAAAGAGTTTCCAAACTCTTATGCTGTTCATCACTGGAGTTTGTCGTGGAGAAAGACAACTGATTTTGAGTTTGAAATTGAACAATATAATAAACAGCAAAACGGAAAAATATGAATTTTAAAAAAACTCCATTATTTTCTTATATTTTAGTCTATAGGAAAAGAGGCGGGAGAGAGCATTGTCTTAAAAAAGTTTTAAAATGGTTAGATGATAATAAGTCTTACAATTTTGAAATTATTTTAGTCGAGCAAGATTCTCAAAGTACAATAGATTTTTTGCTTCCAAAAAATTGCAAACATATTTTTGTTTTTAACGATTCTGCATTTAACAAGGGTTGGGCATGTAATATTGCTGCGAAAGCAGCGACGACAAATATTTTAGTGTATGCTGATTGTGACACAGTCATGAAATTTAAAGATCTTTATGAATGTGTTCTTGCTTGTAAGACTTTTGATGCAATTGATCCTAAAAAACACCTTTTAGATCTTGAAGAAAATGAAGAACCTTTTATTTCAAAAAAGACATCTGTAAGAATAGGCATTGATTTTTGTTCAGCAGTTTTTTTGATTAAAAAATCTTGTTTTCTTCGTATAAACGGATTTGATGAAGATTTTGTGGGTTGGGGTGCTGATGATAATTTATTTTCTTATAAAATAAGAACTTTGTTAAATTTTAAAAAACTTGCTTTTGATGCATATCACCTTTTTCATACTTCTGAAGGTTATGAAAGAAAAACGTTAGATGTAAACAGAAAAATGTTAGAAGATGCTTGGGGTATGGATAAGACTCATTTGTTAGATTTTTATTCTAAACGTGATATAGGTGATATTAACAAATACAAAAACAAAAAAAATATACAGATTAATTTTAACGCAAAACAAGTTGCTGACTTAGTTGTTGAGTCGCTTAAAAACCAAAAATCTCTATTTGTTTTACGTATTGGTGACGGAGAGATGTTATATTTTGGTCAAGATAGAAATAGAATGCAAATGCATTGCGAACAACAATTAGGATATATGTTGTCTGATCTAGAACTTGAGCAAGTAAAAAACAATATAAACGAAAGTATTATGCATGCTGACGTATTAGGTTTACCCACAACATATCACAAAAGGTCGAGTGTTTATTGGAAGAACATTGAAGATTATTACATAGAGCTAAAAACTAAAAATCCACAAAACTGGAAATGTAACAAGTTTTGTACAATAGATGTACATTATGAATTATTACATGAAAATTGTTATGACAAAATTTTTAAAGAGACGAAAAAGTTGTTTCTTGTTTCGTCAAGAGATGTAAAAGAAAAAATAAGTTTAAAATACCCGAACATAGAGCAGATTGAACAACATTTGATATCTGGTGAGCAAGTATATGAAACTGTAAAAAGTACATCAAGAAATTTCATCAAGCAAATACAAGATATAGAAAGTATAATAAAATCAAAACCACGTCAAGGTGAGCTTTTCTTGTATGGCGCAGGTTTTGTTGGAAAGATTTTAGGTTGTGTTTTTTCATCTTCAGGTGGTGTTGCAGTAGACATTGGTAGTGTTTTTGACTCTTGGGTAGGTAAAGATACAAGAAGTCCAAACAAAGGACCTGAAGCATATATAAAACCTTTACTTTAATTTGGTCTTAAAAATGAATATTGTTGTCGAAATTCCTTTTTATTCAAAAACAAGTGGTGGCATCCAACACATGATGCAACTAGCTATAGCTCTTAATAAAAAACATAGAGTACATGTAAGAGCTCAAAATTTTAATTCAGATTTAGATTATAACAAAGAGATTTCAATTTCATACAGTGTGGGTCTTCCAGACTATACTTTTCCTTCAGCTGATATAGTGATTACATACTCAGACAATCCTTATACTGAGTTTTTGACAAGATTACCACAAGTCAAAAAAGTTATCATTTATATGTTGAGTTATGGTATGTGTTTTGAAAGAGAGCGAAAAAACGTCTTAAATCCTAAAGTTATTGTAACATCAAGTACTTTAAAAATTAAAAAAGCTATAGAGCAAGAAGGAATACAATGTGCCTGTATAGGTTTTGGTTTAGATTCAAAAAAGCATTTTTTTGAAGAAAGTAAAATCGAAAGGTCAAGATATGCATCTCTTCTTTATCACAATTCTCCTGATAAGCAATATAGTTTAGGTGTGAAAGTTTGCAATAGATTGCAACAACAAAATTTGATTGATGGTACTATTATTTTTGGTTCAAGAAATGATTTTGAAAAAGCAAAACATCCTTCAAGAATTATTTCGCAATATTTAGATGCCACACAAGACGAGATAAGACAAGTTTTCAATGAATGTAGCATTTTTATAATGCCTTCAATTTCAGAAGGTTTAAATTTGACACCTATAGAAGCAGCACTATGTGGTTGTCCCTCCGTTGTTTGTGATGGTGCTTTTGGTGATGTTTTTTTTGATGGTAAGACTTGTGTTGTCGCAAAAAAACAAGATGAAGAGGATGTTTTTGAAAAATCAAAGTATCTTTTGAGACATCCGAGACTTGCAACAGAGTTTAAAAAAAATATTGAGAAGACAATAAAAAAGTTTACGTGGGAAAAAACAATAAGCAATATTGAGAGATTATTTTAATGAGTACTTCAATTGTTATACCTGTTCATAATCAAAAACATTTGTTGCAAATTTGTATTGATTCAATTGTTGAAAAATCAAAGAAATCTCATTATCAAATTATTTTGATTGATGATGCTTCAGATAAAGAAACTGCAGACTTTTGTCAAGAGTTACATAACGAAGGCATTGTTCAACAACTTGTTCGTAATAATACTGCAAAAGGTTTTTCTATTAGTTGTAATCTTGGGATGCAATTAAGTAAAAACTTTGATTATGTTTGTTTGCTTAATTCTGATACTAAAATTGTAACTGAAGACTGGCTTGAAAAAATATCTAGTTTTTGGGAAAATAAAAAAGATGTCGGATGCATAGGTGTTTTGTCTAATTGTGCAACAACACAATCTGTAGGCAAAGAAGCAGTTAAAGAAGAATCTATTGAAGAGTATGGGAAGTTTATAGTATCATTGTCTGAAAAAAAGTACCCAAGTACAGGTTTTGTAAATGGTTTTTGTTTTTTTATTTCTTCGCTTGTGATAAAACAAGTAGGTTTGTTAGATGCAAGAGTTTTCCCTCATTATGGGAGTGAAGATGATTTTGTTTTACGTATACAACAGAAGAAATTCAAATTAGTAATTTGTGATGAAGTGTATGTGTATCATTATTCGAATCAATCTTATGGCGAAAAAAGAAATCATCTTGTGAGATATTCATATAGTACTTTAGTAAAAAAATGGGGTCCTAAATTAATTAGACAAAATGGCTTGCTTGCTGATAAAGCATTAAGTTATTTAAAAAGCAAAATTGCTGATGAAGTTTTAAAAACTTGTGCTGATAAAAAAATACTTTACGATCTTGGGACTCAATACTTAGGTTTAGAAAACTATGAAAAAGCTTTGACAGTATGGGAAAAACTTCTAAATAAAGATGCAAAAGATCATTATGCGCTAGCATATTTAGGCACAACAATGAATTTGTTAAATGATTTTCAACAAGCTGAAAAACTTTTTTTACAATCTATTGACATAGAAGAGTCTGAATACGCTTTGATACATCTTGGTGTTTGTTATGCAAAGCAAGAAAGATTTGAAGATGCATATTATGCATTTAAAAAAGTCGTACAGAAGACTTATGATGTGAAAGCATTAACTGATTTTGCATTTTGTTGTGGTGTTTTAAAAAAATATGATGAAGCTATTACTATTCTTGAAAAATCTTTAAAAATGGATAAAGAATATACATTGACAACAGGTTTGTTAGAAAAAATCTATAATGAAAAAGGTATAGAGTTATCAGGAACAAGTGTTGAAAAATCTATAAAAATGTTTAAAAAATCTCTTGCTATAAATCCAAAATTTGAACCCGCAAGAAAAAATCTAAATGTTATGTTAAAAAGGTAATAAACTTGTCATTAGAAGAAATCCAAAGACGTCTACTTGAAACTGCTTATCCTCAAAACTATTATTATGACATAAAGACGTTAGAGCCTCTTGGTTTGTTAAAGTTGCGAATTGAAGTGTTTTCAAAAGAAGTTCCTATATTGTTTTCTTCATTTGATTGTTTTTTAGATATTGGTAGTTCAATAGGCTACTTTTTGTTTTATCATTCGCTAAAATCAAAGTATGTCATGGGAATTGAGAAAAACATTGATGCTGTCAATTTATGCAACCAAATAAAAAACGTAAGAAATTGCAATAATCTTGAAATCAAAAACTGTAGTTTTTCTGAATTTGCAAGTAATGTAAAATACGACATGATTTTTTCAGGAAATTGTTTTCATTATTTGTATAAAGACGAAGGTTGGAGTGTATTCAAAAAGATTGATGCTTTATCTTCTAGATATGTTGTTTTAGAACTACCTCTAGAAAGCAGTTATTTAATACAACTTGGTGCTTGGGAAGACAATAGTTTCACAAAAGATTATACAGAATGTAGGTTTATAGAAGAAGCAGAAAAATATTTTACTATAGAAAAAATAACAAAATCTGGAACTTTTGGTGATAGAAAAGTTGTGGTGTTGAGAAAATGATTTATTTAAAAGCTTTTGAGACAGTTCTACCTAAGAACGTAGAAAATCATCTTGATGTAGGAACAGGTGAGACATTTAGATTTAGTAACATTATTACTTCTAAAAACTTATTATGTAGTGAAATAAACAGGTCAGATTTTAAGACGACACCAATGCCATTTTTTGCTGGTGATGCTCTTCAACTTTCTGTTTTTTTAAAAGAGAAATTTTTCAATCTTGTGACATGTTTTGATATGATCGAACATTTAGAAAAAAATGATGGTTTTACTTTAATCAAAACACTTGAAAAACTGACAAACGACAGAATAATATTTTTTACACCTTTAGGACCTGTCGGAATCCATGAGTGTAAAGAACAATATCATACACATTTATCAGGTTGGTACCCAGAAGATTTTGTCAAATTGGGTTACAAATGTTGGGTGTTTCCTAATTTTCATAAAAAAATAGGTTTTGGCGCTTTTTTTGCTATAAAATCAAAAACATCAATTACAAAAAAAAGACTTGAAGGTCTTGATGAAATTTTTGAGGGTGAGTTTTGGATATAAAAATCTCTAATATTAGTCAAAAAATAGAAGTTCTAAAAACTCCATTTTCTATTTTTTATAGAGTCTTTATTGAAGATCAGAATTTTTTTTTGAAAGAGACACGAACCGATGCTTGGAATGCAAGTAAAATTATAGGGAGTTATGAGAATTATAAAAAAATAGATAATGTTGAAGATATTGTAAAAATATATGATTTTGCTTTTTTAGATAACAAGATTTTATTGCTTATGGAAGAATTAGAAGGTTATGAAAATTTAATTAAAGTTATAGTATCAGACGAGCAGTATAAAGATGTAATTATAAAACAAGTATTAGATTTGTTTGAATTTATGTGGAATAGAGGTTTCATAAACTATGATTTCACAATAATAAACTTTATGGTAAAAGATGCAAAACTAAAAATGATTGATGTAGAGTTTATTGAAAGAATAGAACAAATGAACTTAAATAGAGTACTTTGGTTTTGTGAACGTCTTGATATAATTCAAAATTGGTACGGTAAACAAAACGATATTTTTTCTAATATAAAAAAAAGAGTTGTTTTAAAGTGGAGCGAAGTAAAACTTTTGTGAGGAAATAAATGAAAAATGAGTGTGAAATCATTATTGTCGTGCATAATGCATTGTTGCATATTAAAAAATGCATTGACAGTATTGTAAAAAATACAGATTTTCCCTATAAAATAACTATTGTTGATAATTGTTCAAATATTGAAACTAAAAACTATTTAAAAACTTTACAAGTAAAATTAATTACAAATAGTAAAAATTACGGTTTTGGTTATGCTAACAATCAAGCAATTAGAGAGTCGAACTCAAAATATATTTGTTTTTTAAATAGTGATACTATTGTTACACAAAACTGGTTGACAAGGTTGATTGATTGCTTAGAAAAAAATAATGCAGGAATTGTAGGACCTGTCTCAAACTATGTATCATCTGAAGTTCAACAAATACCTTTTGATTACTTTCAGCCTTTAGATGTAGAAAACAATTCACCTATTGAAGTTTTTTCTGAAAAAGTTTGGAGAGAAAATGGTGAAAAATCTGTTGAAACAAATAGATTAATTGGTTTCTGTATGGTTACAAAAAAAGAAGTACTAGATAGGTCTGGTATTTTTGATGAAAGATTTGAGTTTAATTTTGAAGATGACGACTTAGGTTTGCGTGCAATAGAGAAAGGATATAAACTTTATTGTGCTCTTGGTGTTCTTGTTTATCATTATGGTGGAAAATCATTCAGTGAAAGATTTAAACAACCTTCTTATAATGTAGTCTTTGAAAAAAGTAAAAAACTTTATATAGAAAAATGGTACAACACAGGACGAATAAGATTAATACAGAACAAAAAAGAAGATTTTTCTATAATATACGTACTTGCTTCTAATGGTCCTTCTGGTGGCGTGAAAGTTATATTTGAACATGCAAACAGATTAAAAGATAGAGGTTACAATGTCTCAATCTGGTGCAACAAAAATGAGTTAGATACTTGGTTTGGTTTACATGCACCCATTTTTTATTTCAAAGAAATTTCTGATATACCTGAGTGTGATATTGCAATAGGTACATATTTTACGACATTAAAAGTACTTGAAAAAATAAAAGCTAAAGTGAAAATACATTTTTCGCAGGGTTATGAAGCATTATTATATTCTGAAAATGATTGTCAAGCTTTAATCCAAACAATTAAAGATAGTTATAGAAGTGTAAATGTCAAATTTGCAGTTTCAAAATGGCTAAAGTCTATTCTTGATAAAGAATTTGGAGTCAATTGTTATTTTATTCCAAATGGAATAAACGAATATGTTTTCCCGCTAAAATCTCATAGTAGAAATAAAAACGCTAGAATTTTGATTGTAAGTAACTATAATTTAGAATTTAAGGGAGTAAAAATAGCTCTTGATGCTGTAAGACAGTATTTGAAAACTTCAAAGGGTGTAATAGTACGTTTAGCTTCAGAGAAGACAAAATTTGATGAAGGTTGTGAATTTCATGATATGTCAAAAATGACTCAAGAACAGATCGCTGAAGTATATTCTTCTTGTGATGTCACTATAAATGCACCTTTAAAAGTTGAAGGTTTTAGTTTACCACCTTTAGAATCTATGGCATGTGGAACTCCAGTTATTACTACGGATTGTGGAGGTAATGATTATGCACAAAACGGAAAAAATTCGTTAGTCATTAATTCATCTGACAGTACAGCAATTCAGCATGCTCTTAAACTTCTTTTTTCAAACAACATCCTTTACTCTCGTTTGGTCGAGGGAGGCCTGAAAACTGCTAATGAATACCTATGGCACAATAGTATTGATGCGCTAGAGGGGGTTCTGCATAAACTATATGCAAATTATTGGGATATGCAAAAAGAGCGACTTTCTGTTTGCATGATTGTGAAAAATGAAGAAAATTGTTTAGCAAATTGTTTGAGTTCTATAAAAACAATAGCATCAGAAATTATTGTTGTAGATACAGGATCTACAGATGATACTATTAAAATAGCAAAGCAGTATGGTGCAAAAATTTTCCATTTTGAATGGATTGATGATTTTTCTGCTGCAAGAAATTTTTCTTTATCACAAGCAACACAAGCATGGACTTTAGTGTTAGATGCTGATGAGATTATAAGCAGTATTGATCTTGATAAATTAAGAAGTTTGCTTAAAGGCGAGCAGAAAGCTTATGTTTTTTCGACAAGAAATTATGTGAAAACAAGAGATGCTGAAGGTGTAAATATAAACACGGGTGAATATAAAGACGAAGAAAAGAATTATGTAGGTTGGTGTCGTTCTGACAAAGTACGGTTATTCCCGACAAATAAAAAAATTATGTTTTATGGTCAAGTACATGAACTTGTCGAGCAATCAATAAATGAGCTTGAAATCGAAATAGATTTGTGCGATATACCAATACATCATTATTCAAAATTTAATTCTTCAAAAAATGAATTGTATTTGAAACTTGGAAAAGAGAAAGCTCTTACGACAAATGATGAGAAAGCACTTTATGAACTTGGTACGCAATATATGGTTCTTAATAATTATGATGAATCTATAGTTATTTGGAGAAAATTACTTGAACATGATCCTAAGAATGTTGATGCTTTATCTCATTTAGGCACAGTTTTTAACTTGTTAGAAGATTATAAGCAAGCTGAACAGAAATTTAAAGAATCTATTGAAATAAAAGAAACTGAATATGCTGTGAAACATCTTGGCATTTGTTATGCAAAACAACATAAGTATGAGGATGCATATTGTGAATTTAAAAAGATAGCTTACAAGACAACAGATTTCAAGACAATGACAGATTTTGGATACTGTTGTAGCACTTTAAAAAAATATGATGAAGCAATAGTGATTTTTGAAAAGTGTTTAAAGATGAACAAAGATGAAATGATTTCAACAGGTTTATTAGAGATAGTATATAATGAAAAAGGTATTGAACTTGCAAGTAGAAACAATTTTTTAAAAGCAGTGCGTATGTTTAAGAGTGCTCTTTCTATAAATCCGAATTTTGACGCTGCAAAAACAAATCTTTCTGTGATAAATAAACTATTAGAAACACAAAATAGAGTTTTCTAAAAAATTTATAAAATAAAGAACTAAATGATAAGCTTGAAAAAGATGGTTAAGAAAAAATTCGACTTTGGTATGCGAACAATTGCTATCAAGGGAATGAATAACATTCAATCAGAGCTTAGCAAAGAAGGGCAAGAAGCAAAAGTTACTTATACGATAGATAAAAATAAAGTGACTTTTGTTGTAGAGCCTAAGCAAGAGAAAATAGAATCTGAAGATATTCCAGCAGATCAAGCAAGAACAGTTTTAAAAGGTTTTGAAAAAATACCAATAGAATTATTAAATCAAGAAATGAGTAAACAAGAGTTCTCTACAGCAGGTATAAATAGGGCTATGGAGAGAACGCAAGAGCAAGCTGGAAAGCAAATTCAAGATGCTATAAAGAAACTAATCTAAGAATTGCTAGAATAACATGAGTTTGAGAAGTTGGTTTATGAGCTTTCAGCAGCACTTAATGAGACGTGTTTGGAAACCACCAGTTATGAAACAGGAAGATGACATTTATATGATTATAAGAGGGAAAATTCTTACTGCAGTACGTCTTAGTGATATTAGGAAAGTTGTCGAGTGTGGTAAAGAAGTTTTCTTGACAGAATTTGAAGCAAAAAGTTCTAGAGATTTAAAAAATGCAATAAGTAGAAACTGGGTTGAAGTTGTTTACAATAAAACTGTAGCAAAAAAAACAATTGCTACTCAAGAAAGTTCTCAAAATATATCTCAAAACGAAATAGTTAATATTGCAAAAACAATGGCCCAAACTATGGCTGAAGAAATGATCAGAAATAGTCCTTTAGTGAAAGAGATTGCTAAAGAACTTGCAAAAGAGATGGTCACAGAAATTAAAGACAATATTAAAATAGAACAACTAAATGTACCACATACCTCTGGTAAAGATATAAAGATTGATAGCAGTTCTGAAACTATTTTTATAGATTTTAAAGATGAAGAAGCTGGAATAACAGCAAATATGAGTAATATAGGAATTGAAAAACAAGAAAAATCTGATCTCACTAGTTCTTTAGAGAAAATTAAAAAACTAAAAAAAGATAACAAAATATGATTAATTTTGAAAAAATAATAAAAGAATCAATTAAAGCAAGTGTTTCAAGATCACAACAAGGTGATGTTTCACAGTTTTTATTAGAGCAAGATTTTTTTGAAAAAGAAATTCCTGAGGGTTTAAAAACTAGGGAAAAATTCGATAAAGGAAATCCTATAGATACTTTAGAGATTTTTAAAAGGCAAAATTAATGGAATTTGTAAAAAAAAAATGTAGAATTTGCGATAATGACATAGAGGTAAAAAAATTCTATTCTTGGTATTTTTGTGACAACTGTAAGAAAACTGTTGAATATCAAGATATTGTTAAAAATTTGTATGAGAACAAAAGTCAAAGTAAATTTATAAATTGTCACAAAAAAGAAACAAAAAAAATATTTTGTCTTGGTTGTTCAAATGAAATAAATGTTAATTTTTTTTCTTGTTCTAAATATTGTGATACTTGTAAGAAAAATAATAATGAGTATAAAAACAAAATAAAGAAGCAACGCGATGGTGAAAAAGAAGTTTTTTGTAAAGTTTGTAATGAAAAAACAAAAATAAAAAAATATAGTCATAGTAACATATGTGAAAAATGTTTTAAACAAAAAAATAAAAAGAGTGTGAAAACAAATTATTTTACTTCACCTCACAGAAGATTAAAAGCTGTTATTAATTCTTATTTTCCAGAAAACAATTTTTTGACTGAACAATGGGTTTCTATTGATAAAAAAAGGTTTTCTTTAGATGAACTTGACATAGAGAAAAAAATAGTAATACTTGTTGATGGTGATTTTTGGCATGCAAACCCTAAAAAATGTGACTCAAGTCAAAGAATAGGAAGATATACAGCAAAGCAAATTAGAGAAAGAGATGAGTTTGTCACAAAAACGTTAAATGATAATGGTTTTGTAGTTTTACGTTTTTGGCAAAGCGTCATAGATAGTAATATAGATTGGTGCATTTTGTCTATTAAATTAATGCTTCAAAATTTTAAAAAAATTCAAGATATTAGAAGAATAAATTCTTCAATCAAATCTGAGCAAATTGTTTCATCAAACTTTAATTTAAAAGAAAAAATCGAAAAAGACAACGAATTAAAACAAATTATGTACTCTTATAAAGAAAAATTTTACCCAGATTTAAGACAGGAGTTTTTTTATGGAGATTGATCTTGAAAACAAAAAAGATGAACAAGAAGTTAAAAAAGATGAACAAGAGATAAAAAGAATAAGAAGGAAAGAAGCTATAGATAGATTTCCAGCGAGTGGTCTAGATGTGGGAACTGGTAATTGTGTTGCAGCTATTTCTAGAAGTAATATTGCTTCTTTTAAGTTAGAACGTGATGCATTTTTTGAGATTGAAAAAAGTATTTCTACAATGTCAATGCTTTCAAAAATGAACGTAAGTTATATCGAGTGTGAAAATTCAAAAAATTTGTTGCAAATTGTTGGAAATGAAGCATTGCGTTTCGCTGATTTTTTTAATAAAGAGTGTAAAAGACCTTTATCACATGGTGTGATTTCTACAAGAGAAAAATCTGCACTTTCAATAATTAAATTAATTTTAAAAAGTTTATTGGGCGAACCTGTTGTCGAAAAAGAAAATTGTTATTTTTCTGTCCCTGCAAAACCTATTGACAAAGATGATTATAATGTTGTTTATCATGAAAATGTTTTAAAATCTTTTATAACATCTTTTGGTTTTAATGCTGTGCCTATGAATGAAGCTTTAGCAATAATTTTTTCTAATCTTGAAGAAGAAGATTATAGTGGTTTAGCTATATCATGGGGTGCAGGAATGACAAATGTTTGTTTGGCATTTAGTGGTATAACAGAACAAGAACATCAATTTTCTTTAGCAAGAGGTGGAGATTTTATTGATTCTTGTGCAGCTGAAGCTGTGGGTTTAAAGTCTTCAAGAATTACTGTCATCAAAGAAGCAGGAGTAGACTTGCTAAACCCAAAAAACAGAGAAGAAACAGCAATTAAAATTTATTATGAAAATTTAATAAAATATGTTTGCGAAGGTATTGATAAGAAACTAAACAATTCTACGAATATACCTAATTTCGACTCACCTATAAAAATTGTTATAAGCGGTGGAACTTCAAAAGCTATAAATTTTGATAAACTATTTGAACAAGAAATAATGTCAAGGTCATTGCCATTTAAAATTAAAGAGATAAAAAAAGCAAAAGATCAGTTAAATGCTGTTGCTGAGGGTTGTCTCTTAAATGCAATGATTAACTCAAAATAAGGAGAAGTCATGAAACAAGATATGTTAAATGAATTATCAAAAGTTGCTTCACAATCAAAAGACATTGATCCTGAAATGTCAAAAGATTTAGAAGCTATTGCTAAACACCTTGCAACAACACTTACTGATGAGGAACTTGATACTGCTATAGAAAGTGTTGACAAGAAAGCAAGTCAAGAAAAAGAAGCTAAACTTATAGAAGAGGGTGACACTGTCGTATGTGTTGACAATTTTGGACCTCTTTTTAAAGGACGTAAATATGTTGTTGCTGAAGATAACATACCAGGTTTTATTGGCATTCAAGAACAAACAGGTGAAGATGTTGGTGTTTTTGCTGTGAACAGATTTGTTCTAGACAATAACGAACAATAAATTTTAGGGTGCTTTGAAGAAAGAGAATTTAAAATGGTTTTTTTAGTAAGTAATGCTATCAAAAAAAGATTTGTTTTGATTTTTCAAGATATTCTTGCAAAGCACCCTATTTTTGAAAAAACAAAAGTTTACACAAAATTTCCACAAGAAGAACGTCCTAAGACAGCTATTATTATTCGGTCTGTCTCGGGAGGTTCACAAAAATTAAGTTTAGATAATTTTATTGGAATTAATCGTGGTTATTGTTCGTTAGCTAATCTTAAAGGAACATCAGGAAATTCAATAGAATGGGTGCGAGATGATCAAGAAAACCTTGATAAGTTATCACCCCAAGGTTTCTATATTGTTCGAGTGACAGGTCACGAGCCTGACACGAATGATTTTACTTTTGTTATAGATCCTTATCTTGCATGTACTGACGAACAACTAGAATTAACTGTTATAAGAGCGCAACAAGGTGCTGTTTTAAAAAACTTTCCTGTGAATCCAGGTTCAGAAATAATATTTTCTCACTTTGGTCAGTTTGAGTTTAAAAGAGACATTGATTATACAATCAATTACGAAACTGGGGAAATTTTATTTAATAACGCTGTCACAGGTTATGAACCTATAGTTGTTGATTATAAAGTTTGTTCAAAACAACTTGGACCTTTTACTACATCATATTACAACGTAAACAACACAGCAATTCCTGGAGTTGTTCTTGCTTTTGGTGATAGATTAAAAGTTGGAGATGAACAAGTTGTTGTTGTAGAAAAAGAAAACACAACTACATCGAAAGTTTATGGTGGTCGTTGGTTGTTAGATGTAGATATAATGGGAATAGCACAGGATTCTGATCAACAAGAAAGAGTTATAGATTATGTAGTAACTTCTTTGTGGGCTGAATATCAAGATTCTTTGGCTAATGAAGGAATTTCAATACAAAATTTTGGTTTGCCCGGAGAAAGCGAAGATTTAGAGGTTGAAATACCTGAAGAATATAGTTACACAGGAAGTATAAGTTTTTCTGTCGAAGTCGATTGGGAAATTCATGTACCTTTAATTTCTGAATTGCGTAGAGTCAATTACGGGTATGGTGATGATAGTTTTAAAAACGGATTAAATTATGTAACAGAAGAACATTATGAATCAAGTCAGTATGATGAAAGAATGATGAACAGTAATCATCAAATAGGTTTGCAAATAACTCCTTCAATAGACGCATATCAAGTATATCCTAGTGCTTGGCCTCGTGTTACACGTCAATACCCAGATCAATAAGTTTTCTACTCCTTTTATTTCTTTTTTTATTAAAATTTTTATTAAAGTTTGATTAGTAAGAAATCCTACATAAAGGGAGCACATTATGAGCGTTTCGTTTGCTGGCAATTATGAAAATAGTATGTTTAATCCTGCAAAACGCTATAGAATGCATTTTCAAAAGGGTGTACCTCTTTCATCAAATGAATTAGAAGAAGTTCAAGAAGTTTCTGATTCATATATACGTCAGTTAATAACAAGCAATTTTCCTAGTCAACTTGTGGCTACAACTGGTGGATTTTGTTTTTTAGGTGCATCTACAAATGATGGTTTTAAAGTTGTTGAAAGTTCAAGTCCAACAAATAATTTTACAATCAAAGGTGGTGATGGTACTGTTGAGGGTGCAGGAGTTCTTTTTGTTGACGGTTACATTTTGTTTTTGAAAACTGATATTGAATACAATCAACAAAATTCTTCAGGCAATCTAACAGATGATGACTATACAAAAACGCTAATTCCTGCCATTGCACCTCCTCTTGTAGGAACAAGAACTGATGAAGTATATGTTGATTTTTATTTTGCTGAAGTTTCTGCTGTAGGTGAAGGAACAGGTGTATTACCTCCTGAATATAAAGATACATCAATTATAGTTCCTGGTATTGGTTTTGCAACTGCAAATAGAGTAAGAATGGTTCAAGATATCAGAGTTGCACCTGGAGCAACTACACCTTTCAATGGAACTGATAGTAATGGTATTTATCACAGATATGTAAAACTTGCAACAATTGTAAGAACAACAAATTCTAACATTACTACGTCAATGATTACTGATCATAGAGTTTTGGTAAATTCAATATCTAGTTATTCATTAGGAAACACAATTACAGACTTAGTTCTATCTGATGGTTCAAAAATTGGTGATGATACACATAGAATAAGTTCTATCTATATGGCAAGTGACATAAATTATGCAAACGATCTTACATTTAGTGTAGGTGAACCTGGAGTTGAAAATATACGTTTCTCAACAACAGGAAGAATTGGCGTGGGTACTTCTAGTCCTCAAGATGGTGTTCATATTTATAATAAAAATTTGAGGATGCAAAATACAACACCTGAAATTGATTTTTATCAAGGAACTTCTCTTGTTGGAGATGTAAAAGGTGTTTCAACAGGAATTGATATTGATGCCACTGGTGCTAGAAACATAAGATTACAAACAAACAATGTTGAAAGATTATTTGTTAGTTCTACAGGTAACATTGGTGTAGGAACAAATAATCCATTACATCTTTTTCATGTTCAGGGAGATAGTTTTATCTCTGGTGTTCTTGAAGTAGGACAAGATCTTGAAATAGGTGGCGATCTTAACATAGGTGGTGCTTCAAATTTTACTAGCATGAATGTTGCTGGAAAATTAAGCGTAACACAAACTGTAAATGATAATGCTCTTGTTATTAATAAAACTAATGCAGGAAATGCACCTGTAATAAATGTTTTAAACTCAGGAACAGGACCTTCTTTGATAGTAAATAGTGGTTCTGTCGGAATTGGAACTACAAACCCATCTTTTCTTTTCCATGTTCAAGGTGAATGTGGAATTGAAGATACTTTGCGGATCAATCAAAGTCAAAATAAATCTTCAATTTACGTTAATCAAACGGGTAATGCTGCTGCTGTTAACATACACAATGCTGGAACAGGAAGTGCATTGTTAGTTGATTTAGGGAATGTAGGTATAGGTACAAATGCTCCAGCATATAAAACAAGTATATTTGGTGATGGTTTACAAATAGGACCTACAGGTTCTACTGTTGGTGGAACTCTTATTTTGACAAATCAAAATGCAATAAGTTCTTCTATTCGTAATTCAAGTGCTACTTTAAGACAAATAACGTTCGCAACTGATAATGATGCTTTAACTATCTTAAATACAGGGTTTGTTGGTGTTAATACAGCAACGCCTCAAAGTCGTTTTCATGTACAAGGTGATGCAAGGGTTCAAGATGGCGTAATAAGAATTATGAGTTCTGCACCTGAGCTTAAATTTGTTTTCACAGATGATACAGAAAGAGGTGCAGTTGCTGCTGATAATACTGAAGGTTTGACTTTGTCATCAACTGGTGCAAGAAATATTCGTTTTTTCACTAATGGGACAGAAAAAGTAAAACTTGAAAGTGGAGGTAACTTTGGAATTGCTACTTCTAGTCCACAATACAAATTGCATGTTCAAGGAACAGGTTATGTTAGTTCTGATTTTACTGTTGGGAATAACAGTTCAGTAACAGGGAATTTATTAGTTACAGGAAATGTGGGTATAGGTACAGCAACGCCTGCAACAAAACTTGATCTTAGAGGTAATGCAGGTATTTTTGGTACTGCAAGTTTTTATAGTGGTGCTGGAAATGGTTATATAAGTGCAAATGGTACTGGAGGAGCTGAAGGTTTAGAGATAGGAACTGGTGCTCAAAATTTAAGATTTGTTACTGATTCTGGTGAAAGAATCAGAGTAGTATCAGGAGGAAATGTAGGTATAGGAACTACAAATCCTCAATACAAACTGCATGTCGAAGGTCAAGTATATTTTAACACTATTGGTGGTTCAGGTATCAAATTTGTTGGAGACAATGGTGTAATTGATAGAATAAATTCTAGAGGAACTATGCTTGTACTTTCACCTGTTGATGAAATAGCACAAGGAACGATGCCTACTGAAATTGCTATTGATTCTAGTAATGGTGATATTAGTTTAACTACAGGTAACTCTGCTATTTATGTTAGTAGTGAAAATTCAGAAAATAAAATTAACATAAATAGTGCAACAATTAATCTTAATGGAACTATTTCAAGTGGTACAGATGAGATAAATTTTGGTGCAACTACAATAAATTTTGGTATGAGCACTGCAAATATGTTTATAGGTGCAGCATACAGTTTTTCAGCAGGTTCAGGCACAGTATCAATGGATACTAGTGGTTTAAGAACTTCTTATTTAAGTACTACACAAGGCGTAGATTTATGTACTGATGGTGGTTCAGTCGGTATAGGAACAACTTATGATTCAAGTTTTGCATCTTTATTAGTAGTACCTACTTCACAAAATGGTATACATTTTCTTACGAGTGATTCTGTCAGAATAAGTGCAGGACCAACTGTCGATGGTTCTAACAGTAATGCTTCATTAACATTGTGTGGAGGAAGATTTCCAGGTCAGGGTGCTTATATAAATTTAAACGGAAATCAAACGTTAAATACTCCTGGAGGAATGTATCTAAAAGCTACAAGTACTGGAAGTATAGTTATTGGAAGTAATACAGTTATGTCTGCAGAACAGTTTATTACAAGTTCTGGTACAGCTTATTTTAAGTTTTTAAATAGTTCTGAAAATACTTATTTTGAATCTTCTAGAGAAACTAATGACGGTGCAATACACATTTGTCATGGTGAGGGTGCTTATGCAACACCTTCTAGAAGTTATGGAGGTTTCATTTCTGTTTACGGAAATGGAAAAGCAAATGGCGATGTAGATATATCTACAGGAACAAGTGGACAACTTGCGTTATATACATATGATGATTTGCTTGTTTATATGAACAGTCATAAATTTGTTTTGAATTCTGTAGATCAAGTAGTAGTAAGTACATCACCTTCTGATTATTTCAGATATGTTTCTAATATTGGTAATACTTATTTTGAATCTATTAGGGGTTCAAATGACGGTGTAATTCATATTTGTCATGGTGAAGGTGGTTATGCAATACCAACACCATACAGCGGTGGTTTTATTTCAGTTTATGGAAATGGAAAAGCAAATGGTGATGTAGATATATCTGCAGGATCAAGTGGACAACTTTCATTACATTCTTATGACGATATGGAGATGAATGCACACGGATATCAATGGATTTTTAGGAATGGTGGAAGCGTTGTAGCAAGAATTGATGCAACAGGTCAATATTATTCTGATGCAGGAACAACAATAATAACACCTGCTGACCTTGCTGAATGGACTGCTGTAAAAGATGATATTTCGAAATATGATGTAGGTACAGTAATTCAACAATCAGAAACTGACGACATGGTTGTTGAAATTGCTGAAAATCCAGAGATAGTTTATGGTATTATAACAGATAGAGCTGCATTTTGTGGTGGTCTCACTGTTTCTAAAGATGAACACGAAACAATAAAAGAAGATTTTCAAAATTTATCAACAGAACAATTTGAGATAAAGCATAATGCAAAACGTGTAGCAATGACAGGACATGTCTTATGTAAAGTTGTTGGACAAGTAAAACGAGGAAGTAAACTTGTTCTTTCTAATATACCTGGTGTTGCAAGAATGGCAACTAAAACAGAACTTATCAATGCTTTTGCAATTGCACGTCAAAGTTATAATTCTGAAAATGTTGGTGTAATTGAAGTTCGTTTGTAATAGTCGAAAGACTAAGATTAATTAATTATTAAAAGGAGTTTTGTTATGTCACAAGAAGTGAAAGTACAAGAAGAATCTAAAGTTCCAGAAACACAAATCACAATCGATCCTGGAACAGCATTTTCTTTAAAAATGCAAGAGTTCGATAAAAAAATTGCAGAAGCTGAATTAACTGTTGCAACTTTAAAAAAAGAAAAAATGTGTTTTATTTACGATCAGAATGTACAACAAATAGTTTTGATACATAAAGAAAAAGCGATTAAAGCGCAAATTGAAGAAGAAGCAAGAAAGAAAATGAGCGAACAAACGACTTAAGTTTTGATTTTATTTGGCGCTTATTTGTTAAATTTAAGCGCCATTTGTTTTTACATCTTGCTTGTTTTTCTAATGCTTTTATTAATTTCAGATTTATGTGAAATTTGTAATTTGAAATTATACTAAACTTACCTGCTAGTTCAAAAGATTATCAACAATAATTCATAAGGAGCTTATTATGGCTGGACCTTTTCAAGGTTATGCACCGCCCTCTGTATACACATCGACAACTTTGGACTCAGCAGTAGGAGGTTTACTTGCTAACCAAAGAATCCCAGCACTTATTGGAACTGCTGAAGAGATTAAAAAAGTCGAAGGATATGAACTTGTTCGCGGGTCAAGTCCGAATCTTGACAACAAAAAAGTTAACGAGGATGTTTCAGCTCAACTTACTGGAACAAATCGTGATTTTACTGTTCTTAACTACCCTATTGTAGTTGGTGATGGACTTGGACACGTAACAAATAACACAAATGATGTTGAAGTAAAAGTCAACGGTACGAAAGTTATTGTTGCAAAAGTCGAAGGCGCAAATGGAAGAGTTTACCTTGCTTTAGCACCTAAAGATAGTGATGAAGTAACAGTAACTTATTTCTACAAAAAGACTGACACAAGAGTTGTTGATGAAGATTTAACAACTCAAGTTGATGGTAATGCCGTTACTTTTTTCACACGTCATAAACCAATTGTTGATGGTACAAATGCAGGAAAAGCTACAACAAACACTTCTTTGATTACTGTCAAAGTTAACAATGTCATTGTTGAAGTTTCGCATTTAGATGGTGTTGCAGGATCTTTCACACTTACAGAACCTCCTGAAGAAGGTGATACACTTACTGTTACATATTATTACAATACACATATGAATACAGCTGATGATCTTCCTTATACTGGTCTTACAAGGATGATTAGAGTTGGTGTGTCTCCTGAAACATCAGACTTTGTTGAAAACGTTGATTACGCAATTATTGGTAATCAGATTCAATGGGGCACTGGTTATAAATTGTCACAAATTATTCATACAACAGGTGGAGAATTTTTTGATGATAATCAGATACAAGCTACTCTTGTTGACGATACAATTTATAATGAAGATGTTTCAAGTCAGTTTGTCACATCAGGTATGACTTCTTTTACAGTAAGATTTCTCCCTATAGTTGATGGTACTGGAAGAGACATCGTTACAAACGATCCTTCACATGTTATTGTTAGAGTAAATGGAATTGAAGTTGTAGTAACTAGAGTTGAAGGTGAAACAGGAACTATTTATTTAGAACTTGCTCCTGCAGCTTTAAGTACAGTTATGGTAACTTATTTCCGTTCACGTATGGAAGACGATACTTACAGTATTGAAGTTGCAACTTCAGGTGGTGTTGGTGTAGGAACTTATACAATTTCTTCTCTTGAAGATGGTCGTCTTGGTGTAGCTGTTCCAGGAACTGAGACTGTTGCTAATCCTTCATTCACAGGAGCTGTATATTTAACAGGTCCTATGGTTTCAAAAGGTTACACAGTTGATGAAACAGTAACATTAACATTTACTTCGTCAACACATTTTGCTGTAACATCGACAGATCCTATCAATGGCTCTTCAGGTTTTGGAAGAACTGGAACAACTTATGTTGATGCACGTACAGGATTGATTCTAACTATAGCTGCTGATCCTTTGTATGCTGCAACAGATACACTTGAGATTGATGTTGTTGCAGAAGCAACATTTACAACAAGCGTAATCCCTGTTTCTAGTATCCCAGGTCTTTCTTTGAACATAAACAACACAACAGATGTAACAACAGGAGATATCACTGATCTTATAGCTTTTGATAAGTCAGGAAGAGAACCTGCAGTTGGTGATGTTTATTATGTATCGTATTATTACGAGAAAGACAATTACGACTGTGCACTTTACACAAAATTCAAAGATATTACAACTGAGTTTGGTGATTTATCAGTTTCAAACCCTTTAGTTCTTGCTTCTTACTTGATGTTCTTGAATGGAGCAACTGCTCTTATTCTTTGTCAGGTTATGAAGGCAGAAGGAAGTGACCTTGCAGCTGATCAGTCGTACTTTGATGTTTTGAAACGTCTTGAACAGGACATTGATGGTATAAATCCAGCTGTGATTTTCCCAGTTACTACATCAGCGTCAGTTATTAATGCTACAGCAACGCATTGTGCAACACAGTCTTCAAAGAGAAATAGAAGAGAAAGAATCAGTTTCTTTGGTTTTGCAGTTGGTACAGAACCTATGGAGGCTGGAAATTATGCTCTTGCTTTAAATACAGAACGTATGACTGGTGTTTATCCTGATGGTGCTGTTATTGAGATGGTTGAAGCTGATGGAAGCGTGAGTGAACATGTTGTAGATGGAACATTCTTAGCTGCAGCTCTTTGTGGTTTGAATGTTAGTCCAATTTACGATGTTGCAACACCGATGACAAGAAAGACATTACTTGGTTTCAAACAACTTGTTCGTTCTCTAGATGAAACAACAATGGACATGGTTGCTACTAGAGGTCTGACTGTTATTATGAAAGTAAGTCAAACATTTGTTATTCGTCATGCTTTAACAACAAATATGGCAAGTGCTCTTACAAGAGAAGTCATGATTATAACAATAAGAGACTTCATTCAACAAGAAACACGTAGAGCAATAGAACCTTTTATTGGAAGAAAGATGACTGCAAATCTTGCTGGTGAAATTGCTGCTACACTTGGATCTATGCTAGCTTCGGCAGTTGACTCTCAAATAATTGTTGATTATAAGGGTGTTACAGCTGTAAGAGATACAGTACAGCCTGACTTTATCAAGGTAACAGCTTTCTACATTCCGATCATGGGTTTAAACTGGGTTGATGTCGAATACCAGATTCGTGTAAGATTCTAAAACTTTAAGTTGGGCATCTGATTTGTTAGGTGCCCAATTTAATAAAGTGTTTATTTGTTAAGAAATAGTAGAAAATTTAATCCAAGGAGTATAAAAGTATGGCAAGACAAGCGTATATCTATAGAGAAGGTGTGTCGCCAAATACTCGTCTTCTTAATCCTCAAAGAGTACGTGTATTTAGTATTGACGCAGAAGATACAGCATTTCAACCTATAGGTCTTATTCAAACATGGAATCCTACAGATACAAGAGCTATTGAGCCTGTACGTGGAATTGGTTTTGGTGATCAGGTTGCAGAACTTGCTGTCGGTGTCACAGACCTTTCAGCTACAGCAACAGTCATGATGATGTATTTAAGAGACATTCAGCAACTTTTTGGCTATAAAGCTGGAAGCTCTGGATTGATACGTTCTTTGAAGCATCATCAGTGGCCATTTGATGTTTATGAGACTATCTTGATTCCTGATTATATTAAGGGTCAGGCAAAAGGTGGTGCTGTAGACGATGGTGCTGTAAAGGTTGTCAAAACTTGGTATGAAGGTTGTTGGATGTCAGATTTTGCAAAAACTTTTGATATTGGAGCAACTTCTGTTACTCAAGATATGACATGCCAGATTTCAGATGTTTATGCAAATAAAGACTCTTTGAAATCTGATGATTATTACAACAGTAATAAAGGTACTTTAAGAGGTTTTGCTACTGGTAATGTTGTTTAAGTTCTGATATAAGGGAGCGAATCAATCGCTCCCTCCTTCAAACTGCTTTCTTCTAGATGCTCATTGACTCTGTTGCAGTTCAGAGGAGAGTGTCACAGAATTATTCTTTAGTTTTCTAAATTAGGAGTTATGCTAGTGAGCACTGCTAGAAAAGTAACCAAGCAGGATTTTGAATTGCTTTCAGATCTTGTGTTTAAATCTTTCATAACACGAGAATTTGAGATAGCAAATCACCATTTTGTATTACGTTCTTTGACAACTAAAGAAAGAGAAGATATTCCAAGAAAATACAAGTATCTTTCAAACAATTATAATATTATGTTAGTTCTTGATATCTTGTGTAGTTCAATAATGTTTATTGATGGTTTAGATTTTGAAAAACAAAAACATGAAAAGATTTTGCGCAAATTTAACTCAAAACTGATTTTTAAACTTTATGAAGTGTATCAAACAATAGATGCTGAAATTTTAGAATCTTCGAAATTTATTGATTATTTTTTAGAAACAAGAGAATCAAGAAACATGTGGGCTGTTTTTAAAACTTGTAGTAGAATAGACAATCCTTTTGCTATAAGAATGTTAAATCAATATCAGTTTTATTGGATTTTAACAAACGTTTATAAAGATGCGTTTGAAGTTGAAAAGAAATCTTGGAGTAAAGTTGAGTACATGACAAATTCAATTTGTTCTTTCATAAATCCTAAAGGTTTCAAAAAGGCAAAAACAAGTACAGGAATTGTAGAGCAACTTGAACAAACTTTAGATAAAGAAAAGAAAATGGTTGCAGAAGAAATTGAATCAGGAATTATACAAGAAGTTGTAGAATCAAATGATGTATTTTCTTCAATGGAAAGACAACAAAATGAAGATGACGAACAATATGAAGCTCGTATTAATATTTTGATGGAAAAGACTTTAAATGGTGAGCTTGTAGATGAGCATGATACTTTGGTTAGAGAAAGCGAAATCAAAGCTTTAAAGAGTTATCTAAGAGAAAAAAGAAAACAAGTGTTAGTTGAGAGAGAAATTTATGTTCGCCGTGGTATTGAATTTTCTGACTCATCTATTATTGAAAATGAAGCAATGCAAATTCAACTTGAAGAAGACAAGTTAAAAGGATTCTTTCATGATAATTTTAGTTATTTAGAAATCATAAAAATGAAAGATTTTGCAGCTGTTACAAAAAAAGAAAAAGAAAAAGCCTTTGATGAAGTTATGGCTGAAGAAATAGATATTGAAGTCGAAATAGATAGTTTTCTAAAAAGTTTATCTGGTCAGAGTAATAACGACTATAAGGCTATTGAAAAAAATGAACATAATATTATTGACGAACAACACGATGATGCTACACAAAGCGAAACTGATCAAGGAAGTGAACTAACAACATTGTCAAGGAATGCAGCAGAGCAAGCTGCTAAAATGAATGTTGATATTAAAGGTGTAGATTTGATAGAGCAAAGAAGAGAAAAAATAAGAAAAGCAACAAATGCTATTAATAGAAGGAACATTAAACTAGACTCAGACTTAGATGTAATGAAGTTTGAAGATTAAACTAAAAGGAGTTTCTATGGAGCTAGAGCTACAAGCAAAAGTTTTACGTGAAAAAATTGGTGAAAAGAAAAAAAGCGAACCAGAAGATGTCACTAAGAATAGAATGAAGTCAGTGTTAAGCGAACGTGATGCTGCTTTACAATCTATTTATGATTACCAAGATAAAACAGGTATTCCTTCGACAGAAGAAGCAGAGAAGAATTTTTTTCAAGTAGAAATCAATCAAAAAGATTAAGGGAGATTAAATAATGGATGCATTTGCAGCTTTAGGTGAACTTGCGAAACTTGGCAAAAAAACAAAAACTGTTGAAGTTGGGGATTTAAAATTGCTTTTAAGCACATTAGATTCTGAACAAGAAGGTTTTGTTTTTATTGCGTGTGCTGAACTTTCTGGTAATGCGTATTTTTTAAAAATGAAATCTGAGACTTTAAAGTACGCAATAAGAGCAGTTAACGAACAAAGACTTGATGATTATGAAAGCTTTGTTGATCTTGACGTGAAGATAAGAGTTAAGAATGAGACTTTAGAGAAATTGGAAAAAATCATTAAGACTTGGGATGAAAATATTATTTCGTTCTTGTATTCTAAATGGATGGAATTGACAAAAGAAGCTGATGCTGATTTGAAAGAAAAAGGTCTATTGGTATAAGGGGTTAAGGGATGGCAGACAAGAGAAAGTATGTAAGCGAATTTGAGATTCAATCTAACGTTGATGAAGCTCTAAAACAACTTCAAAAATATTATGTTGAGTTCTCAAAGATGCCCAGAGCTGTCGATGAATTTAACAAATCATTAAAGAAGAATGCTCAATTAGAAGATAACTTTTTTAAAATGATGTCTACTATCCCGAAGACAATGAAAAAGCTGTCTGAACTCTCAAAAATAGAACTTGTTCCTAAAAAAGAATTAGAAAAACTTTCAAATACAGTTCAACTTATTGAAAGTGTTGCAAAAGGTCTTCAAGGAAAAGCTACTTTTGATTCTGGAGAAGTTAAAAAACTTGTAAGTGAATTTGAGAATGTTGTCTCTGAGTTATCAAATTTAGAGACAAGTCAAGGTAGAGTTCTTGAAAGAGCTGATGAGTATAACAAACTTGCAACTGAAACACTCAGACTTCAAAAAATGTTAAGAGGGAATTCAGATAAATTTAAAGACTCTACAGATGATATTGCAAGCTCATATACAAAAATTATTCGTAAAGTTTCTTCGCTTGGAACAGAACTTGAAAAAGCAAAAGATCAAGGAACACTATCAGTGAAGTCTCTTTCAGATTATCAAATAAAGCTAGAATCTATAAGAGATGAAGTTGCAGGATTGAATGACAATTATGACACAATGAATAAAAACATTGAAAGTTTATCTTCTGATTTTAACAAAGTCTTGTCAGAGTCAGATAATATTGCTAAATCAATGAAAAATACTATAGCTCAAACAAGTTTTCGTAATACAATAGATGAAATTGAAAGTTTGAAAGATGATTTTAAAGATCTTCTTGGCGACACAGTTTTTTCAAGTGAACAATTAAATGATAAGTTTGCTCAAATAAAAGACCAGCTTGCTGCTCATGTTGAAAAAATGAATCAAGCTGTAGCTGTAGAAGAACGTCTTACAGCTGAAACAAAAACACAAAATGATGCAATAGCTGTTTCTTCATGTTTAATAAGTGAAATTCTTGAAGAAACTGCAGTTTTAGGTACTTATAATACAGAATTAAGAAAAAAATATTTGAGTGTTGCTGACAGTATTAACATAATGCGTACTGATTTAGAAAAAATGATTCTTAGTGGAAATGCGTCAAACGAACAAATACGTGAAAAAATAGGTCTTTTAAAAGAAGAAGGTGACAAACTTCATAAAATTGTTGCACAACAAGAAGAAATTAAAAAATTAGATGAACAATCAATTTCAAAAACTGTCGAAAGAGCAAGAGAACAAAACAAAATAAATCAAGCTTATATAAAGCAAATAAAAGAACAAAAACGTGGTCTTAGTGGTGCTGTTGATGCATTCAAAGTTTTTAAGCAAAATATTCCTAATCAAGCAATGGCTACTTTTGGAGAAAATGGTGTTGTAGCTGCTAAAGCAATGACAGGCGCATTTAAAATGTTGGGCGCTGTACTTGCTCCTCTTGCAGGTGCGTTTTCTGTTGTTGGTGCTATAAAAATGGCATTTGAACTAGAAAAACAAGTAAAAGGTGCAAGAAAACAAATAATGATGATGGCTGCAAATACACATAATGCAGGTGAAGCATTTGATAGTATAAGAAAAGGTGGTCAGTTAGCTGATACAAGTATTGAAAAGATGAGACAGAAGACTGAACAATGGTCTTGGGATCTTGGTGTTTCTATGGATCAAGCAATTGGATATATGGGAGATTTTTCAAAAGCTGGTTTTACAGCTGCAAGATCACTTGCAAATTTAGAAGATATGATGGGTATTGCAGCATCTTTAGGAATGGAAGTAGGAGAACTTGCTTCTAGTGCTGGTAGTTTACGTTCTGAATTTGGTATGAGTCTATCTGATATCGGTACGAGTTTTGTTGAAATGCAAAAAAATGCAAAGACAGCAGGTATAACAACTACAATTTTCTTTGATAAAGTAATCAATGCAGCAACAGGTTTAGGTTTATATGGAAAGAGAATTGATGAAGTTAGTAATATGTTTAGTGGCCTTGTAAAGAATATGAAACTTCCAGAAGCTGCAGCAACAAGTGCAGCAGGAAAAATTGTTGGAAGTTTTAAAGATCTTTCAAATGAAGCACAAATAACTATTTTTAGACTTGGTGGTGGTGCTGAGATTTGGAAAAAATCTTATCAAAAACAAACAAAAGAAATTGATGGTCAAATTCAAAGTCTTATAAAACAAGAGCAGAATCTTGAAGCAGTAAAAGGCGATGCAGCAAAGGAAGCAGAGTTAGAAGAAGTAAGAAAACAACGAGCAATGTTAGAGTCGAGAAAAAGGACTTTAGATAATACTAATGCAATGAAGGGTGTTAATTCTGAAATGGAAAAAGGTCTCATGACTGATACAATGGGACAGTTTTTAATGCAGATGGGCTTTTTGACTAAGAAAGCTGCAGGAGTTGACATTGGTGGTTCTATTGAGCAAGTACAGAAAGCAATTGAGGGTCATGTTCTTAATATGAAAGTTGTTGGAGCAGAGTTTGGTGTAGATAGAGAAGTTGTAGAAACAATGAGATCTATGGCTTCTAATCTTGCAAATAATTCAAAAAACTTAAGAGCTGCATTTGGAAAAGACAATGAAGGCAAAGATAATGCACAAGAAATGATTAACATTTTATCAAATTCAAATAGTGTAGCAGAAAGAACTCAAGGTCTTATAGGAGTTTTAAAAAATTTACAAACTAAAAACGTCGACTTAAAGTCTGTGCAAAAAACTTTGAAAACTCAATTTCCAGAGCTTGCTACTCAATTGTCACAGGATTTTGGTGATAAAACTGTCGATGGTTTAGCTGCAATTCTTTCTGGTTTAGATGTCAATTTCAAAGCTATGACTGACGCTCAAACTAAAGCGACAAAAGAAGAAGAAAAAAGAAAAGCAAAAGTTGAAGGACTTGCAGCATTAAAACAGACAAAGTCAACTGAAGATTCTTTAAATAATGTGCTAGGTGTTTGGTTAAGAAAGATATTTACTATTCTCGAAAAACTTGTCAGTATTATTGTGTCTTCTCCTTTGTTTAGCGATAGAGCTAAAGTTTTTGACGAACTAAATACAGCGCTAACAGAAAATGCTAATACATCTGAAAGTTTAAAAAATAAAATAGAAAGTCGTCAAAGACAACTACAAATTGATGAAGGCGCAGCTACTACTGATGAAGAAAAGAAAGCAATAGCTAATGAACAAGCAAAATTGGGAGAAGCATCTAAGAAGTTAACAGCACTCATTGTAAATCAAGAAGCACAACGAAAAGAGATGGATCGTTCTGGTGGAAAAATAACACCAGAATTAAAACGTTTAGTTTCTAGTAGTAAAGATCTCGGTGAAGATGCTATTTATAATGCAGGTGCTATAGCTGAAGGAATGAACTTTTCTACTGTAGCAATGCCAGGAGCTGTTGCATACAGTAAACAAACTTCTCAACAGCAATTAGCAGCTTCAGGAAGAGGATTTGCAACAGGCGGTGTTGTACCTGGTTTGAGTTTTAAGGGCGATAAAATTTTAGGTGCTTTGAATTCTGGTGAATTAGTATTACCTAAGCAAACTTGGCAAAATTTGTCAACTGGTTCTGGTTCACCAGGAGGAACAGTTAATGACAACAGAACAATTAATATCTATGTTAATCAAAACGATAGAAGACAAGTAGAACAAATAGTACTAAACGCACTTTATTCAGATAAAATAAAATGAGAACAGCAAAACAAGTACCAGTGCCAATTTCTTGGAGCGTTAAAGGTGATGCAAAAGTACCTTCTTTAACAATGCTCATAAATCCAGCAAATCTAGATATTTCTTACACTCCTTTGATAACTGAAACAAGAACATTAGGTGGATTTGCACATGAATATTGGGGAGAGCAACTAACAACATTAGCTGCAACTGGAAAAACTGCAATGTTTATTGACAGTGAAGAAGGTTTAACAAATAAAAAATCTAGATCTACAGAATCATATCAATATTTTATGACTTTGCTTAACATTTACAAAAACAATGGTAAAGGTTATTACAAAACTTTTGAATCTACAGCTGCAAATGCAAATCCTTCAAAACTGCAAAGTCTTGGTATTGTTCAGATGTATTATGACGGGACTCAATATGATGGGTTTTTCGAATCTTTTACTTATACAGAAGATGCAAGTATGCCTTTTAATCTTGAATATTCTCTAAGTTTTAAAGCAGTAAAGATTTTAGGGCAACTTACGGTAACAAAAAATGGCTATTTATAAAAAAACTACTGTAAAACATAATGATAATGTCAAACAAATGGTTTTTGAGTTAGAAATCAAGAATCCGCCACAGCCTTTAATTTTGCTTATCAATCCTGCTTCACTTGAGATTAGATACGTTCCAAAAATTGCTGAACAACGTGTTCGTTGGGTTGGAAGCAATATTCCTTATATTTTTCATGCTCAACATGATGAACTTGATGTATTGTCAGCATCAGGAAAATCTGCTATGTTTATTTCCGACGAAAAAGGTTTGACAAGAGTTGAAAGAAGACAAACAGCTGGATATGAAAATATAGCAAGACTTTTAGCTATATACAGAAATAATGGTACAAACAGAAATACAAAACCTGATGGAAAAGTGAATCCTTGTACAATAGATTCTGTAGGTAGAGTAGTGTTAAATTATAACGGGTTTGTTTACAGAGGTCATTTTACATCTTTTACTATTTCTGAGAATGACTCAATGCAATTTAATATGGATTTTAGTTTTGAGTTTAAAGTTACAAAGACTTTTAATATTGACGAAGTAAGTAGCAATAGTGTTTTGCAAAGGATAGCAGGACAATGAGTTCCCAAAGTTCACTAAACAATATTTATAGACAACCTGAAACTGTACAACTTGCTCCAGATACTTTAGTGTTCATAAATGGATCAAATATGTTGACTGATCCAAATGGTGTGAAATTTGATATGCGCCAAGATATTACTGAGATAAATACAAGTTTGTCTGTAGATACAGTTCCGGGAACAGCAAGTTTTACGATTTCATATCCTGAACATCAAGGCGGAAGATTTAGCACATTAGCTTCTGGAATGTCTAGATATTCGAATTTAAAAATAATGTCTGAAGTTGAGTTTTTCTTTAGAGGTAGATATCAAAAAAAAGATGTAGCAACAGGAGAAGATAAATACCCTTATTACAAAGCATTTTGGGGTGTTATAACAGCTTTGACAGAAAATTATAGTGATGGTGTTCATACAATTTCTGTTTCTTGTGCTGATATTTTACGTTGGTGGCAAATTGCACAAGCAGCTATAAATCCTTCTATTTTAGCTACTGGCGAAAACTTGCGTTCTTATTTAAAGCAAATGGGAATGAAAGATACAGATATAAAAAAGTTTATTGACGGGAAAACAGTAAAACTTAATGGTAGACCTTTGTCTATTACAGGAAATATTTTTTCTGGAATGACGATTCCAGAGATTTTAAAAAATCTTTCAACTACATCTTTATTACAAATGGCTCCTGTCAATGATTATCTTGATTATGCTTATAAAACAACACCGATTAAAGATAAAGATAGAGAAAAAGCAGCGCTTGCTGATATGATGAATTATTGGGCTGATAGAATGAATAATGTGGGAGCAAATTTAAAAGTTTATGGTTTGAAAAAAAACAAACTAGAAATCGATCCTTTAGCGCTTGTTACACCTTCAGGCTCAACAGAAATATCAACAACAATATATCAAAGTACGCCAACAGCACCCTCAATAGCTAAAAGCGATACAAAAAGTCAGTTAGAGATAGCAAATGAATTAAAAGAAGCAATTCATTATGAATTTTTTATGGATGTAAACGGAGAAATCACTTTCAAACTCCCATTTTACAATATGGATGTTAGAGAAAATATAGCATCTATGATACATGATGTTGATATTATTAATTGGAATTTTATTCAAAGTGAGTCAGAAGTCATAACAAGAGTAGATGTTACAGGATCGCTTTGTAGTGTGACTAATTATAATGAGATTACTCATGGTATTGCTAGAGATCCTCGTTTATCTTTGCAATTTGGAGAACGTCTTGTTCAACGTTCTATGCCATGGTTACACACAAAAGAACAATGTAATTTTTGGGCAAAAGCAGAACTTGCAAGACAGAATGCATTAGTTCGTCAAGGTTCAGTTACGATTCTTGGAAGACCTGAACTAAGACTTGGTTACCCAGTATTCATTCCTTCTAGAGATGCTTTTTATTATATAAAAGGTATTGAGAATAGGTTTACTTTTGGTGGAACATATACAACTACATTGACTTTAAGTGCTGAGCGTACAAAAACTCAAAACAAAAATTCTATTTTTAGAAATGTTGGCGAAATCAAAGACGAACAAATAACAGTAGTTGGTGATTCTATTGCTGAACCAAATGAAGTTAATAATTTTGTAAAACAAGTTTCAATGCCATCAATTTGTACACCAAGAGCTAAAGAACATATTTCTATTGTAGAACCTTCTTTTACTGTAGATTTGAGTAGCAATAAAGAGAAATATGGTGAATGGAAGAAGTTCAACGGAATACAAATTGAGCCCAATTTGAAAGGTGAGTTTGCAATAACTGATTATGAAGGATATGAAGTTATAGGTCAAGTTGGTGATGCGCCTTATGTCACTTATGGTAGTGGATTAAAATATGATCCAAAAGGTCTTATACAAGGGAAAACAAATTCAGTTACAACTAAAGACAATTCAAGTGCACAAAAAGCTTTGTCAATGGATGTTCAGAATATGCAACTTGTTGTGGATCCTAATAATGTAATGTATACATTAGATTCTACAACAGGACAAATGATTTCTTTTAGTGGACCTGATATAGCTCAAAATATGTTAAAAGATGAAACTGGTGGTAATGCAAAATGACACAACCGTTAAAACCTCTTAGAAGTAGAGAAAGTCCTTTTAGAGGTAAACTAGTCGATCAAACGAAGTATATTCGACTTGGGCTTGTTTCTAGAGTTGATTATGAAACTGGATATTTAGACATTATTTGGTTAGAGTCAGGCCCTGGCAATTCGCAAATGATAAGGATTCCTTCTTCTTTTGCAACACCTCGTGGTTCGATTAGAGGGATGCCTGAAGAAGGAAGTATGGTTCTTTGTGGATGGTCAAGACAAACACATACTTGGGAAGACCCAGTTATTCTTGGTTTTGTTGATGGTAATCTCGAACAACTTTTACAATATCGTCTTCTTAGAAACGATAAAACACCAAAAAATTTAAAAGAATTAAAGACTATACGTGAAAAAATCGGATATAATGTTGTTCGAGGCAAAAGAAGAAAAATATATCCAGGTGAAATACAAGCTGAATCTACTCAAGGTGCTGAATTGTATCTTGATGAAGATGTTTATCTTTCAGATTCAAAACTAAATGAAATCGAAATTCGATCAGCTGACAAATCAATTCGTTTTTCATCACACCAAATTTATTCTAGTACTCAAGCTTCAAGAACTTGGAATGGAATGATCACTAGAGAACCTGGTGAACTTGATTTTTCATTTCAACCAACCACATTGCCTAATGGTCAGAAAATTCAGTTTGTCACAAATTCAAATAATCCAATTCATTTAGGTGGCAAAGCATTTACAGAACATAGAACTGAAATGTATGAACTTGCTGACGGAATAATGAAAGCTACTGAAATAAATGCAGGTTTTGATGTGAATAATGTTGCACCATATCTTTCTTACGTTATGGGTACTTTAGTAGGTAATGATAAAGAAGATACAGCAAAATATGCAAAAGTTCTTAGACCTCAAGTTTTCGGTACACCTACTGCTACAGAAATTTCTCTTGATTATTTAGAATGTATGCCAGAAGAATATACAACTTTAGCTTCAACTTTGCACTTTAGACATCAATCTACAGTTCAAGTAGATATTGACAAAGAAGGACATCTTTTTACATATTTTCCTGCATCATCAGGTAGGCATCCTTTAGGGCCTGGTAGAAGTTGGGAAGCTGGGTTTGCAGGTTCAGTAAAATTTGTCGTTGGTGCTGAGAATATAGATAATAAATCAATATTTTTAGATACAAAAGGTGGAATCCAAGCAACACTTGGTTTTGATAAATTAGGAAAGAGTTCACATATAATTGCTCAAAAGGGTGTGTTTCTTGAAGTAATGGCTCCTGCAAATGATGGCACTGCTTATAATTTGAAGACAAAGGGTAATAAAGTTGAGTATGTAGATGGCAATGGACAACTTGAAATATCAGGTAACTATACAGTAACAGTTCATGGTAAGTATAAAGTAGAATCTTTGGGCACAAGAGAAGAAAATTATGTGAATGACAAAAATAATACATTTGGTGGTTCATATAAAAAAATTGTTGTAAAAGATAAGCAAGAACAAATTGGTTATAACAATGTTCAAAAAATCACAGGAAGTTTAGAACGTGCTGCAGGAGCTTTTACACCAGCATTACCAAATGAAGTTACAGATAAATATGATTTGACTACTGGTTCTCGTGAAGAGAACTTTATGAATGGAAATAAGAAAACATCGCTATTAAAAGGTAATATTGAAGAGAAAGTCACGCTTGGTGACATTAAAAGAGAAATAATAACAAAGAAAAATATTGGGTTTCAAGACAAGATAAAAACAGGTGATCATGTAATCGATGTTACTACAGGTAATATTATTGAAAAACTTAAATCAGGAGATATTACAGAAAGTATAACTAAAGGTAGTAAAAAACTTACTATCAAGACTGGAGATTACATTGTTGATGTTACATCTGGCAATGTAACAGTAAAAACTAAAACTGGAAAAGTAAAAGTTGACTCAACATCACAAACAGTAGATATAAATGGTATGCAAACAGTAACAGTAAAAAGTGGTGTGAAACTTAAACTTGTCGGACCTCAAGTTGAAATTGGTCAAGTGCCAGCAATGGGAGGAGTAGTGACAGGGAGTCCAGGCGTACCTAGCCACTTGGACTACATTTGTGGGACTGCATTAATTGCGAGTAAGACAGTGAAAGCATCAACATGATAGATACATCTTATATTAAATGTCCTTTATGCAATGATTGTAAAGTTTTTCACAAATTTGCAATTTCAACACATTTTAAGTTTGTCCATAAGATTAGTTGGTTAAAGTATAAGCAAGATAATTTAAGTAAGTTTTGTGAAGTTTGTGGAAATAAGTTATTGTTAGAAACGCAAAGATTTTGTTCGCATAAATGTAGTGGAACTTTTGCAAGTAAACAAGTAAAATCACATAAAAATTCTCACAGTAATAATACTTTAAAAAAACAATATTTATTATTAGATCAAGAATTAAAAAACAGTATTGCATATTTTTATGAAAATAATAATGTGACAAAAAATGATTTAACAAAAAAATACAATCTACGTCGTGAATTTATAGATTTTATTTTTAAAGAGAAAAATGTTCAAGTCAAAAAAGACTCAATATCTATAGGTTTAATGAATAAAAACAAAAAAGCAAAAATAGATATGTTTGAGTCAGATATTGCAAAACAAATTGTTGAAGAATATAAAAACGATGAAACTGCTTCTTTTAGGAGTCTTGACAAGAAATATTATAAAACTTATCATATATCAAGAAAACATATAAGACAAATTTTAAGATACTATAATGTAGAATTTAAAGATGCAAAGCAAGTTAGAAAAAAAGTTTGGCAAGAAAAAATAGCTCGAGGTGAACGTCATCCTAATTTCGGAAAAAATAAAATAATAAATTGTTCAAATACACATTGGTATTTTTATAAAGGCATGCATTTTCAGGGTTCATATGAGTTTAAATTTGGCTTATGGTTAGAAAGCAAAGGAACTATGTTTTTGTGCCATGAAGGCGTGAAAATCTTTGAGTACATTGCTGAAAACGGGAGAATTACATATTATCATCCAGATTTTTATTTACCAGAAACTGATGAATATATTGAAATAAAAGGTTATTTCCCTGAAGAAGCAAAAAGAAAACTTGAAATTA